TCACTTACTTAAGTGTATAATTACTAATTTTTATTTATATAATATTTATGTGAATTCAAATAAAAGGAGGTGAAACACCATGTTTGAATCTGTATTTAATCATGTATTTAGACGTGCTATCTGTATGCCTAAATGCACTGACGAACAACTTCAATATGAAGCTGAGTGTATCTCAAACAAACTCTCACGTCAGAAAAATAGTTGCGAAGATGCTAGACCTACATATAGCCGGTCAATCGCATCAATGGCCATCTAGGCAAAAAAAGATATGGGGAGGCTTCTCCTCCCCGTATTTTTTTGGTATTTCACCTCTTACTCTACTGTATCATCATCAATAGCTTCATAGAACAAACGTCCTTGTCCTTTTGTCGGAACAGCTACTGTATACATCCAGTTATCATCGATATATCGAAACCAGATTGTCTGATGATTATGTAATAACTTATCTGTTCGATCGAAGTACATCATAGCTATATCCGCAGAGGTTCTACGAAGTCCGTATTGTCTACGAAACTCTGGAAGATCTTTGTAAATCTCATCATCCTTGTGAGAAACCATCAAGTCATCATATCTAAGGATGGTATAGACCATAACCATGAAGTTCCATTCATTTCCCGGATAGTCGTGTTTCTTTTTGTTAGCCAGATAAATAATCTGACGAAGAGCGCGAAGAATGACTTCGTCTGTCTCGGAATCTAAGTCCGTAGTAAACGCTCTAAAAAAAGAAAAGTCGTCGATGATTTTCATTGCATCGTTGTACATCTGTACATAGATGTCTTTTAACTGTCCGTTTGCGTACCATTTCAGTTTCGCAATACCAGCTTTTACGATGTCTTCTTTTGTTGTTGATAACAACTCCAATTTGTGCTGCATTTCAGGCTGCAGTGTACTTGAATCAAAAATATCCATTTTTTGACCCCCTTTTTAATCAAGATTTTTACTAAATAAATAATATATAGCTGAACGAGAAAATTGATTCTACGTTCAGCTATTGGATATATCATGGGACGAGGAAAATAGTTGATATCCATCTGATATCAGTACGAAATGGATAAAATATCATTTACTTATGTGCGTCGAATAAAACAAAACTTGCTCACCAAACAAAGGCTATACAATCAAGTTCGTCCCTTGCCTATATGTTATACGATAGATAAGAAAAAATAAGACTAGCCTCGAGATGAAGGCTAGTCTTACTTATTTAATCATTTATACTTCCCTACCTAATTGTTGGTATGAGAAATACAATTCTATCGTAAATCGAAGACATTCACAGACTTAGAAGAACGTCTGATCACTGGTAAAATACGTTCATACATCTCCACGCATTTCTGAAATCCCATATCTACGATATAATAAAAGACGGTATCTCGTTGCTTCCCGTCAGCATCTACATAAGGACGTAAACGTCCGATCGTCTGAATCATATTGAGTCGACTCGCCATAGGTTCTGTCAAGATGACAATTCGTAATCCTTTGATGTCAGCTCCCGTTCCCATCAGCTGTCTCGTACAAGAGATGCAATTTGCGTCTTCCATCTCCTCAGTCGTAGCAGGACTCTTACTATGGTTGACGATCACATCCCAAGATGGATATTCTTTTTGGATCTCTTCTTGGACGGCTTCCGTAGATGCCTGCAATCCAGAGAGGATCATACGAATACCATCCAAATTCTTGGAATGATCCAAACACTTCTTGATGGCTTTCATCATATCCTCGTGTCCTTCCAAATATTCATAAGTCATATAGTTAGGAGCGGAGTATCCAAATGCATTGGAGTGACAAACGGTTCGTTTGGCTGCATTATCCGGTTTGCTATCAATCAAAACGATACAGGAAATTGTATGTCGACTTCTGGCGATACATTCGCCAAAACGAAAGACCGTACTATATGCTTTGTGATAGATAATGTCTTGTTGCACATCAGAACGTCCAAATGTGGCAGTCAGATACCAGGTTCTTTGAATGTCTGTATAGAAGTCGATCATCAACATGTTTTTCAGATACAGATGCGTTTCGTCTAAGATCTTAACACCAATCTGTAGCTTGTCTAAAAATGGTTGTAATTGCCACCAGTTATCATCTGAGGTAAATGATGTAATCGTCTGATGCATAATGATGAAAAAGTCATATTGTAAGGGATCAATTTCATCATCCATAAACGCTCGTATCATAGAAGATCCCTCGATGGAACAAATTTGATCTCGATCTGCAGAGGTAAATTCCTCAATGGATTCGATCCACTGTTTTCGAATCTTTTCCGTATGACAGATAACGATTGGACGATATTTCTTTTTTACCGCTGCATGAATTGCACAATACGTCTTTCCATGACCAGTAGGCATATTTAATCCCAATTGCGGATGATGTTGTGGCAATTCATAGACTCCGGATTCTGTTAAGAAATCAATTCCGTTTTGCTGATTCTCATCTTTGGGATCCATGATCATTTTTACGTCACTCATCTTTGTGACTGGATGTTCGCAAGAGATGGCTCTGGCTGTACTTCGAGTGACACGTTCAAGTACCTGGATGTTATATCCTTTCGGTAACCGAAGTGTATCTGTAGATTCATCTACATAATACCCAATGGGTTCCAGACAATGAAGTGGTTTGTTTTTTCTGGACATCTCCAGTTCTACATCCGGAAGATCTCCAAGTCTGTAGTTACTAACTTCGATGTGAGTTTGATAGATGGTTATTTGGTGTTCTCTCATCGTTGTTTAATCCTTTCTAACCTTAAAAAATACAGGTGTGTTTTGTTTACACACCTGTACTTCGAAGTATTGATTATCTTGTCCAACTTCCGTAAGAGTCTCCTCCATAGAAGGAACGTCCGGAACTCGAACCAGCTCCTGTAAAGGAACCCTTAGAAGATTTCTTAGATGTCTTGTCGGAACCACCAGTGGTACGTTTTGCAACATATTCCATGGCCATTGCCAGAATCTTTACAGTATCTTCTGTTGAAAATCCTTTGCACATGTTTAACACCTGATTGGTAGTTCCATCTCCGGATCCAGAGCTTAAGGCATAATCTGCAATGGTCTTTGCTGCCTGTGAAAGAATTTTGTTTTTCTGGGATGCTAAATCCTCTAATTTTGTGGTTGCTTCAATTGTGTTCATAATGTAATCCTCCTTAAATAGTAATTTATATGAAGAGCTTAGCTCATCATGACTTTTTTGCGAAACTGAAACGTGTCGCCTAACATCTTATTGGTATCTGTAATTGGTACAGACCATGAAGTGTCTTTGTGTACCAACATGCATCCATGCAAACAAAACTCCTCAGATGTCTCCATGTCAAACTGAATCTGTTCTCGTAAACGATCTTCAATACACTTGGCAGTTGGAACATCCAGGGAGTTTGTAAATAACGTATGAATGTCTGGGTAATTTTTCTTTAAATATCCAAGAGTAACCAGATTACAGATATCCTGAATTTGATTGTCGTATAAACTTGTAACACGACTTCTGTCACTAAATACTTTCACAATCACATCGACCTGCATACGATAAAGCTGTTTGTTCTTATTTAACAACATCGTATAAACACATTCCATTTCACGTTCGTTACGGCTAAGCTGTCTGGTATTGCGTTTAATTTCCAGATCCTGTCCTGCGTTGCGTTCTGCCATTTTTACAAATCTACGATTCTTAGAAACAAATCCAATCTGGAATCCGGCAAGCTGAGATTCCCATTTTGTCACCTCGATGAATTTGGCAATCCGTTCGATTATCTGACGGTATTCATCATCTTCTAACTGTCTTTTCATAACTGATGTCTGCGGCTTTGAAATCTCCGCTTTCTTGAATATTCCCATAGTGTTTACCCTCCGTTATTCTTCGAGGTCCTGCGATTCTTCGTCGTCATCACTTCCGAAGTTAATGACCTCTGTACTGTCTCGTGCCTCATCTTCTTCTGGTGTTAAGGATGCTAAGATTTTTACATGTTCATCATCAACGGCACTATTGATGATTTCTAACAGCTCCTTGTACTGCTGATCTGAAATATGACCAACCATATCACGACTGTCGTTATAGACTAATGCATGATAACCATCATCATTCGGATCAAGATTTCCAGTAATGACAAACGCTTCTCGTTTTAAGAGCTCTCGCCATAAATGGAAGTATGGCACAGACATTTTTGTACCGTTTTTCAATGCAGAACTCATGTTGGCTGTCTGATGCTGTTTGTCAATAACTGGTAAGTTAGAAAGACTCATTCGAATCTCTCGCAATTCACATTTGACCATTTTCTTTAATCCATCGTCTGCCTGTTTGACGATTGGGAGAACCATACTAGATCCAGAGCTTAATAAGTCTTTGACTCTCTGGTTCTGCACGATGGAATCATTGCTGATCGTCGGTAAGACATACTGCAGATTTAAGCAAACCATATTGACTACGTTTGCTTTGTTCTTCATTTCATCTGTAATGGTTGTGAAACGAAGACCGTTGTTTTCAAACCAGAAGATCGGATAAAAAGAGTTTTTTCCTTCTGGTTGTTCCTCGTTGTAGATCCAAACCTGATTGGTATTGATATCTACATAGCCTTTTCCAGGGATTGGATGAATCTCTGCAACTAAAGCAGGATCGCTAAAGTCCGCGCAAGCATCTACCTGAACGGTCTTTAAGGAACCTAACTTCAGATAACAATCCCCGAGTTTGTCACCACTATGTACCTCCTGTGGTGAGCAGTCTTCACCATCCGGTGTCTCTGTTAAGACTGGTTCGATTAATTCTTTGGTTTCGTTATTCATTGCTTGTACCTCCTCATATAAATAATATATTAATCAATTCTTATCCTGATTCCAGAATCTCTCTATGGAAATCGTTTTGCAAATATCTGAAACCGTGGATGGATAGAATTTTTCTACATCATCAACGACTGTTGAATACTGGTTGTCACCAGCCGTTGCAAGGAATTCTTCTTCCGTAATGTGGTTCTGTTTTAACTTCTGAGAAAACTGTGCATAATTCCACAAATCAAACTTGATTTTTTGGTTGATTCGTCCATTACGGATAAGCGCTGGATCTAAGCGGCCAATATGGTTGGTACAAAGTACCGCAATATGTCCACAAGTAACATTGTCTAAGAAATCCAATAACGAAGATAACAATGCCTGTTTCTGGTCACGTTCGTCAGCTATCATCGTCGTTTGTCTATTATAGGTATACAAATCAACTTCATCAATTAAGATGATGCAATTTCCATACCCATTTGATATATTCAAAAGGGATGACAACTTACTATTTGTAGATCCGTAGTTGGATAAATAAGATGCATCCACTTTCAACAGTGGCACCTCTAATACAGATGCTAACGCCGTAACAAAGGATGTCTTGCCGGTACCAGGCTCTCCATACAACAACAAGTTGTAATGCCATGGTTCTCCAATATCACGATAGAACTTGCGAGTATGTTCAGAAGAAAACCGTTTCAATGTATTAAGAACGGAAATCTTTGTCGCATCATCCATAATGACTGTGGATAAATCACGTGCTGGGATGTATTCACAATTATCATCACCCGTATTCATAATACGAGTAACGGTAACATCTTTGGTGGATGGATTCTTGTCTCCACGATAGTATGCCCAGTAAGTATCGTTAAAGCGTTCCGCAAACTTTTCATGTCCACGTCCAACAAACGTCATGGTATAGGTAACGTTTCTCCAGCTACGATCGACAAACTCAGAAGATAAGCTAATAAATACATATAAACCTTTGATGTATTTCTTAAGTGGAACAAAGAATGTGGTTCCACTAATACTAAGATTGATTCTTCGTCCAAATGCACTCGCATTTTTAAATTCAGATACTGCTTCTGGATAATATGGCTGAATCATCTTAGCCACCATATATTCCATATAATCCTGATCGGTTGGACGGTTATGTCTACTAACCGTAGAAAAGATCTTAAACTTTAAAGTTGTATAGAAATGCTCCGCTATTGCGTGCATCATAAATGTCGGAAACTTTGTGATATTCAAGATATCGTCTGGAAAACTGTTATTTCGATTCACCGATGAGGAGCCTCTGGTTTCCTCATCGTCATCATCGGTTCTGGTTATATAATCTGACATGTATATTCTCCTTATATTTCTGGTATATTATTTGCTTTCTTTGGGATCGCAAATTTTGGACTATTGTCCAGTCCTGGATCTTCTTTGATTGGTTCTCCAATTTTCAATTCTTCTATCTTTCCAGTGTCTCGTAATGCACTATAAAGAATTTCGCTATCAATTAGTTGAAGTGCCAATGCTGTCATATCCAGGGTATTCAAAGTATCTAACAGATATAACATCTCTTCGTATGTTAGATATGTAAAGTAATCCATCTTATTGAATGCCATGATACATCCCTCGTAGAAGAGATCTTTTTCATTCTCGTCTTGCACGACACATGGTTCTAAGATGATGGATTTGGTGTTTGTGACCATCGCAATCTCTCGATGGAGATTTGCTAATTCTCGGTCTACCATCAGCTCTCCTGATTTGTATTTGTAGAACAGATCTTTTTCTGATTGGTAAGCCGCTAATAATTTCCGAAGTCTTAATTTCAAGATAAAGACTCCTTTTTGTCCAAAGGACAATTGATAATTGGGATCGTAACCGTCAGTCTTTTTAGATCGTTTATCTGTAATATCGATCGTAAGAAAGGGCCTTGGATTGATTCGAATATAAGAGTTGTTTCGATATGCAAACTTATGAATCACCTCATCATTACCCCAGTTCATCGCCCGGTTACGAATCTTTTGTATCTCGTCTTCCTCAAGTATCACTCCTAATTTAAGCGACAGTGAGGCATGAACGCGACATAACTCCACAGTCGCTTTGTACATGGGTATCACCTCCAACTTTATATTTCTTTACCCATGAAAATAATATATCATTCTTCTTTTACGGTAGCAGTAGCTACAAAGTTTCTCTTATCAAGTTCTTTCACGTAGTCACGCATTGCAACATAAAAGAACGCGGCATCTAATTTGTCTTCCTTTTCCAATGTGGTGAAGATCTTATTTAACGCATCATAGTACCACATTGTTTTTGAACACTCAGATGTACGGGTATGGCTCTTATATTTGATGCCTTTTGGGTATTCAGATAATAATTTAGAGGCATCTACAAACACATGTGCGATAGATTCTATCGCAGGCCCCTCCACAATCCCTTTGCAATCTTTTCCGCACGGAAGTCCAAGATAGGATCTTGCTTTACAATATTCATAGTATGTATCATCAAACATGTGAAACAGGGTCTCATCTAAATTATTGAAATATCCTTTTGAATCCAATGTACGTGTTATCCAATTCTCACTTGTCATATCATCCAGATATCCTATAGAAAATGAAGTCTGGAATGCTCCATCAATCCAACGTACATAAGGGGTACATTTAGCAATCATATCAACAGGGATAATATCTGCGTTTACAATTTCAATATGATGAAATGGATGCCATTTAAATAAGATCGCATAAATGGATGGCATGGTCTCCGAAGTATCGGATGCCGCTAAATTAAAGTATACATATTTATTAGCGGTAACGGATGGGATACCCGCGTTGATTAATTCATCGGTAACGATCTTTGCATTCTCTTTAGTGTATGCATTAATCGCTTGCACCAACTCTTTTACTGCAAGCTTAAAGGTTTCTTTTTCTGTCCTGGATGCTACCTGCGATAAGTATATCTCATAGTTGTCAATTTCCATAAATAAATTATTTTCCATATTAACTTGCCCCTTTCTTTACCTATGAAAGAATTTATATCATTCTTCTTTTGTGGTAGCAGTTGATAGTTTTCCTACATTCTCAATTTCTTTCACGTAATCACGCATTGCCATGTAAAAATATGATCCATCTAAACTATTCTTTTCGTGTAATTCGTTAAAAACGTATTCTAACGTATTATAGAACCAATCTACGGTAGAGCATTTTTTGCTGTTATTATAATCAATTCCATTTGGATATGCAGATAATAGCGCTGCCGCATTTGAAAATATATTTGCGACCTTTTGCGCACCAGTATCGACACCTTCTTTCTGATTATATCCAAGATATGCTAATGAGTCTCTATAGCTATAGAATCTATCCATAAATCCGTTAAATAAGTACTCGTTTAAGTCGTAAAAATATGCACCTTTATGGGTAATGCACGTGCTATCTTTCCATGCTCCATATGTAATATTATCATTAAATTCCACTGGAAACATATAATGAAAATCATCACTTTCCCAACGGACACAAGCGATATAGCATCCAATGGAAGAAACCAGAGTATTTCTCACGTCAGTAATATGGATGCGGCAAAATGGTTCCCATGCGAATTTAATCACATACATATGTGGATTTTTCTCACCAACGGTAGCTCCGCTAATATCAAAATACACGTAATGATTCTTCTTAATATCAGGCATCGCATTTTTCACTAAGGTATGAACCATGTTCTTTGCATTTCTGTCTGTGTATTTATTTAATCCATCCACTAAACATTTCAGTGCGATCTTAAACGATCCTTTTTTCAAAAATACGGCATCTTCATCTGTTACATCGGTATAAATCTCATAGTTGTCAATTGTTGTAAATAAATCATTTCCCATATTACAATACTCCTTTCTTTAAATAAAACATCAATTTGCGTTTATAGTAATCGTATCTTTATATTTTGACTCCCCAAGTTCTTTCACGTAGTTACACATTGCCAGATAAAAGTCTGTGGAATCAAAATTATTCTTTTTGTCTAATCCTTTAAAGACTGATTCTAACGTATTATAAAACCAATCGGTTTTTGAGCATTCTTTGCTGTCATTATAGTTAATCCCTTCCGGATAGTTGGATAATAGTTCTGACGCCTTTTCAAATGCTGTTACAATTGTGGTCGGTCCACTAATAGCATCTTCTTTATGCTCGAAACCAAGATACAGTAAGGATTCTTTATAAATATAATAGCTATCTGCAAATACATGGAATAGGTGTTCGTTTAAGTCATAAAAACATCCACCTGCTTTATTAATACATTCACAATTTAACCATGGATTGCATGTGATGTTGTCACTAAATTCCACTGGATACGTCGCATGGAAATCGTTATTTTCCCAACGTACACATCCAGTATATAATCCAATGGAACTTATCGGAACGGTTTTTACCACCTTAATGTCAATACTGTGAAATGGATCCCATGTAAATTTGAGTACATAGATGTACGTTTCTTTTTCACCAACGGTAGATCCACCAATATCAAAGTATGTATAGTGATTCCTTTCGATATCTTCTCGTATGTTATCTACTAAGATCTTTACTACTTTTGCGGAGTTGTTTTCCGTGTATGTGTTTAATGCATTCACCAAACGTTCCACTGCCATTCGAAATGATTTCTTTTTTCCTAATAATTCGGAATTTGCTGGTAGACATGTATAAACGTCATAATTTTTAAATACTCCAAGCATAGTTGTACTCATAGTCTTGCTCCTTTCTTTAAATAAGACAAACAGAAGCGCTTAGGCTTCTGCTTGTCTCTTTTTAGCAGCTTCTTTTGCTGCTTTACGTGCTTTCTTACGTGCTTCTTCGGTCTCTCCGTTGTCGTCATCGTTATAGTAATCAAAGGACTCCATAACTAATCCAAGATGTCCTTCCTTAGAAGTACCGTAACAATGAACATCTTCATTCATCTGCTGAAGATCATATAAAGCACTGTAATAGTCTTCTTCTTTCTCAAACTCCATCATGATGTAAATCTTGCCTTTATCATGGAAGTACTGATTCAAGTCATGTTGTAAATTCCAGAAGAAATTGCCTGTTTCCATCGAGTCATCAAAGTACAAGCCCTTGATCTTACCCCACGGAGAAAGTAATCCATTTCTTCCAGGATCTGAATTTCCCACAGTATAAATTACAGTCCGCAGAAAATCTAAAATTAGATTTTGCGTATTTTATACTTGCCCTTAGTCGTACCTAAGGGGTAGACTATCTCACCATCTCATATATCCTGTGACCAAATATATGAGAGCTCTTCGTTTCGGACTTTCGTCCTACCTTTCGTCCACATTCGGACCTACTCGCTTCGTGCAATCATTTCAGATTACCTTATTTTCAAACCACCTGAGATAAATCTCATTTATGTATTTCTACAAGTATGGTTGTCTAGCTTTCCATAGTCGTTGAACACACATTACATCATCGTGTAATGCTTCGTAACGGATTGTCGCTATAGATAGATCAGTCTATAGGGTGTTCCCGTTTTAGAAGAGTTTTTCCAACGGATCGCTCCGTTTCGGTGCCGAAATTAACACACTAAGATATCGATGTTTCCAATAAATGATGGATGGATAGAACGATAACGTACTCCTACGTTATTGCCGTTCTTGTTTCCTAATGACTGTGCGTGTATTCACGTATAGCGTTGATGTAATCTCACTTATACGCAGTTCTCTTATGAACTTCCCGGTGTCTCCACGAACATCTATTGATGCCGGATACTAGACTATATCATCATCTGTATTTCTACTTCTACAGAGCCTCCCATTTCGGTGCCCACTTGGGTCCTAAGATACTCGCTTCGTGTAGGTATTTCAACCTACCTTATTTTCAACCAGTTTAACTGGTATATAGCTTTTTCTAGTCGTTGAGCTCATATCTCATCATTGTGAGATACTTTGCTGCGTCGATTGACACTATCATGGATGTTGTTACCATACCTTGGGAGTTACCCCTTGCCGCCAGATTCATCACTGCTCTGGTTTGGTAATCCATGCGTAACATGTCGTTCCCGCAATTAGAGAGGTTTTTCCAACAGGTCACCCTGTTTTGGGACAACTCGCATGTCCCTTAGTCGTATACTTGAATTTCTTAAAGAAATTCAAATCATTTACGGAATCATCGAAACTTAATAAACCTGACTGAAACAGCTTCGTGATCAAGAGATCACCTGGCCATTTAAACATCTCTTTGAAGTTTTCGATGGTTGCTTTATCTCCAAGGGACATCACACGGGATACTCTCTTGGAGAACTCTGCGGTTAATAAGGAACTGCAGGTTTCTGCACAACGCAGTCTCTTATTATCCAAAGATAAATTATCTTTTAATCGTAACGTATTATACTCCTGACAGATCCAACGTAAGAGTGTATAGATATCTTTCTTATGATACTGATACAGATACAAGATTCTTGTGGTGGTATCGTCAAGCAAACGATTAAAGAATTTTAATGTGTCTTTTCCCTTATCATAGTTTGGTGGATTGGAAATACGTTTCACCCACTGTTTTCCATCCTCTAACTGAGAGACAGTAGTACGGTTGGTTGCAACGGTCATAATACCACCAACAACAGACTGAATATAAGGGTACTTTTCAAATACAAACTTTAAGACTTTTAAATAGCATTTACCAGAAATCTTAAAGTATAAATAATCCGGATCTGGTTCTTCCGGATAAGATTCAATGCATTCAATGCAATCTTGTACCTGGAGTTCACCAAGTGTTACGTCGATTCCTTTGGACATGTAGAAAAGCATGACTGGAATCTCTTTACGGAACACAAAAATGTAGTATACAGGTACATGATAAGACTTGCCGACAACATCTGCGATCACACGTTCGGTACGATCGGCTCTTGCATCTGGATCGGCATCGGTTAATGGTTCTAATGCCTCCTGAATTTCTACAGGAGTTGTAATATCGGTTACTGGTTCAATGTTTACCGGTGTACGTTTAACTGATATTGGCATCCTATTTAGACTATATCATGAAGGAAGACAAATGTCTTCACGACCCTCCCGTTTCGGCGTAAAGCCTACATTTCGCCTGCTAGAGGCCTACTTCCAGAGGAGTACCTCTGGTTTCCCTAGTCGTTGAACTTTACAAAATCTATCTATATCACCATTATGAAACTAATTTCGTATAACCACTAAAGTCATACTCTGAAGCGATGTTCTGGCGACATTTACCAGAACGAATTTGTTTTACCATGTCATATGGAACATCTGTCTTTTCTGCGATTTGACGCATGGTAAGTTTATTACGCTCAAGCTCTTGGCATACCATATGGATTTGCTCATCGGTGTATTTTCGATATGGATTCTTCTTTCCAAATCGATGAAAGAATTCGCCAAAGCTATATTTTACAGAAACACCTTTATGTGCTCGATGGTAAACGATATTTTTAATCGTTGACTCTGGAGCACCTGTACATTTTGCAATCTCTGGAATGGAGAGTTTTCCTTCCTGTAAGAACGTACAAATTTGAATAACTTCTTCATTACTGATCTTACAATGTGGGTTATCTTCTCCTGTCAAGATCGTACAAAGTCCAGCGTCATAAGCATGTTTTGTATTTTCAGATGCTGTTAACCATTCCAGGTTCCACTCTTCGTTATGTAGTTTATTTCCATCTTTATGGTTCACTTGTGGAAGATTCGTTGGATTGTCTATGAATGCCTCTGCGACCATTCGATGGATTCGTAAAGCGTAAACTACACCTTTATGTGAGATCGTGGAATATAAGTATCCAGATCCATTGAGTCCTTGTGATAGAATTTTGATTTCCTGTTTACCTGCGTAATTGATTGCTATGATGTATCCATATGAACTGATAAGATATTGGGTTGGTTCATCGTCGATGAATAACTGCTTAATTTTTTCTGGATTCGTTGCGACGCCGAGTCGACGTACAAAATCTCTTTTGTTCATATTGGATCATTCCTTTCGTATGTATATAGTTTATGGTTACTATAGATAGATTTTGTCTTAGCTGCGGATTATCCAGCATATACCTTACTTACCATATCTCCGGAATTACCCTTTGCCCCAAATATATCGCTACACTTGGTTGGTAGTATATGCCTTATAGACGTCCCCGTCAATTAAAGAGGTTTAACGTCCCCAATGCCAAGGTTCAGGGACTTTAAGACCACTGACTGTGAGCTGGTATACGTGGACTTTTCTACCATCTGATAAATCAGGTAGTATTTCTTGCCCTTAATGTATAAGTATCCATCCTCATCCTGCAGTGGGATTAACATCGCTTTTGTGATTGGATAGACGTGTTCGAACATCTCTCCAGTGTCAGGATTTTTTTCACGAACCGTGACATGAATTTTAGTGGTCAGCTTTCCGTACCGGTCATCGTTTACATATTTATAGTCGAAACGTTCGTTCTTACGTTTCTTTTTCTCACGCTTGAAGATGTGCTTGTTGATTTCGATATCGGATTCTTCTTCGGTGTATTCGAAACTCATAATCTTAATATTTGGAATAACCTCCAAGGATCTCCAAGATTCTTTGACGAACTCCACTAACGGTAAGTCTGCAGACTTCGTCATCAATGCCGTATTTAAGTGCTTTTCAAATACGCAGTCCTTCGTATAATTAGGGATATACTGTTTCATTTCACTCGCTCCTTATTTTTCATGCTGACCAAAGATAAATATACCATTCTCATTCAATCGTTTCAATGAGATTGGCGGATGAATACTGTGCTTTTTCTCAGGTTCTCTTACCTGAAATGGTGATCGTCCATAATTTGGGATACACGTATTCGTACAAATTAAAGATTCGTGTACTCGGATGTTTTGATCTACCAAATTTGCATAGATTGCGTAGACATCCATTGGTACCAAGAATCGATCCTTTGCAGAATACTTCGGATAGATCGTTCCGATCCGTTTAATTAAATCGTCCAATATGTTTACACGATCCATATGTCTTTTCTCATATTTGTACTCCGACTGATAAAGGGAGATCACTGGCATTAAGTTCGTTACAAGTGCGCGTAATGCTCTTGCTGTTTCTACCAATGAACTCATTCGATCCAGATCTTCATCAACGTCTTGGTGTACCTCCGTTGATCCATCCTCGTTTTCAACTAAATAATTTTGAATCGGTTCCCAATAGATAGCACGGTAATCCTTATACTCATCCGTAAATTGTTTTCCAATTACGATCGGATAATCCAACGTATTATAAACGGAATACATACGTTTACTGCTATAAGAATCCGTGCCTTCTAAGGAAAGACAAAATTGTCTGCATGGTTTTTCGACCATTATAACACACCTCCTTTATTTTAAAAGTATCTACAGAAATGAAACTTCAGTAGACCAAAAAAATAATATATCGGCAAAAAAGAAAACCCAGACCAATGAAGGTCTGGGTTCTTTTCTTAGTTCTTTCTATGGTGCATCGCCAGATAATCCATAAACAAGATAGCTGCTGGATCAGTCGAGTTTCTGTTTACCGTTCTTGAAACGCCTCCATTGTTGATTACGGCAATGACGTTGTTGGATGGGAAAAGCTCTGTAATATGAAACAGAGCAGACTGAAACAGCGACCAATATCTACAGTTATCCAAAATGGTATCTGCGATGGTTTCACAAGCATCAAGATGTACCTCCATATGATCATTTCGAAATGCATTTCGATTGTCCGAATGAATGTGCTTCTTTGACTCTTCTTGCGTGATGTAACGCATTAAGAATCTGGTACGTGGAGCACCTGGCTCAGGTGGAAATACGAACTGTTTCAGATACATCGGATCCATTTGCTTACAGGATCCAGATACCAAGAACTGTACGATCAGATTTGGATTGGTTATAACCGCTTCATTGTTCGAAAAGATCTGCCCATATGGACGAATGTTTGCAAGTCGAGCAATGTCAAAGATTCTGCAGATCGGACGCATGTCGTGTTCATATCGCTCAGTGTCGGATACGAGTTCGATTCGACGAACGACAAATTTCATCAATAACGCTGGATCCACGACATAGCTTAAATATCTGAACGGGTTTTTATTATTTCTGAAATAGAGGCGGAAAGATTCAAATAAAAGTGGAATCAATACTTCTTTTTCTGGATCTGACTTGTAAGCACCTACGGATTCCTTAAAGATATCTGTATAGGTATAGCATGCCGTATGGGCATACAGTTTCATGAATGTCATAAATGCCGGTAAAGAAAGTCGATCAATAAGATAACCGTTATCTCCATCGGTTTTAAATGAAGATAAGAGCAATCCTTCCATCGCATCTAAGCAAGTAAGGACTTCCGTGCTACAATCCATAACGGATGAGACCGTGTGGATGTTCTGGCGATTGGATTCCGCTTTCAGATCCTCTGCACGCATCTTCTCTACTAAAGTACTGAAAATAGTTGGGTCATAACCACTAATATCAGAATTGATCGTTACACCAAAATGGGCAAGGAGGCTTCCCTGCATTCCATGCAGAGTCAGTAACATATTTGACGGATTATCTTCAAGCAGTTCATGACGTTCTGCAGAAACCGCGATAAATTCATTGAGTCGTTCGATCACATCACGACCAAGGTTGCTTATTACAGATCCAGATAAGCAACCTTCCAGACGGTATACATTTCGTTCACAGTCTACGAATTTCTCAATCTGCAATAACTGACGATAGTTTTTACCAGCTACTAATTCTACCATGTTGATGCCTGCATCCGATAACTCATTTAAGAAGTCACGGATATAGCGATAATATCTGGATGGATCATTGATCACTTGTTCCGGAATCTCGATATTGAACATGGTATGGATAAAGTTTGGATCTGGATTGATCAGAAGCACCGTTTTCATAAAGAATTTCTGCAAGGCATCACGATTATGTGTGGTTACTAATCGTAACATTTTCGGATTGCTACTTTCAGAGATATATGCCCAGTATACCTCCTGGGTGTCTCTATATGGGATCATCATCAACACTTTTACGAGTTGCGTCATATATTCACTTACAAAGTATCCGTGACGCGCAATATTTGCATAGAAGTTGATCACCAGTTTAGAACACCAATCATTTTTAGCATCGATCATATCGTATAAGGATCCCAGATAAATTGGAACTTTTTTACCCTTAAGGGTAACATCACAAATCTTCATGGAATCTCGGAAATCTTTTGATAATTCATCTCCATCGTCAATGCCATATGTAGCTGCATTCCAGATAACATCTCCATATAAACGAGCAACGATTCCCAAATCAAGATCAGATAAGCTGTCACCGATATGGATCGCTGATTCGTAAGATTCATCTTCCATTTTGCAATTATCATAATATTTCGTGTTTTCGTAAAGTGACAGCTGGATGCTTAAATACATCAGAACGTCATTTAACGAAATGATTCCAAATGCTGGAGTGTCTGAATCATCCGTAGTAAATAATTGGAGTGTACTTTGATTAGTCTCGAGGTATGCATCATCGGCAATTGGTTCTCCATTCTCAAGCTGTTCTTTGTGTGCCTTTACGTAATCATATACGAAGTTTTTGATAGTTGCTTTAAGATTCTGCCATCTTGTGTTTTTTACTCTTCTAAATTCCATAGTATTTTCCTCCTAAAAAAGAGGGAATCTATAATAGATTCCCTCGGTATGTGTATTATTCGATATTCTCAACTGGTTCTACAACACGACCCATTTTGAAGATCTCTGACATTTTTGGATGTTTAATGAAGTCTTTTCTGGACTCACTGATGCTCTGTAAATAGAGTTTCACAGCACTTGCAAAACCATCATGATGCACTCCGGATGCCTGTGGATGCCCACCGCCACCGTAGTATTTTGCAAGTTTATCAACACGAGCCACTTCGATCTTCTCATCAGTACGGAAACTAATGGTAGAATCCATCAGATCCAATGCCATAACACCAACAGTATAGTCTTCTTTGAGTTTCTTATATTCATCAAGCTGCATCATGTAGTGGCACACAAGTGAGAAGTTTCCGACTGTCGGAAACGGAATTACTACCCAAAGGTCTGGCGCATTATGTCCACGAATGCCAAGATTCATACTGCTTACGTGAGCACTGATTGCCCATAATTTACGAGCCATACTCTTCAGAAGTTCATCGTGTTCTTTTAAAGCTTCCATATACTTTGAAGGCATGAAAGAGTCGTGCTCTGGGTGAATACCTCCTACGCGATTCCAGAGATGGTCAATTAAGTCATTGATATCCGCATATACCGGACGTTCAAATCCCATGTTTCCAATCATTGTTGGTGTAATAGATGTAGGATTAAATTGTGGATGATCTCTCCACTCAAAGATGTCCCACTGAGAGATTGCCGCACATAATTCATAATAATTTTCACGATATTTTGTTCTATCCATAACCGTCATAGATGTTGCATTTGTAACCAATGGGTCTAAGATTGCAGCCGTAATAAAGGTTGCTGCAATTTTCAGTTCATCGGTACCTTCGTTGATAGCTTTAGTTAATCCATCAGGAATTCCGACACCTTTTATTGTTTTAAGCTCTCCAAGAGTTGGGAAGGTGTATACACCAACTGGGAGTTCTTTCTGCTTATCGACATAATCCCTGTAAAATGGATTCGTATTGTGATGGTCGATGTACATCGCAAAGTGTTCTTCTGGTGTACCAAACCAATCAGTATGATGGTTTCCTGCATTAAATCCATGAACGTGCTGCGGTGAGAATACGTCTGTCCATGTAAATCCATAGTCATCTCTCAGCTCTTCATACGTATAATCATGGATCGGAATATCAGTGATTAATAAGGTCCACGGACGTACATCTGGAATATCATGTCCAAACATATCTGCGAACGCATCCAGTGCTCGAAGAATGTAAGCCTCCACGAAATTCTCCGGGCATGGAATCACGAATGTGTATCTGTAGGTATCAAAGAACCAATATGCGTGCGCATCTGCAACCTGCATTGGTAGTGCAGATCCATAACCATCTGCATCAGTATGGGTACACTGTAAACCAAATATGAAATCTGGACACCACTCGGCAAATTCAACAGCATCACATGGGTCATTTGGGCCACACTCCAGATACTCTTTGTATAAGTCGTCGAATGATGGTTCGGATGCTTTAAAATCAAAGTCTTCATGTGAAAGAACGAGGTTGCCAAGATTACGAATCTGCTCCATCATGCTGGTAACGATATTGTATGATACCCCTACCATGGCCATGTTGTTTATCGATGCATGTACCACTTTTGAGTCACTTGTCTTTTCAAGTTCCTCAAGAAATCCTGGACGATCATGTGTTCTAATTTCTTTTAACTCAGATAATACCATATCCAGATTTCTGTAAGCCTTTAATAAATTAATTGAATGCTGCATGTTTGTTTTCCTCCTTGATTGTAAGTATTTATTGAAAAGGGATCAGAACGTGAATCTGTATCCCTTTTTCACAGTTTTGGAACGACCTTCCTGAATGATGTGAAGGTCTACTAATTCAGCCAAGATGCATTTGACATCGGACTTTTTCATTCCGAGTGTTCTAGCAATTGCATCGGCTTCGACTTTTCTAAAGTTGTCCGGGTCATTCTCTGCATAGGTTTTCGACTCCGGCCATCCTTCGAGTTCTGTAAGTAACATCAATACGACTCGAAGCTGCTTCTTATCTAATTCGTCGTTGTTTACGACACGTTCCAAGAATGCTTCTCTTGGAACGCTAAAACATGTAATCTGTTGATTCACGCTATTTCTAGCCATTTTGATATATCCTCCTATTTGATTATATCTCTAATCTTAGTTTCAAAATCCTTAAATAATGTATTCAAATATGTGTGGGGATTTTGATATAATCCATGTGGATTAACCATACGTTTCTTAAATAATAATCGCTTATCTTTTAAGTATTCATCCATACTAATATTGCGATATTTCGTGCAATATATTAATTCACGATGCCAAGTGACTTCTCCTGGTTGATTGAAGATATACTGGTCGATATCTTCATATTGTCTAACCGTTGTTGTAATCGCTTGATATAAATCATTCAGGGCAACTAATTGACAACGGATCGCAGACTCGTCATCCAGATCTGGATGACCCATGAGAAATTCGAATGATCGGATCGTTCCGGCTAAGTAATCCATAAGAAGAATCGTTTCCATCATATTATGATGGTAGAAAAGATTCTTGTATCGGAATAACGTGGATACTTCAGATTCCACTCCTATCAATGATGGATAAGTTTCATTTAAAAAGTCTCGTATAATCATAGCATTAAATGGAACTGTTTCCATCATATTAAAGGCTCGAAGAACTTTCTGGAACTGAGTAAATACTACATTAAACAGTGTTAAGATGGGATCTTCCCACCGGTTAAATGGATCAGTTTGATTATTACACGGGATGTCATAATATGACCGTCCCATTAATTCTAGGATATCAATTAATTGAAATCGAATATATGGGATAATCTGTGGTAACCATGTATAGATTCCAACAACGTTTTGCTCTTTGTAAGTCGTTGGTTCATAGTATACCTTGAGATAATCATCTAAGCTGACTGCCATGTGATAGCGATTAATTGTGGTAAATGCAACTCCCAAATAATGCTGTTCACCAGCTCTATAAAAAGCGAGCACTGCGTTTTGTATCTTGATAAACCTTCGATAGATAGATTCAATCAAGTTGTATTTGGTGACACATTTCTTGAACATCTTTTTCGCTCGACGGCTTCCCCAGGTAATTGGAGAATTTAGCTCACCGATATCATATAAGGACATTTTAAGAACCTCTTCCATAAAGCTGCTTTCATAGCACGTTGGTGTTAAAATATTTAACTTTCCACCACGGTCTATGACATCTTGAATGTATCGTTCTCGGTCACAGACGAAGTCAAACTTCTTATTCCAAGTATCTGGAGAATAGATCCATTTCTGTGTAGATTTTTTGTACAGTGTTTCAAGTTCTTCCATTGTGAAATACTGCGAAAGATACTTTGGTGTGTTAATTGGCTTTTCTACTGGTTTTGGCTTTGGTTTCTCTGGATGCACATTCCGATGTGGATTTGGCGTATCCGGAATCTCCCAACTAACTTTGCAGCTAGATCCATCCCCATCATTGAAGATACGTGCATAAAACGTTAAATTACGAGTATCTTCACAAATTCCATATTCGTATTGACATACCATGGATGGATCTGGTTTGAATCCGTTGATATACATATCCTGCTTATAGGATGCGTTGCTTTCATTTACATGACGACTGGCAATGTCACGTAGGTTACTCAACATATGCCGTGTAAGGCTTGGATTCATAAACGGTTGCGAACTCATACACTGCTTGCAAAAAGATTCGAATTCGTTTTGTACTTGAGCTGCAACTGTTTTTACCTGCAATTATGGTACCCCTTGTAATTTGATATCTGGAATATCTAATGATGCCACCAATTTTGAAAACATTTCATTTGCCATATCTGTTATCCTCCAATTCTTATAAGATCTACCAATACTCATCGTATTCCGTAACTAATGGAAATTCAATGTCATCAGCGCCATGATCCGTCGGGTGGATCTTAACGTCAAATCGTATTTTATTTCCAAATCTAGTTGAGTGATCATATTCTATTGAAACCGACTCGTATTCGGGTCGTAATATTACCATCACATTAAGATCTCTTTTGAGTTTTTCTAGGAGATCTTTTTGTTTTCTAATCGTCCACCGGGTAAACGTTTGACGGTATGCTTCCATAAAGCTATGTACATAGTCTGTGATGTCATGGATATCATCACGTACACTTCGTTCTTTTTGGTCCTGTCTTGGATACCTGGATATATCTAAAATCTCCAAGTCAGGCTCATAGAAAAAGTTCTCAAAGTCATCACACCTGATAGTTTCTCCCCAAGATTTATCTTTTCCAGCGTAATGAATTTCAATGTCAATGACGAGTTTCTTTGTATTACGATAAGTAATTTCGCACTTATCTCGACTTGACCATCGAAGCGTATACAGAAAGTTTGGGATTCGATTCTTGAATAGATATCTTTGTGTTTCTTTATCCCATTTTTCACGCGCTTTTATTGTGGTAAGAGTACCTATGATATAATTATATAGAGTCTCCTCCTTGTCTAAATCGTAAAATTCACTCATGGTTTAAACCTCCTTTGCGTCTTATTCACATAGATAATATATGAATGAAAGGTGAGAAGAATACCCTAAAGATATTCTTCTCACATAATTAACGTTCTACTTTCGGAACGCCTAAGACTTCTAATCGGCATAAGGGAACAGTTGCGATTTCGCCATCTTCAAAGATGACAACTCCATAATCAGATAGTAATTTTCGTTCCACTTTCTGTAAGTACCCATACCGATATCTGGAAGATTTACATTTTTCGCAATCTAAGTCTTCTTCATGTCCCAAATTATAATCCATGCACTGATAGCAATGCATCATATCTGGAAGCATCTTGACTGGCGTATCGTAAATCGGTTTTCCTTCTAATTTCGGTTTCTTACTCATACGTCAGATCCTCCGGTAATTTCTTTATATATCTCTCGTCTTCTCATTTCTTTAAAAGTCGCTTCGTCGACATAGATCCATTTATGATCATAGTCGTTGTACCGATAAAATTTATTGCAATTTTCACAATATCCATATTTGACACCATCTATGTACTGATAATTTTTAAACTTATGGTGTCCTGATTTGCATCGAATTTTCTCAATCAAGATGATGATCCATCCAATGATTGCAAATACGGCCATGATTCCAATCATGATAAGAATAATTGTCAACCCTACTGGAATCATTGCAATAAATACAGCAACAAACGTAATGATCAGTGCAATTGCGAATAAAACTGATAGACAACCCATTTTCGTGTCCCTCCTCTTAAGTGTTTAATACATATGTGACGCTATCGATGCCTCTGGTAACGGCAGTATAATGGATTCGTTTTCTCATATCTGCAGACCAGACACCTCGATCGTCTTCTAAGAATACTACGTTTGGATACTGGGAACCTTGTGAAGAATGCGTGGTAATTGCATAGGCAAACTCAATCTTGTCAAGGTAACGCTCACCAGCTTTCTGCCTGTCCGTCATCGTTTCATCTAAGTTGAAAAGATGGTTATACGAAACCGGAACACTTCCAAACGACTTATCTAAAAAGTCCGGCATAAAATCAACTTTAATCGTTTTACCATTGAAGGATGACATGTTGACATCCGTTAACGTACCAGTCAAACCATTGGTAAAAAAGACACCCTTACCTAACGATAGATCCCAGTTGTTTTTACGGCAAATAACTTTTTCTCCGATGTATGGACGAAGTAGGTTGTTGTATTTTAACAGATACTTTCGATAGTAGTTATTCACGGAAGTACGGATGTTGTTTCGTTCCGTCAATACGATGTCTGCATTCTTAAACATGAAATCATTTAAGTCTGCTCGGTGAATGACTGCGGATTTTCCATACACACCTGGTTTTAAATAATTGCCTTGTAAGATCTGTTGCGATAACCAAACGATTGGGTTTCCTTCGGATTGACGCATGATCTTTCTTAGAATGGAATCTGGTTTCTGTAAAAAATAAGGATTTCCAAAGACTGGTGGTAACTGATTCAAATCACCTAACGCAATGACTGGCAAGTCATAACTTAGAATATCTTTGGCAATATCTACAGGGACCATACCACATTCATCGACGACAATGAGCTTAATTCGTTTCTTCATGTGATCTTTCAAAACGAACTGACCTTTGCATTTGACACGTCCGTCGGATAAAAAGATTCTGTGGCCGTTCTCATCCTTGACGGGAACGACTTCATAATCGTAAATTGAAGAATGAATGGTCTTTGCTGGCAACCCATGGCGGGCCAACTGTGTAGCCGCTTTTCCCATGTATGCCATAAATAAAACTTCGTCTAGGGATAGTCCCAGTTGCTCTATCAGATATAATACCATTGTGGTCTTTCCAGTACCAGCGGCACCAGAAATCTCATAGGTTTGTTTGGTTCCTGAATGATACCAATGCTCCATATCCATGGCGGTAAAGAGTTGGTCTTCATTTAATTCAATACCCATAGTTGTTGTCACACCTTTCTGTCTGTGTTAATCCACTGTCAAATCCAAAGAAACCAAAAAAAAAGAAACCAGGATTACTCCTGGTTCTTTTCTGATGCTTTAGCTGCCGCTTCGCTCTGTGCTTCACACCAAGCTTTGTAGCGTTTATATTCTCGTTTGCAAGCTTCATATGCACGGATACTTTGTGGTACAGCTTTGATAGCTGCAATTAATCTAATGACGAAATTAATTGCAACCAAAATGGTTGCTACAATAACGGCTCCTTTAGAACCAATGATTGTAGTTGCAAACATTGCGTATTTGACCAAGAGGATTAAAGCTAATGCTTCAACCTCTAAGTCAAAGAGTTTCATGACGGACGATCTGATGCAATCAATTGACATCATATCATTTGCTTTGTTTACAAGTTCCATTGCTTTTGCTGATAATGTCTTCATATAGACCTTTCTTAACGACTTCCGCTAGCCGGGATCATAGCATTTTGTACTTTTGGTACAGGGATCCAACACACCTTTTTGCTTCTGTTTCAAAGCTATGCAATTTTCAGATCAGAGTTCTTTGCGGATTATATGTATATGATTTCTCTGATTCACACAAATCATATATAAGTACAGCAAATCATTCTGCGGATCGAAAACACCTCATTAACGACGAAAGGAGGTTTTCGAGATGTTATCCAGATTGGTTCCACCAGTCACATTAAATGACAAAGCCTTTACAGCAAAACTGTATTCGGATATGAAAACACCTTCTCCAGGAGATCCGATGAAACTGTATATTTCTGAGTTGATGACGAAGATTTCGTCTGGCACTCCAAAAATCTCTACTCTCCAAGTTAAGGGAGGAACGATTTTAAAAAATGCAAGCGAGTGCAAACCAACCCTTAAGACCACCTTAAAAAGTCAAAATTATTTGACTCTCGCATGTTCCAAAAATACGAACTGGGATGGGATTGATAAGGTTTATCTGACAGGTGGTGGACGAATTGCGTATCGAGAATTAAAATCTGGTACGAAGGTCAATACAGAATTTCTTGGTGGGTTACTCTCACATGGAGTTGTTGAAACTACACGTGATGCTTCTTATAATAGTGATAAGAACACATCCAATCTCTATTCTGGAGATATGAATCATGTTCATGTATCTGACCCAGAGCAGATCGGTGTATTATCTGATCATGTCGATAATCTGATCTCTCATTTACAAGATAGCAAGATTCTTGGATAAAAACAAAAAAACCTTGATCAAGGGAGTTGAGCTCCCTAAAATTGCAGGATCTCGAACTTCCTGAATTCCACGGAAATATTACATCACTGCAATTATTGATTATGCGGATTTTCAATTGGAGGTGAAATTTATGAGTCTTTTAATTCCAGCAACTACGGAGGATCAAATCAAAGATATTAAACAACGTGACTTATCGTATCGACTTCTTCATCCAGCTTTAGTCATGTACAATCGGGAATCTGATACTATCATAGAAACACCGTTTTCTTCCTTAACTGCAAAGTATCGAGATTTCTTATCTCAACATCTTGTGTATGTACAGCTATTAGAAGAAGATTGTGCAAATTACAGATTTCGTCCAAAGTCATTTTCCTATGACGTATATGGAACAACAGAGTTTTGGAATGATATCTTAATTCTTAACAACTGTACTTCTATTAGAGAATTTGATCCAAAACCAAACAAAGATCTAATTTACTATGATCCAAACTATATGAAAGATATCTTAAATGAGATTATGATTATTGAAGATATGCTTTAATTATTTATAGAGTGCTTTTATATGTATAGAGAATCTTTATCATCTTACACTTTCTACATATTTAGTAGATATTATAGAGATTTTCTTTCATGTAAATATTTATAATTTCGGAACGCGTTAGCGTTTCAAATTATAAATTATTAGCGCTCTAACAACCCCGTAAGGGGTTGGAGAGCTTAACGGATGCGAAGGCAGACGTTGTATTTACTAATACTTAATACGAACTGCTGGCCGCAGGAAGCGTTAGCAAAATAACCCTTTACAATGTAATTCCCAACTAATAAAGTATTTGAAATCAAACTGTCTAGTAACCCGGATAAAGCATTCGGGTTACACCATTTTTATCTTTATATGATTAAAACATGGGTACGGGGATCAGATGGATCCCCCAAGAAAAAAAGATTGCTTTTAATTTAAATTATAACCATTATGAATCCTTTATGAGATTTAAGAATTATTTTTGACATTACACTACAGTAGGATTGAAAAAGATCCGCTAAATTGTCTGGCTGATTCAGACAATGGTAATGTTGTTGCGTACGATCACCAGAGTGGGTGATCAGGAATATAGATGAGGCGGTTTGGAACCCGTGCTCATCTATATTTTCATTTGTCTATACATTTAAGTAAAAGATATTTCGAGTGATATCGGTAATTTCTTTGATAATACTTGTACAGTTTTTTCATAGAACTGTGCTCCTTTCTTATGTATATAGATAAAATTTTAATTTCATGAACTTAACCGTACGATTCTCAGATGGAGAATCAATTTTGTAGAGTTGTCCAGTGGGTGGATGACTCTACAAAATTATTTGATTCTATACAGTTATTTGAGGAGACCATTTCATATCATATAGGTCATCCTCCTGTAGAAACGCTATAGACAAATCACAATCCGTACAGGGATCAGATGGATCCCACACCCCTCGAAAGATAACCAGGTCGTAACCTGGTTATCTTTTATCAACATAGCTACAATATATTAGGACAAGAATCCTTGTTCTACTCATATATCATAAAACTATGTGAGATGTATCAGAAGGTATATTCTCCGAAAGTCCTTTTATTTAATTGAGGTCTTTTTATTTGAACTATATGCGTACAGAGACCAGATGGGTCTCTAACTAAGTTAGTGAGTCGTGAGATTCACTAACTTTTTATCACTACGTGTACAATAAGGTAGGGCATCACAATAGCCCTGGGGTAATGCTTAGGACAGCATTATTACCTGCCTTATTTTAATCAATGTAGTATCTTGTTAACTATATTGGTGTAAATCGTACGAGAATCAGATGGATTCTCAGGAACCACATACGGACCGTGAACCGTATGTGGTTTTATTCTTGTATCTACATTTAAGTAGGGCGGACGTTACCTGCCCTAGGGTGTAGATATATCTTATATATCCATTTTATTAGAAATTCTTTCTTTTTCTATAATTGAGAATTTCAATTCTTAACGGTTGTGTACGAAGATCAGACGGATCTTCAATATTCATTACATGGAGAGACGCTAGATGTGAGCGTCTCTCCCTCCTTCCAAAAAATTGGAAATTTAAAAGAACGCTTACATTAGAGTAAGTGATGTAAATCACTTAGGTTATATACATGATTAACCGTCTTGGAAAAAACCAAAGTAAATTCAAGTACGTTCCAAAGATGTTGGAACAATCAAACCTCGATCCATACGCTAAGCTGGCGTATGGATCAAATGCTGTTTCAATATAGACGATACAGTCAGTTAGAGGTGACAACTATAAAAAATACGGGGAAGAGAAGCTTCCCCATATCTTTGATGCTTAGTACATCGGGTATGCAGAACCATTAGTCGCATGAATATTTGCAACAGCCTGGTTATATGCATCCGGATCTGTACCATACAATTGAGCTAAATGCTCAATTTCACGACAGTCATTAGTGCTATAATGACCGCCATGTAATGCAAATCGCATCAAATAATTGATGGATTTTTGATTCATAGTTGCCACCTCCTTTACTATGAATTCATATAGATATTACATCATTGAATCTTTCGGATTTCCGAGTTCATGATGTAATATCTATCAAAGCTTATTATAGACGATACAGTCAGTTAGAGGTGACAACTATAAAAAAATACGGGGAAGACAAGCTTCCCCATATCTTTCTATCTTTCGTGTTGATACTACTTATCGGCTATATGCCGGAGTAGCATCTGTAGTTCTTGTCTGTATAGACTGAACTTTACGCTCAACACAATCAATTTCAAACTGCAACTGTTCTTTCGTACACATAGGTGTACGAAGAGCATATTGCATTACATGGTTAAATGTATGATTGCTCATATTTGTCACCTCCTTTATTATGAATTCATATAAATATTATATCAATGAAAATCCCGTGATTACTGTGGGAAACGATATATTATTTACATAGAACCAAACAAGAAAGGAGATTTAACATGGATCCAATAATTGAAAAAGTGAAGCACTTATACGACAAGTGCGTAGTAGAAGACGCAAAACCAAAAGACTTAATAGATCTACAAACGGTGGTTTATAATGAAACCAGACCGTTTGTAGATTACTTTCTTGGGATTAGTCTGGATGATTTACGAGACAACCTAGATTTAGAATTAGAACTGGCAACGATCTTAAAAGCTGCCAGTATCATCTATGAACAAACTGGGATGGATACACATATCGAAGATCCTGAGTATGATAAACTTTGGGAAAAACTAGATCTTTTACATGATTTAAGAATTGACCTGGATATCACACAACCGGTCGTAACCAATAAACCAAAAGGATATCATCTGTACCCATCCCTACGAGGAACTTTAGATAAGATTTACTACTTAGGTGAAAAACTAGATACTTCAAATCGAAGAGGTTTACGTGATTGGGTTAATACCTCTGGAAATACGATTAAAGAACGAACTGGAGAAGCATATCCATTATGGGATACCCATGTGTATATCTTCCCGAAATGGGATGGTGTCTCTGCGATCTTAGAGTATGATGAGATGGGAGATTTGCAGCGAGCATTGACTCGTGGATATACAAAGTTAAATGAAGCCATCATTGTCACTCCGGTGTTTAAAGAATTGGCAAAAACGATTCCGACAATCGGGCATCGAACTTCTCCATTTGGAAATGGGAAACCATTTGGTGTTAAGTTCGAGATTATGACCAAATCGGATGATCTTGCGAGATATAATCTGGAACATCCAAAGAAACCATATAAGAATACGAGAGCGTTTGCTTCTGCGATTATGAATGGTGAAACCAAAGGAGACTTAAAAGAATTAGTTCCATATTTAGTTCCGGTTCCACTTCGTGCATCCTATCTGGAAGAAGGAGATGAAAGTTTACAGATCTTAGAGCCAGGTGTATTTAGTTATCCACATCTGTACTGCAATCTCGATGACTTTGAAAAGATCGAGGAGTTCGCAAAAGAACATCACGAGATTGGTGGTCTTCGTTGTGATGGTGCTGTTATTTACATCATCGATGAGAAGATTCAAAAGATCTTAGGACGTGAGAATAACAAACAAAAATTCGAAGTAGCTTATAAGTTTACCGAAGTCTATGGATATACCGAAGTCACTGATGTTAGATTCTCATTAGGCTTATACGGAAACGTCACGCCAGTAGTTCATTTCAAACCGATTCAGCTAAAAGGTAACATGGTTCAGAAAGCATCTTTAGGTAGTATTGGAAATCTGATGCTGATGGAATTGGGCCCTGGAGATATTATCAAGATCGGCTACGATATCATCCCAGTTGCAACTTTTGATCCTGACGACCCAAAATGTAAACACAGTAGAAATCCGAGAATCGAAGTTCCGAAAAATTGTCCGTTATGTGGGCAACCCCTAGAGATAGGTGAAGTTACTGCTTGTTGTGACAATGCAGAGTGCCCTTCCAAGAAGATGGGAAAGATCAAATCTCACATTGAACGTATGAATATTGCGTATGTAGGAGACAGCTTGATCGAGCAGATGTACAATGCACATTTGGTAGATGATATCTCGGATATCTATAAGTTACGAAAGGTTACGAAAGAATTAATGACCTTAGATAACTTCGGTGCTAAGAAATGTGAACGATTGATCAATTCGATTCAGGGAGTGGTGGATACTCCAATCGATGAAGCGAGGCTTTATGGTTCTTTATGTATCAAGCACCTATCAACTGCTACATTCCAAAAGATCTTTGATAAGATAACGGAAGATGATTTGTTAGATGCGGTCGATAATGAAGATTATGATGCATTAAAGAAAATCTCTGGGATTGGAGAAATGACAGCCCACTGGATCATAGATGGATTGCAAGAAAAGTCAAATAAAGAAACTTTGAAGTTCTTGAAAAAGACGTATACCGTGCGTCACTATACGAAAGTACAACCAAAGTTTGAGCTGGTATTTAGCTCGTTTGGTGCAAACGACGAACGAAAGAAGACCGTTACAGAATTAGTAGAATCCACTGGTGGTGCCGTTCGTAATAGTATCAGTGGTCGAACAAACTTTCTAGTTGTTCCAACCCATAACATCAATAGTACCAAAGCAGTATATGCGAAGAATCACAAGATTCCGATCTATACGGCTGAAGAGTTCATTCAGAGATACAAAGCACAAGACTGAAAGAAGGGACTATTTAGTCCCTTCTTTTTTATTCGTTTTAGCTGAAACGGTTATATATTATTTTATTGAATCATTAGACTAATGATTACACTAATTATTTAAGGAGGACATAATTATGTCAAAAAAGAACAAGAGTATCGAAAAGTACGTAGCTAAGAGACTGAGCAAGGTAATCGATTCCATGAGCGAGTACAGCAGCGCGTGTGAATGCAGAATCTCTGTCATTTCTGGTAAATACGGATTTGCGGTGATCAACACGGCAAAAGCACCAACGGATAATCACAGTATCATGGATTATCTGAATAGGTTGATGGAATCAAAGACGTACCATGCTTTGAATAATGATATTACTTATGATTTCGTAAACCCAATTGATATGAGAGAACTTAAAGCACGCATATATGACGGTACTGACTTGAGATACGTAACAAGTACAAAACTTTCATTATCCAAGAAATTAGAACCGGATTACGCAAAAATGCAGGGCATTGATCTGGATGAAGCAGCTGATCGTCAGATGGATAATTTCATCGATACTACAAACGAAAGAAAAGCACTTGTACTGCATAAAACTACTGCAGAAGATAAACAGCTGTTTCAGTTATACGAGAAGAACAAGGAACTTGAAAGACGGATCGAAGCAATCAACCGTGACATGGAAGGATCTGCAAAAGCATACGAGAAACAGAAAGCGGATCTTGATGCAAAAGAAACCGAGCTGAAACATGCATACGATAAAGCTGCAGAAGATTATAGAACCATCCAGAAATTAACCAAAGAAGTTGGAGACTTAAAAATCCAGATTGGAAAACAGAACGAAGAGATTTTCCAGCTGAAACATCCAACACCAATAGAAGCATCTTCTATTGTACCTGCAACTGTAAAACCAAATACATTATCTACAATCGTTACGGATATGAATACTAAGATTGATAAACTGGCTGAGAAAGTAGACGGTGTAGAAACCAAGGAAGACAAACCAGAAAAACCAACAGGACCAGATTACGCATATCCAGTGGCTCTTTTACGACCGAAGGTTAACCGTGAAATTGAGCTGGAAGACAAATATGCTTTCAGACGCCTGGACGAAATCAAGAAACCGTACAGATTACGTGACATCTTCAAAATCGTTCATAACGAGATGTATACAGAAATTCACGATAATATTTATAATCTCCTTGGTGAAATTGAGAATCCTATTACCACACAGGTACAGAAATTCCCTCGTCAGGCATATGCACTTGCAATTGCATTAGCAGCACCGGCATCCTATGTATCTGCATTCCGTGATCGTCTGATCAAAGATTATCGCAAGGGAGACTTTGTTCCAACACGTAAGAGTTGTATACCAGAAAACTTCGAAAACTTATTGGAATGCTTATATCCGGAGATCTGTCGTATCCAGCAGATTCTGTTCCATGATATCAATAGACTTCCTTATGTCTATAAGAAGTATACCAAAAACGGACTGTATACCTTCTATATGATCGGTGCGAAATCCTATGATACACCAGATGAAGTTCCGACAAAGACCTATGTAGCGATTCCGAAAGATGAAGAACCATACGAATACATCAATCTTGGTCGCAAAGAGAAACTCATGTATGTGCTGGAACATGGTCAGTGCATGAAAAAGAGAGATCCACTTGCTGCAATGAATGATTGTGAATATGGACCAGAACGTCTCTATTCTGATTATCCACATACATTAAAGGATCAGATCGATGAAATGATCGGAGCTTCTGAAGAGACAATCATCACATTAGATACCACAGATCCTGAAGAGGTTTATAAAACACAGTTACGTTATTATCCGATTTATCCGGCATATACAGACACATTCGTAAATGAACCTGAAAAATAATCCTTCTGAAATCCTATCTGGATGGCAACAGGATTCTAACGAAAAATAAAATCCAGGAGGGTTAATCATGGGCTCAAAAATTAAAAAAGCACCAAAGAAACCAATCGGGACCAAATGGGCAAATAGCTCTGCGGTCCCAACAAATACCAAAAACGATCATAAAGACTTTGTAAACAAAGACAAAGAAGCACGTCCTGCAAAGTTCGATCGTAAATACAACAACAATGGTGGATCCAAGCCACCGTACAAGAAGCCATTTAATAAGAATGGTAAACCTGGTTTTAAGGGTGGCAAACGTCCGATGCCAAGAAAGCCAGTTGCACCTGGTCCAGAGAATGCTTTAAGCAAGCTTCTGTCTACGTTATCCAAAGAGATTCAGACATATTGTGCTGACACATTCAAGGAAGAAGGAAACGGTGTTCGCATTAAAGTGACCTTAAATAAGGGACACGAGAAATTCGGATTTGCCACCATGAAAGTACATATGATGGATGAGAAGATCGACGTTCGTTACAAAGACTTATTCTTTACAGCATCCACTGATCGTAACAGACGTAAGATCACTCTGGCAATCATCAATGACGTTGGCGATGGCTTTGCACCAATTTATAGTACTGCTGGTACTTCTGATCAGATCAAGAGCAAATTGACAGAAAAAGATTACTTACATAAGATCTGTGATAGTACTTATGCGAAGCTGCAGAAAATCAAAGCCAAATACGCGAAAAGCGGAAAGTAACTGAACGATGCGATTACACCATAGAGATATATTATTTCTATGGTGTAATTAAACATCATAAATCAAACAAAGGAGATACAAACATGGCAAAGAAGAAAGACTTCAAAGTAAATTTCGATACGGAGGGTACCGAAATCACAACCGACGAGGAGGACACAATCACAATGGATGATGCCATTGAAGAAATCGACAACGAAGAACAAGTGGAAGAGATTCCGGAAGATTGGCAGAAACTGATCAAAGCATATGACAGCAGAACTTTTGAAAATCAGAAAGATATTGCTTTGATCTGCGATACAGCAAATAAAGTAATCTATGACAGATTCAGAGTCAACTTAAGACGTCCGGATGATCCGTTCTTCAGTTACTATAAGATGACTGCAATGATCTTTGTAGAGACATTCAGAGCGATCATTCAGCAGCTTCTGGACCGAAGAGCAACCAATGCAACTTATAACATCAATATTGGTAATCGTATCAATATTGGATTCTCAAATTCAGATAACGACGAAGATGAGAAAAACGGAAATTTCTGTCCATATGTAAAAGATATTCCGCACTATACCGTTAAGGATGACGATGATATCAAACTGGATGGTCATTGTAAGGAATATATCAGAAACTGGAATCAGGAGAATATGATTCAGAATCCAGAAGATACGTTAACAATTGCAAATCGTGCGTTAAAGTCATTGAAAGCAATTGATATCAATCTGGGTTCACCAGAATTAGTATTCCCGTTATTTGTAACCATTTATGAAAGCATCATAAGTTATCTTAAGATCCGTAGACGTGAATCTGAGGATGATGAGTTCATGATCAACTTTTGCAATTGTATTACAGTTGACTGTATTGGACAGGATGATGGTGTTGATAAGATTACGATTATTCCGGCAATCGAAGACAAGTTAAACATCAAGTCCGATAAAAACGGAACTGCAATTTACGAATAATTCATTTGGGGACTGAGAGAAATCTCAGTCCTCTTTTATTTTTAAGGAGGTTATGAATATGAAAACTACACAGCGAGCTATACTTAGAAAATGCAGCAAAAATACAGCTTTGAGATTATTGCGTTTTGCAGGTGTTAAACGTAGACATGCGTTCTACAAAAGCTATCGATCAAATTGTGATACAGATAGATATTTTATGTTACCTATATATAAATTACTGAATCGATCACCTTTTGCAATTACAATGAAGAAAGAATACGAAAAACCTGTTATCCTGGAACGTTACAACAATCCATCTGTTGCAGATTGCGTCATCAATAAGAGGGTCTAAATGAAGAAATCAGATGGTCATATCGCATACTTATTTTATCGAATCGGTACCCCAACGAGACTTTATGAGGTACCGAAATTATATGCATACACATTCGATAAGAAGTTGGCTAAGAAATTCATGAAGACACGAAACATGAATTTCTTCAATTATAAGGAACGCTACATCGAGGATCCTCTCAAGTTTAAAGATACTTTTCGTTCTAACAACATACGAATGTGCGGCTTTGAGACAAAGAGTGAGAATCCTTTAAGAAAAAAAGAAGTGATTGTAACGATCCCTTGCACCTATGATGAAGAAGAGACTGTCTTTCTTCAAACGGACAAGGTATTCTTTGAGATTGGAAAAACGATAGATCCAATTTACTATCGAGTGGTAAAAAATTGCAACAAAGATTTTCAAAAAGTCTTAGAAATCTTAAAGATCACACCGATCGCAAGATTTCATAATTACATTACCAATGACAGTGAAGGCAAGTATCCAGAGATATCGATAGAAGAAAAACTCTTCTCCGGATTTGATGGGTTTGCTGTTTTAGAAGATGATGGAATGAAAGTTGACCAGTTAGGACTTTTCATCCACTTCTTCGGTGATACGTTAAATACAGATGACATCAGGGGTTTTAAATAACCCCTGATTTTTTTTGTATGTTCCGGAGGACAATCTATTACAGATTACGAAAGGAGAACACAACTATGGATATGAACGATATTAAAACGACCTTAGAGTCGTTGGATCCGTTAAAGATATCCGAAACATACGATCGGATGAAAGATAGTTTACAAAATGCTGGTTTGATCGAAGTACCAAGACCAGTTCCAGAATCAACGGTAGTACACCGTTCAGGAGGACTTCCTACCGGTGCTGCCTTAACTCCTAGAGAAGTTGCACAAATGATGCATCCGAATACCCTAAGTGGGCATTTAACAGAGCCTCTTGGCGCACATATGACAACAAACAATGACGGGCGGACCGATCATACTATCGAATCGGAACCTACCATTACGATAGTAAATGAAGAACCTCATTTTACAGCCGGATTAAGTCATGCCCAGACAATGGCTCTTGCAACCGCAGTCAAAGAGAAACTCTCTGCAGAAAAAGAAACTCCAAACGATTCCACCTTATATGCACAATTTGACGATACTTTAACCAAACTTTTCGAAGAAATCGAAAATACTGATGTATTATCTGATGGACAGAAGAGTGCGTTACTGATGAAAGTACACATGACTTCTGCAAATATCTTAAAAAAGAAATATGAGGTGAACGTCTAATGCGAAATGCAATTGTACAAGCTCTCTTAGAGAGTGATCCAAAAGATGAAAGACTTTACTTACCGGATTCCACATCTTATTCCTATAAGACTGGATCTCCGGTCATCGACTATTCCCTTGGATATCGTGTCAACGTTTTTAACGAAAACGATGAAGTAGTCGATTCGTATGCAGCTCTTGGGGTTGCTGCAGGAAAGCAGGTTTGTTGTATTGGAAAACCATCTACAGGTAAAACTACCTGGGCAGTTCAGACAGCAGCGGCTATTGTAAGAAACATCCCAAATGCAAACGTGTATCACTTCGACCTTGAACAGGCTCAAAACTATACACGTATTATCAATCTGACCAGATTTAAGATGAGTCAGATTGAAAAAGAAGACAAGTACATACTGAAACAGGGTAGCTACTCTATTAGTGACATCAAGAAACTTCTAATGAAGATCTACATGGAGAAAGTCTCTGACCCGAAAAAGTACAAATACGATACGGGAAAACTGGATGAGTTTGGAAAACCGATTCTTCTGTATGTACCAACTGTAATTATCATTGACTCCATTCCACAGTTATCAACGGATGTGAACTTAAATGATAAGAAAGATCGTGCGAAAGTAGAAGATATCTCCTCTCAGACAGACCGTATGCGTGTAACTGGTGAAATCTCCAGATTTTACAGTGAGATTGGTCCGTATCAGCAGGAAGCAAATATCATCGTTATCTCAATCAACCAGATTAAGAAACGTGGTAATATTGGTGGTATGCCATCACCTGCAGAAATGCTTTACTTAAATCAGGACGAAACCGCGCCTGGTGGATTAGCTCCACAGTACTTAGCAAACCAGCTCCTGAAATTCATTGCATGTGGATCTGAGAAGAAGACCGTGGAAGATGACGGAATCGACGGATTTGGTGCGAAGATTCGTGTTATCAAATCTCGTACATCTACGAATGGTATGGATATCCATGTTATCTATGATAAGGTGCGTGGATTTGATTCCTTAAGAACCTCAGTAGAGTTTGCAAAAGAAATGGGTCTGCTTGGTGGTAACCGTGGTGGTTATTACTTTGCAAATCTTGAAAATGGAAAAGAGCATAAGTTTACGGCTCGTAATATGACAGAAGATTTCAGAAACGACAGAGAGCTTTACAAAATGCTCTATAGCCAGATTATCCCAATTCTGGATGCCCGTATTCCAAACGTAGATCCAGAAACTGAAGCGATCCCAGAAGAAGAACTTGACTACTAAAACAATTTAGTAAGTCTGGTCGTGGTGTAGTTTTTAAATTGGGGTAAAGATTCGCGAACGGATTAAGATATAATTTCACCTAGTGTTAGCATTCAGTGCTGGCATTAGGTGAAATAATTTTTTATAAGGGTCTAACAATATAATTAATGGGGACTGTCGCTATGAACCCGTATGAGATTGGTTGCTTCTATTAATTATTGGACTGAAACCCCAAAATATAGGACAGCGACCGACGCTGCCTAATAATCACCGATCTCGCTTGTCTGACAAGGTTGACAGCTCATTCTTAACATCGCGTATAGTCTTGGTTACTTCTATTTCTTATATAACAGAAAATTTAGGGAGTGCCTGTGGTTACGTGCCACAGGAGCGCACACCCTGCCAAGAACCTCACCGAGGCTGCTTGCGATACAAATTAAATTTTGTGGTCATTGACGTATAGGTATTCTTACTTCTATCAAATGGTTGTACAAAAGTATATAACGGTTCAAATCCGGAGTATCTCCGAGTCACATCGGAATACAAATAGAGTACCTGCTTGTCAAAATAGAACCACGCACATTGAGAAAAGAACTATACCATTGGACGTATAGAGTTGATTACTTCTATCAAGGCTACCGAAGCCGCAATACTGCTAATATTGCGAATAATCATCGACTCTGCTTGTCCAATGGGTTCTTTTTTCTTCAAACTATGAACATGAAAGGAGAACTCAATGAAACACTTATTGATGGACGTAATTAAAGCGTCAAACAACTTAACCCTCCGATACAGGAATACAATTGTTTTCCCGACCTTAGAGGAGATCAACACATATAGCTCAGAAAAAGTCACCCTTGCAGACTCTGAAGCAGTACTGGGGATTTTAAAAGAGGCTAGGACTCTTCAGGAATATGGATACTATATCCATCCAAATGATTTAATTACATTACTGGAACGTATCGTTACGGAACAGGATGGAGCAACTGCGGTATTTACATTACGTAACGCAAATGCCTATCTTGCAGAAGTAACCGGTGCTACCAGATCTTATACTACCTTATATGGAGATGGCGTGACTGCAGAAGACTTAAAGAATGCAGGAATCGATCCATATATGGTGCAGATCGTACATTATACACTGACTCAGATTATGGGCGTGGATGATTGCGAAAGCTATCATCTCTTAGATGATCGGAACGTCAAAGAAGTTGAGGAAGCAAAAGCCAAATACTTCAATGAGGAACACAAGGATCAAACGGCTTATATGACGAATCTGTTAGATGAGCTGGCTACCAATATTGAAGGTAAAGAACGCTTAAACATCGGATTCGATATGATCGGTGATGCTGTTACGATATTCACTTCATTAGTTGCATCAAACAATCCGATGAGTGAGACGATGACAGCTGATGTGAAAGGATTCTTGGAATATGTGGCTCCAGAAATCAACAACTGGGATCGTTGTCAGTTCACGGTTCCATGTAAAGAAACCTTTGCGATGTTGGTATATGAATACTTACGCCTTGGTTTCAATGCTTCAAATCTGGTAAAGAATATCAACAATGCAACAGACGTGTTACGTGCATTTGCCGTATATTCAGATCCGACATACGATGGTTCCTTGACCACCAAACCAAAATTCAAGAATCACTTAAATCACGACGAGCGTAAGTTCTTCATGATCTTACTGACTCATGCAGATCATGTAGATACAGATGTCTTCTTATATCCAGAGATGTGGAAACGTGCGTTTGAACGTTTAAAACCACAGCAGTTTTTGCATAAACGCTTTAAGAAAGTAAGAGAAGCTGCGGATAATCTGTATCACAGAAAGAAACCACAGACAGTCAAAGGTATTGCAGAAAATGCAGTTCTTCATGCTGGAGATAGCTTAAAAGACTTCGAAGCGGGTCTTAAGAAACTGGAAATGTTCCCAGGTACTTATATGAGATACTTTGATAAATATGTCCGTACCTATGGTAGCAAGATCAGTGATGATCTTCAGGAAAACAGACATTTTCAGCATATTGTCACGACTTCTTTATATCGCGTGGTATCCCAGGTGGAATCCACAAAGATGTTATGCCAACTTCTGATCCTGTATCAGAATCGTAGACATGACGAAAATAACACGAATCTTCGTTATATCAAACCGAAAGGAAGCCGTGCATATGTGCCGTTGAAGCCAACAGCAGAACCGCTTTGTGAGAAGACATACTTAAACGACTTCTATGATGAGATCGTCAATATTTTACGTAACGAAGTAACCAGACGATTCAAAGACAAACCGTATCTTGGAAAGGTCTTCATTGATGAAGCTGCTTGGGGCGTTGTAGTTCCTACCGAATTACGTGAAGCGAACGATAGTGGACTGCATATCGTTGGTAGAGGTTCTTACTTTCGTTTACCAACCGTGGAATCTGCTCCTGAGATTGCTAAACAGGTGCATGACATCATTGTCCCATATATTCACTGGACAAATGGAAAAGATTGTATGGGTGACCGCGTGGACCTCGATTTATCTGGAAGTTTCTACACCGACGATTTTAAATACGTTGGTAAATGTAGTTACAATAATCTCTGCTTATCTGCGGGATCTGGAGAAGACCGAAGCGTTATTGCTACGCATTCAGGTGACTTCACTTCTGGTGGTCCGTACGATGGTCCAGGCGTTGCCGAGTATCTCATCGTACGTCGAAAAGATGCCGTTGAGAAATTAAACGCAAGATATTTAGTAATTCACACCCATGCATATACTGGTCAGGATCTTTCAAATACCAATGCGTTCTTCGGATTCGAATATCTTCAGGAAAGAAACGGGGAACACCAGATCGAACAGTATGCACAATTAATCAATCATGGACAAAAAGACACTGCTTGTAAAGCACTGATTCGTCCAGATCGTACACTCTTTACTTCCAACTTACGTGGAAAGGAAGACTCCATGATCAATGTGGTGATCGACCTTGTAAACTCTGTTGTTTGGTATGCAGATCTTGCAACACGTATGGTTGGTTATGATTATGCAACTGAATACAACTATCTGGATGCTCCAGCAGAACAGCGTCGGGGTACAGAAGATAAAACACCATTTAAGGCGTATATCAATACCTCTCCAAAACAGAACAACGTAGATGGAACCAAACTGTCTGCACTGGTTCAGATCAAAGCCTTATTAGAGAAACCGTATCTGTATTGTGGTGATCTGATGTGGTTACACGGAGAAGTACGTGGACATATCGTTAGAGATCCGAAGAAAGCGGATGTCATCTTTACGTTACCGGATAGCCGATATGCAAAAGATGCAGATGATGATCAGGAAATTATCACACCGTTCATGACTGATCGTATCTTAGACGAGTTTATGCCAACTAAATAAATAAAAGGAAGACCGTAATTGGTCTTCCTTTTTCTATCCGCATAGTATAAGGATTTTATTTAGGTAATATCTCTATGAATCCATAAGGATAAAACCATATTAAACACAAAGGAGGATGTAGTTATGTCAAGATGGAACTACTACAAGAAAGACCTGATGCCGGTTGGAAACCTGGAGGCATTAGTTGAAACACTTGACCACGAGGATATGGATATCGGGACAGTTCTCGATATCTTTAGAGCGTCACAGAACGGACAGGACGTTGCTGATGACGACGAACTCTGGACTACATATCATCAAATCCAGAATCAGCTCTCCAAAGATGTCAACGAATACATCTCTAACAAGCGAGCAGAAATTAAAGAAGCTTACGACGTGCGAGACTACAAAGACATCGAAGCATTTGATAAACTTGCTGAGTTCATGAAAGAACTCCCAGAAGAGCTGTTTGAGGACGCAGATGACGCTATCGAAGAACTTCGCTGGTTGATTCATGTTGACGAGGATACCAGAATTGACAAGTACGATGTCGAGGAAGGAGAATACTATGAATAGATTCTTAAATGGACCATTACCGGTATTAATCTTAGCAGCACTCATGACCGCATGCATAAGCTGGGGTTTGAGATAAATTTACATATTCAAGGAGGAATTAGAAATGAGAGTATTATGGTTTTCAAGACACACTATGACACAGGATCAGTTAGATGATCTGAGACGTATTTACGGAAAAGATCTCGAAGTGAAACAGGTATCTTCAACTGCAGTTAGCTACAAAGATATTTTAACTGTAGGAGACGACTGCGATGTACTCGCTGTGGTTCTTCCACCAGCAATCTTAGCTGACTTGACAAATCCAAGGAATAATCAGAAGCCGGTGATCCGTGCGATTGCAAATCGCGTTCCAACAGGAAACAAGATCACCAATCCGGCAACTGGGAAACTCGAAGACGAGTTCAAGTTTGAACACGCTGGCTGGGAACGTGTCATCAAGATCGAGGTCGTTACTGAACGACTTTAAATAAATCGGTACTAAGAAGCGGATGTTGAGTCCGCTTCTTTTTTTGTTTCTGCGTGGAAAGTCCACCTAAAAACAGTCCTTTAAACCTGAAGCTTATGGGAAAGGAGGACAAAATCTTGACCGAAGCTATACAAAATCAGCTTAGAGAAGCGCTTTTAAATAACTCGTATGATCATGAATCGACGCATTTAGCACTGAAAAAAGAATGGGAAAATTCATTCTCTTATCTGTATAGATTACAGATTGAGAAGATTCTTTACGATGAATACCACTACTACTCTAATGATGCAACCGGTAAAACTCCAGACATTATTGGACACTTGTATCTGGATTCTAACATCCGTGCTTGCTTCGATATCGACAAAGACATTATTCATGTCTGTGACCGCGAGGAGTTTAAGCGCTCCAATTATTACCTTCGGTATTTCACACTTCAAGAAATGATCGATGATGGTCATATCTTTCAGTGGATACCTATTGTAATTATTGATGATCAGGTGGTTTGGGACTGGGAACTGAAAGTTATCTCGAAAGATGCGATCCAGTTCCGTATGCCAAAGCCATTCCGTAGACAGTTCGTATTGAAAAACGAACGTGATCCAATTACGGATGAGATCATCTATGTAGATCATAAAGTACAGGTCTTCGTCGTTCAGAATGATTACTTTGAAAGGCTGACCTTAAACCGTATGAATCTGTATCTGGATAATGAATCAAAAACGATCAAGATCCAGAAAGAATATTTAAAACAGCAACTCCCTGGCGAAAACAAAGAAGGTATCTACTTTGTAACTCTGGCATTCCCAGATGATGGATTACAAGCACAGTATTTATTTACCCAACTTGTAGACCTGTACGAAGAAGAAACCTATTTTACTGGTACATTACCTGACCCAGTATTCGAGAAGGTACAAAACTATACCAAAGATATTTCGGTAACCCTTGTCTATGTCAATGAGTTACATCGAAAGATTTGGTATACTGGTTCGGATACAACAACTGCAGAAGCAAACGATTGTAACCTCATGGTATTAAACCGTGATGGTGATTTCGTACCATATGCGTCTCCAGTTCCACCAGAAAACTTTATGGTATTCCGCACCAAGAAAGACGAAGATATTCCGGCGATTGTACCAAATACAGAATGGATCAAGTTATATTATCCAAACATCTATCGTATCACAAATAAGACGATGGTGGACGGGGATCAGTTTAAAATATTCTATTTCTATCACTATAACACGTATTTGAAGTACACCTGTATCCATGATTTCTGGTATCGTTTCTTAAAGATGCATTTTATGACACCGGACGAGAATACGACAATGGAAGAAGTCATTGATCGAATCTGGCGTGGTAGGATGAACTACCCAGGATGGACCGTTGCACAGATTGAAGACTTCACACAGACATTTGAGAAGATTCTTTTTTATCTGTATAAGCACTACAAATACGCCGAGAATGATTTTCTATATAATTACTTGGAAGGTGATACGAATCCGTATGACTTCAACGATATTGATGGAAAACCATTCATGTACAAGCAGGGAAAACTCAAAGAATGGATTCGAGATGATCCATGGTTATTGAGAGATTACGTCTTAGAACAAAAGAAAGTCGGACGAATTTATCACCTGTTTACCAACCAACTGGACTTAAGTACCAGACTCCGTACGAACACAAATACGGAATTGCATTATGATTATGAGTTCGAAGAACCCATGTATGTATTTGCATTAAACAACACCAGGGAATATCCAGTTTACATGGATATTCGCTTTTTTGTTGATGGAATCTTCGCAGAGAAGATGTATCAGGATCGTTATCTGTTTATGGACTATCTATATGTGCCAGCTTCTATGGTGACAGATGATAGCTATTTGGAGATCGAAGTCTTTCCAAGATATGATTTCAAACAACCGGTTCGATTCGAATCTATGGATGATGTAAAAGAAGTAACGATCGTAGAACCAGACGAAGGAGACATTTGGCCTACGTATGCGGATGCGTATCTGATGTTGAAAGCTGGAGAACAAGACGAGTATACCCATTTGTATGAAAACTCTTTGAATGAATTTTTCAAAGTAACTTCCTGTTATACGGAAGGTGAATGGGAAGTTAAAACAATCGATAAGGACAAACCAATTCGATTTACTCGTTTACGGAAGTTCAAATTGCAGCCGACAGATGAGTCTGTTTTAAATAAAGACATCAACTTATGTATCAACAAGCATCCCATGGGACTCCCGTATCAGATCACTACAGCAGGATATCCATACCTGCAATTAGTCGGTGCAGAAAGTAAATTCCATTACTCTGCCGACTATATTCGTGTGTATCGAAATGGACGATTGCTTCCAAATGTCAAATGGTGCTTCTATTCATCCTTTGAGTGCCCACGTATTCAGATGATGGAATGGTTTGATGTAGGAGATACCATTTACTTTGATATCACGCCATTTAGATACAAGATGATCTATTACCAGGAAGAACTGGAATGGCATCAGACCTTAATCGATCTTCGTAACATCATCACAAAACCATTTGACTGGAGATACTACGATGTCTATATGAATGGACGTCGTTTATCCATGAATAACTTATTCTCAATTACGCCATGGGAAATGACTATGGTGAACTTAAAATCCAAATATAACCTGGCGATCTATGAAAAAGAACGTGAGTGGGAATATTATGGACTCAACTACAAAGAGAATATTTATTTCTTTACACCAGATGATCTGTTTAAGAAAGATTGGGTATCTGAAGATGAAAAGAACCAACTCATCAAAGATATCATCGAAGCAGAAAAAGATCCGAGATTAAATATTTATCCGAATACGAACGAAGAACCAAAACAGGACTGGACGGATGAGAGAAAGTATGTACTTCTTATGGCATTCTATTGGAATGAGCTCATTCCGAAGACGTTCGTGAATCCGTCGGTGTTACAGTTCAATAAGAGGATTATCTCAGAAGAATATCCGATTGTCTACGAGACTTACGTACATCAAGGTGATGAATTCGCACGAACGGAGTACGAAAAAAAAGCGTTAAAAGATGCTCCAGAAGCGATGTTGTTAGATCCTGACACGATCGTGAAAGGTGAAAACAAGGAAAACTTAACGTATGTTTATATGGTAGGTCATCCATTAGATGACGCTGCTGACTACGTAGACGAGACGATTACTATAAATAACTCAAAGTACAAAATAGGAGGTGATTAACCATGCCAACACCGGCACAGCCAGGGCAAGTCCCAACCATAATCACCAAACCAAATCAGCGTTTTGCAACAACCGCTCTGTCAACCAAGTATCGTATTAATGCGGTCAACGGAGAGCTGTTAAAAGATGATGTCACTGGTGAGATTTTTTATAAACGTCATGGTGACGGCAAAGTTGTAAGCTTCTTCCAGAATAAAGAACGTATGCAGGATCTGGTATTAGATCTTCGTGTGCTTCTTAGTACCAATATGGGATTTCGTTATCCTGCTGGTCTGGAGAATGCATTCTTTATTGATACCAACTACGACCTCGTAGCAATCAATAAAGAAAAACTGATCAATATCTACAATGACGATATTGAGATCAATAACGAAAATACAGAATCTATGTATACCTTCCATTTTAAGTTATCTGCGGAATGCAATGGCTTCTTCATGGAAGTGGATACTAGAGATTGTGACAAACCGATCGTTGAAGTAATCACCAATTACTACAACACAGCATTTAAAAACTACATTGGGGATTCTCCTCTTTTCTTAGCTGAGAAAGACAAATTCCGTGTCACCAGCTGGGAACAGTCAAATGCAGTGGTTCATTATCATTGCGTTTGTACAAAAGGAGAAGCCACACATACGTATGGTTGTACTTCTAATATCCGTCTGAATGAGCAAAGTATGATTGATCTTCCAGATTTGGATATTGCAACAGACTTCAACGGAAGACCAGAAACAATCGAAGTCTTCATTGACCGCATCACATTTGATAAGTTGCACTTTATGATTACCAATAAGGATCTGGTTGCAGGTACCTTCCCAACTTTATTAGACAAATACATCTATGAAGATGAGCATATTGAAGTATCTGTAGCAAATGTCATGCAGTTTATCGATAAACCAGAAGATTGGGCAGAACTTGGAAACGAAATCGTTCTTGCATTCATTGATACCCCATATTTACATCAGTATATGGGACGGATGATGTCTCTTACGAACAACGGAGATTTCATCTTCTCTATTCGTAGACCATATGCCGATGAATGGAGAGTTAATGGTGTTTGGGCTGAGATGGTTCGTATCATTGATACCAACGGTAACATTAAGAATACAGGATCTGAAAACTCTGGTCGTCTTGGTGATCTGGAAGATGTCTTCGGACCAAACCGTATCCATCATGGACGATTTACGTTCTTGCCATCTGAGCATGATGACTTCTTATTTGATGACCGTCGTGAAATCACTTACGAGGTATAGGAGGTACCCATATGGAAGAAATCAGTTTATACTCTGTAGATCCAGGCAGTGAAGTACTACAGTCTCCATATCGTGGAGGTGTTCACAACTGTCAATATGTGAAATCAGAAAGTCAATTGGCAGACGTACCAGCTTCTTTATATGCCGCTGTTGCGAAAAAAGAAATTACTTATGACGTCCCAATTGATGCACCATTATATGCAAGTCTTGACTTGTATGCACCAGATAGCACCGACGTGAAGGAGGGTGAATAATGGCAACCATTCCGAATTTACCAATGACGGATATCCTCTTACATGGAAAGCCGTCTGAGAAAGAAGAATACCTTGGATTTCCAATTACACGTTATCAAAACATCATTGGAGCTCCAGCATTAGTAACCGCATCCACGATTAAAGGTTCTGCCCCATTTCAACTTCTCAAGACAGATGAAGTGGAGTTAACCGTTTCAGCAATTCGTACGATGTGCGGAAATATCATTTAAGGAGGTACCTCTTATGGCACAGCAGAAAGCGGTCGTAACGACCTTAAAATCTCCAGTACAGGATGATGGAAGTAGAATGACCTTATTCCCACAGACCATCTCCTCTGCCATCGTACACGTTGATAAAGATGGTAACCAGAAAACTCTGGATGAGATCCTCCACAAAGACGTCGAAGAAAAACCAGACAACGGTGGCGACGCCAAAATGGAAGATATTCCGTTTATTTCAGCGGAAGAGCCGGACCATGCTTGCCTTTGGGCAAAGATTGATCCGTCTAAAACAAAAGTGGAATAATACTTGTAGGATTAGAACTTCGGGTTCTAATCCTACTTTTACTTTTCGGTAATGTATTATCTACATGATGACAACCCAGTAACGCTAAACAAAGGAGAGACAAAGAAATGCCAAAAACAAAAGCGACGGAATCATACGAACATGCAGGGAACTTCTTTGAGTACACGCTCAAAGATGAACCTGTTAAGAATACGACGTCAAAGATTCCACTACGAAAGCGGCTCGAAGTAGGAGCCATCAAAATGCAGAAATTGCCGATTGCCCTGGATATCCAGATGTTAGATATGGTAATCGCATTCTTATTGAAAGACAGCGTCTTACGAACGAGAAAGACGATTAATAATATAGATAAGCTGATGGACGCCATTGACCCAATCGTCTATGAGGGGAACATAGAATTGGAGTCCAGAGTACGTGTCATTCAGCAGATAATTACATGTATCTTGGAAGAACGATTCGAAGATACTTCCTTCATTCAGGTATACTGTCGGGATCACGCAGAAGATGAGTATACCAGAGATTTGATTGATCGTATGGGAAGTTTTACGATCAAATATGCAGAAAGCAAATACTTAGTTAAAAAGATCGATAACATGTTAGAATATGGGTATGTCATGACATGTCGAGGACTCATGATGGAGATCCTGGAAAGTATCGATCCAAGTGACTATTTAAGTTATGAAAAATACAGTGAAGATCTGGTTACCATTGCCAGATCCATTATCAATATTTACAGGCAAACCAAGAGTTTGGATGCAGACCAGACCTTTAGTTTGGATGGGGAGCAGTTTGAAACAGTCATCGCAGATGCCGTCAATAAACTGAAAGATAGAAACCGTATCTTCTTAACTGGATCTACATATTTAAATGCAATGCTTTCTCCAGGTTATATGAGTAAGCGTCTGTATACCTACTTAGCATTTCCAGGAAAAGGAAAGTCTACGATCTTGTTAAAGTCTGCTCTGGATATGAGACGATACAATCCAAACTTTAAAACAAAAGACCCAGAGAAACGACCAGCAATATTATTCCTGACATTAGAGAATGATATCCCTGAGACCATCGAGCGTATGTTCAATATGACCGTATGTGCCGATGATATTCGTAACTATACACCAAATCAGGTTATTCAAGCCATGCGTGAAAAAGGTGGTTTGAAGTTAACTGGAAAATCTTCCATTGATATTATCATCAAAGAATACAGAAACCGTGAGATTGATACTGATGATTTGTATGGTATCATTAATGACCTGGCGGATGAGGGCATTGAGGTTTGCGGTCTGATTCTTGACTATATGAAACGTATTCGTCCTGCAGAGAAAGCTGACAATGAAAAAGGAGAACTTAAAAACATCACCAATGAATTAAAAGAAGTTGCCAAATTCTTTGATATTCCGGTTATCACCGCACAGCAGCTTAACCGTTCTGGTATGGCAGTTATTGATGCCGCTCTACAAGCAGAGAAAGAAGACGTCACCAGACTTGTTGGAGCAGAGAACATCGCTGGTGCTTGGGAAATTCAGGAGAACTCCGACTGGACGTGCATCGTAAACCCACAGAGAAAGAAAGATGATGGTACGTTATGGTTCGTATTCAAGTTACTGAAACGTCGTTATAGATCTTCTGAGACTACCGAGAAGATGAGACAGCTTGACTACTTCAACCAGCCATTCGAAGCAGGTAATGAAATCCGTATTATGGATGATATTGATCTGGATGAACCACTTGGATTATTATCCTTAAGTGTCGAGTTCGCTCCAGAGAACTATAAGAAACGTGGAGCAACCAATGCAACTGAACGTAAAGTCAGAGACGTCCCAGGTGGAGAAATTGAGGATATGGCGGATTCCTTCTTCGATCTAAATGAGCATGATTATTCTGAGTTTGCAAAAGTATAATAAAAATCTAAACCAAAGGAGACACACAAGTAATGAATAGAAAAACTTTCACATTTGAAGAATTTGGAGATTTGTACTCCAGTTTGATTATCAAGGGTATGTATCAGATCGGCCTCAAAGAATACATGTGGCGATATGATGGCAATGACTGTTATGGACCTATGCGTATCATTATGATTCGTAATAAGTTTGACAGATACGTCAATACCTATTGCATCCTTGATAACCATACTGTTGTTGAACTTACTGAACGTGAAGTGGAGAATCTGTTATTCGCCTATCAGACTTATCATTATTCACCAACAGTTGATGCAAAACAACAGGAACCCTGGATGTTTACAGACTTCGACAAACAGGAAGCAGACAAATTGTACATCGAACTTTCGGGTCACGAACCGAATGACTCATATGAATGGCTTGAATGGCCAGATGGGATTTCACTTCGTGAACCACTCAGTTATCCTAATTATTTCTTTGCAAATTAAAGAATTTTTATTCAGAATCACCTGATGCAAATGCAGGCGATATACACTCCTTTAAAGCAAATATTTTCTTTAGCTTAATAAGACTTATAACTTTAAAACAAGGTACGAGGATTCCCAGTCACGGAGTCCCGTACCTTGTTTTGCCCTTAAAACAGTCGAATAACGGAAATGAGGCCTCCCTCATTTTTTTATTTACGAAGAAGAAAGGGGGCTACACCTTGTCTAAAATTAAGTCTCGTATGGATTATGCGAGAGAACTACAAGACGAGATCAAGGGTGTTGTGATGTATTCTTATGAGAGACTGCGGTCTCTTAGAGATGTAAATATCCGTCTTCATCAAACTGGAGAAGTCTGGTTTGAGGATTCTTTCGAGGGTCACCGTGACGAGCTCAAGCTCAAAGAAAAAGAAGAAAAAGCCGTGAAGTTATATAAGGAGTTGGACTCCTTTACGAAGCAGACGAAATATAACGAAATCTACCGAGACTTCTTGGTTGCCATCAAAGACGAGGACGACGAAAAGAAATGGCTTGGCATTTACAACAAATACAGAGATGACATCCGAGATTTAAAGATTGATATGAATAGTAAATATCAGAAATTCTTAGCTGATATGACTGAAATATTTAAAATCGTCACAACTCAGAAACGAAAGGAGAGAGAGTTTAAAATGAAAGAAACTCCAATTGAGGAATTTGTGAGAAATGCAGATCAGATTCGCAAAGTTCTCTATGAGAAATGCAATGCAGGAATGATCACCTTAGAACAGCGCGAAGCTTCTCTTGCAAAATTAAATGCCTACATAGAATCTGCAGAGCGATTTACTTCCGAAGTAAATGGTGCTGTAGAAGCATACTGTGAAGGTGAACTGACTTGTGAAGAACTGGATAACATCGTCTCTGGATATTACAGAGAAAATCCACAGCAGGCGATGTATTACGAAGGTCTTCATATCGACAATCGATTCAAGGCTATGAAGAATGAGATTGTTGGATTATACAAAGAAGGTGTCCTTAGCTTAGAGGATGCTAGGATGAGCTTAGACTATCTGGATCAGCTCTATGATGTCCAGATGTACGAGCACGGGGAATACTTAGAGAATGGAGAAGTTCCAACTTTAGAGTTCACCGTATCCGAAGCAATGAATCATTATTTTAACCGTATTAAGACATTTAACGAAAGTGCAAGCGATGAGGAATCCGATTACGCAGAACGTGTGAATGGCTTAAATGACTTTAATGCTGAAACTGCAGCTTACTTTGAAGGTGCTGGCGAAGTTATCTTAAGTAGCGTTGTAATTGGAGCATACTTAGCTTGTATTGCGGCTGTTATCTCTATTCCAGTTGGTAAAGTCATCAATGCGAAAAAAGGTTCTAAACTGATCAAAGCATACGAAGAGTTACATCCAGATGCTGTGAAGTTTAAATCTCTTAGAATATCTAAGATGAGCATTGAGAAAACTGGAGCACAGTATATTCCAGAGATCAAAAAACTGGTAGATGGAAACCTGAATACTTCTGGTAAATGCTTCTTGGCAAAACATGGTGGAAAACCGTTTGCAGTGATTGCATCTATCTTTGCTAGCAGTACCACAGCCGTCATCACTTCTGATGGGGTTGGAAGTGCGTCCACATACAGCAACACCAGATACTACTTCAAAGCACTGTGCCCAGAAGCGGTTGCACATAAAGAGTTCTACGAAGCTGCTTTAATGCTGAAGAAATTCAAAGTATCCACACCAGAAATCAAAGCGTTCTGTAAGGATATGAAAGCAGATCTTCAGGATCTTCGCAAGGAACAGGCACAGGCAGAAAAAGATAAGATCGATGCTGAAAGAAAAGCAAAATCTGCAGCGGAAGCAAAAATTGCAAAAGAATCTGCTGGTATTGAGTATGATAATGATAAGATTTATCAGTACGTACGTGAGCAGTTAATGCAGAAATACGTAGATGGTGAAATCACTCTGGAACAACGTGAAGGTGCTTTAATGGAAGCCAGAGATCGTCTCTTTGGGGATGATATGGATTTGATCAAAGAAGGTGTTTTTGATAATTTCGTAAAGAAAATCACTGACAAAAAGAAAGGATCCACTGATAAATCTGCATTTCAGAAATCAAAAGCCGCTTATGCTGCTAACAACGCTGAAATCAACCGTCTTAACACAAAAATCAAATCTCTTGAAAAGATGGAGGCTCAGAAATCTGATCCAACTACTTTGAAGAAATGTGCGGATGAAATCAAACGTCTTCAGGCAAAAGTTCAGAAACTCGTTTCTAATAATGATACACTTTCCAAACAGATGCAAGCTTGTATGGTGGGTGAATCTTCTGAAACTCCTGTTGGTGAGCAGATCTATGCAAACGTTTGTGAGCAGGTTACTGACAAATTCATCAACGGTGAGATCACTTACGAAGAAAGAACAGCTTTATTAGAAGCCGCTCAGGGACGTGTCATGGTAGAAAACGCGGATCTGATTGAAGAAGGCGTGTTACAGAAAATCTCTGATAAGATTCAGAATCAGAAGATATCTGGTTCTGTGGAGCAGTTACGTGCAAAATATCTTTCCAATATGCAGGAAGTAAAACGTACCGAAAAACGTATCAACGAATTAAAACAGGTATTGAGTCGTCGTGACATCGATCCAATCGTTGCAAAGAAAACTGCACGTGAGATCAACCAGCTTCAGGCAAAAGCAAAGAAACTGGAAAGCGATGCAAATTTTGCATATAAGAAAATGTCTGCACAGGATTTCAAGAATGCTCCAAGAGAAAAATTCAATAACAAACTGGCTCAAACAAAACCTGTTGCGCAGTAGGAGGTGATCCTATATGCTGAACTTATCAAATGTCGTATCACGTATTAAGTTCAAATTAGGAATCGCAAATATGGCATTGCCATTTGATAATCTGGATAAGATGATCGTGGATATCATTCAGGAATTTACTGTTCCGATCTTCTCGATCTATGTGCCAGATAAGAAGATCAGCACAATCAATGCCAAAGAGCATTTCAAGATCTTAAATCAGACAACGTCGCATACCACCTATTTATTACCGGACTTCAAAGACCCAAAATTGTTGTATGTCTTTGATATGTACAACAACGAGGATGCATTAACCAACTTAGGTTATTATGCAGGAACGATTCCGTTCTCTATGACAGAAGGATCCTTAATGGGTGAAATGATGCTGAGTAATATGACCGCTCGTATGATCAATGCAGCGGTTCCAAAGTTGACCTTTGACTTTCAAGCACCAAGAACGCTAAAAGTATACAATGCGTTCTGGACTAATACGTTTACGATTGAATGGGGTTTTGAGCATTCAAAATCTTTGAATACCATTCCAGATGATGCATTGCCAGCATTCTTAAAATTGGCACTCTTGGATGTGAAAGAAAACTTATATCCAACGGTTGCGCAGTATCAGGAGCAATCCACGGTATATGGAATCATACGGTTGCCAATCGATACTTGGACCAATGCAGAATCCGAACGTACTGAATTATTAAACCAGTGGGATGATACCTATCATCTTGATGGTGTGCCGTTCTATTACGGATAAATTAGAAGATACCATACGTATAATACGTATGGTATCTTTTTACTACCCGTAGAGCCCCTACCCATATTGATATATAATTTTCGTGAATCAAAGCAATTAAATACTAATATCATTCAGCTTTGGTCAGAAAAGTTAATAGTCACAGAGATCACATCAGCAGGTGACAACTATAACTTTTATGGGTGGAGACAGCATCAAGAGCCCGGAGGAAATTATGACAACTTATACAACATTACAGGTACTCTTAAACATGGTAGACACAGAAATCGTTGACAGAACTAGCGAGTTAAAGAGACTCGAAAGCTCCATCATTGACCTTGCAGTAAAATCAAACCAGATTTGGCATAGCGTAGCAAACATGCCACTGGATTGCATTTACACAAATTATTACGAGTCAGTTAAATATATTAACAGACTCGCAAAGAAATACTTTGGTCTTCCTTTATTTAAGGAAGATAATGAATCAGCAGTGCTTGAGATATTTTCTCAGCATGGTATTGATTACAAACATGAGGTAATCGATGTAGATCATCTGATCTACAGAATCAAGAATGCATAAAAAAGAAAAGAAGCGGACTTAACATCCGCTTCTTTTTTTTATTAAAATGACGTAAAGAAGTCATCTACTTTATGTTTTGTCTCGGGACTGATCTTTGCATAAATCATATTGTCGTGATCTTTAATGATCGCGTGTTCATGAGTGTCGTCAAATCCTACCAGGTCTCTGATGTCAAGATCAAAGCTTTCCAGAAGAATCTCCGTATTGGTATCCTTATTGCCAACGAGATCTAAGATTTCATGTAATGGAATCATAATGTCGTCTGGTGTTACGGAAGGATCCGCAGGAGTAACGATGCCAGAAGCAGACTCCATCATAGGTTTCTGTAACTGACCGATCATCTCGGCTTCGCAATGGCTTGGATAGAATACCCAGTCATAGGTTACCAGTAATCGAATGACTACCGTTGGTCGTCCATTGATCTGTCGTAACGTTGCAATAGAACGACAGCTAAAACGTGGAACCATTCCCTGGATAATCGTTTTCGCAAATCCAATACCAGCCTCTGTACCAGCATCTGTCTGGATACGTGCTTGTAACAGATTTCCATTGATTCTTGGTTTCATGATCTTATGAGATCGATTTGGCATCCACACGTCTCTAATTCGTTCTGGAGTTAACTTCGCATCTGTAAATGTTTGTGTTGGATGGTTTTGCTCCCCAAACCAAGAGTCGTGTGCTAATAAATCTTGAATCTTTGGTGACTGTATCGCTTGCCAGACGTTCTCTGCTGTGTAATATCGGTGGTTACGGTTTTCTACCCCAAAAGACTGTAGAACTGAATCAAACTCGACAAAGAAAATATTATTGTCATTGTAGATCTTCAGATCGCCGACTTTGGTAAGCGGTGTGTCCGCACTTTCGCAAAGATAAACAAACCCGAGGTCATCAATTTGCTTATTTGTACGCAATTTATTACACCTCATTTCGGGTTAATTTCTTACCAGATTGTTTTTGGCTTGAACGTTAGAACTCCATTTTTGCAACCACAGAAGAATAATGCCCTTATAGATTTTCGTGATATATTATTTTTTTGCTCTGACCAAATCACTGCAGATTAAGCGTCGTAAATCTATAGGGGTTTGAAAAGTCAGAGACTTTTCTTATTTCGAAATAAGAGAAACGACTTGAAAGGAGCACTACGACAATGGGAAAGAAGCGTGCAATGTTAGCCCGTATGGACTGGGATACTGCATTTTATGCAGACATGCAAAATGATGTGGGGTTTCAGATTACCGAACCAGCAGAGATATCTTTAGACGGATCCAAAGAAAAATCCATGTATGGACCACAATCACCCTTATATGGAACGACTTATGGAGACGAACGAGAGTTCATCGAACGCTGGAGATGTAAATGTGGACGTAAAAAATCCCGTGCATACGAAGGAGAAGAGTGCCCATTCTGCCATAGCAAAGTAGAAGCAAGAGGATCCAACATCAATATTTGTGGATGGATCTCTTTGGTGAAATCCGGCGCATTTGTGATTCAGCCACTCTATTTTCGCATTTTGGCACAGGCAATTGGCAAGGAGTTCGCAGAGATTGTCAATTGTAAGAAAAAGGTAGATACCAACGGAATCCAGAGCGAATTAAAACCAGGAGATTTGGATTTTGTTCCAAGTCATCCGTTTTATGGCATTGGAATTCAGAAGTTTCGGGATCGCTATGAAGAAGTTCTTGATTATTACATGCATCAGTCCAGTAAGAAGAATAAGATTCATACATTCGAATTACTGCTGGCACAGAAAGATCAGGTCTTTACCCAGCACATTCCGGTATATTCTACATATCTGCGACCGCAGTCGATCACCCAGGATACATTCTATTTCCAGGGTGCCGACAAGATGATCAATGTCATCTTTAAATTATCTGAGCATTTGGAAGACTGCCCAGATATCGAGTGGGATAATTTCCAGGCAAGATTACAGATCAAAGTCAATGCGTTATGGGACTATGATTTTACGTCTATGCATGGAAAAGAAGGTATTATTCGTGACATGTTACTTGGTGGGTCTCTTAACAAAATTGGGAGACGTAAAACCAATCTAATTGCGGGGACTTCCGATAAACGACAACTACCAAACCAATGTAGTGATGCACTGGCGGCAAGGGGTAACTCCCAAGGTATGGTAATCAAGGTTGTACGTTTGGAATATCGACGCAGCAAAGCATCTTAGTAGGATAAGATGTGGGCTCAACGACTATGGAAAGCTAGGGATAAGCACGCGTCCTGAAAATAAGGTAAGTTGAAATACTTACACGAAGCGAGTAGGTCCGATTGGACGAAAGGTAGGCTTAACGCCGAAACGGTTGGGTGTCATTACGACATAAGATATAGTCTGAATGTGTAAATTACGATTTGCAATTATACCGCCAGAAATGTCATCGTACCTGATCCTACATTACGTGATAATGAAGTTGACCTTTCTTATCACACATTCCGCGAACTTTTTAAACCAAAAATTATCAACTACTTAAAGGTCTATGAAGATATTCCTTTAAGTAAAGCAGAAGACATCTGGGAAGACTCCTGGATCTTCAATGAGAAAGTATACGACATAATGATGATGATCGTTGAGAAAGAGAACGTCAGTCTCTTGATTAACCGTAATCCGACGCTAGCCATAATTTGGTGTCGTTAAACCTATCTAATGGCGGGGACAATCTCGAATATCATTCACTACGTACTCATAGCAGCAATGTATATGAGGGCAACGGGTAACGCCGAAGGTATCGTAACAATGTGAATGTAGAGACAATCCGCAGCGAAGTATCACAACCAGACTAAACAGTGGAGGTGATTAATATACCAAAACAACGTCAAGAACCATCAGAGTTCCTTAAAAGATATTATGATCTAATCAAATCAAGTACTGAACCAGAAATCTGGAAAGATATTGAACTTGGTGACAGACCATTATATCAAATTAGTAATCATGGACGTGTCAGACGTAAAGACAATCAATATGTAATAAATCCATTTCACTCATATCGTAAAGATGCTGATGGAAATTTTATATATGAACGTCCAACGTATTTACGTGTTCAACTTTATTACTATGAAAATGGGAAGCGACGAAAGAAGCATTGTGAAATTAGCCGTCTTGTTGCGCTTGCATTTATACCGATTCCAGAAAAGTATATATCTGAAGGCTACACTGCAGATAGCCTTGAGGTAAATCATATACAAGGCGGATATCAAATATTCAATAACTTTGTATCGAATCTCGAATGGTGTACTACGCAAGAAAACATTGATAAGGCATTTGACACAGGTCTTCGTCATCCACCAAAAGGAACCAAACATCATGCAACGTTTGTAAGTGAATCATTCGTGATGAGTATTTGCGATTGTATTGCAAACGGTATTGGTGTTGACGATGCATATCATAAATTAAAAACAAAATTGCCTTACACACAATTCAGACCATTGTATTATAATATTAAATACAAGCGGTCTTGGAAATACATAAGTCAGTTTTATAACTTCTAATATGCTGGTATGTGATATATGCTCATCGACTAGAAAAAGCTAGATATCTACGATTGTAGAAATACATAAATGATGTAAGTCAGGTAGATTGAAAATAAGGTAGTTTGAAATGACTACACGAAGCGAGTATCGTTAGGTTCATTCCGAAATGGTAGGTCGTAATGATTCTGGTAATAGGAACCATTACGAAAGATATAGTCAGATGCTCCTGTTTGAGCATTGGAATTATTATAGTATGCTTTTATTGAAGGTACGTAAGGTAAAACGCAGTGGAACCGACTACTGTCTGAGCGTACCACTGTCGATAAACCTAGTGGTAATGTCGACATTAAACTATCCTAAATGCGGGGAACTCCTGTTAAGTGTTATCTACCAACTTCTACTGGCGACAGTATTAGGGCAAAGGGTAACTCCGGCGATATGGTAATAATGATAACAATAGGGACAATCGACGCAACAAAGCATCTCATCTTATTCACTCCATTTAAGGAGGGAGTAACAAATGAAAATATGTCATTTAGATATTGAAAATGCAAAGTTCAACTTTGAAGTACATGATGATGGAACTGTCTGGAATAGCGATAAGAATACAATGCTTAAAGCTCTTGTAGATAAACGTAGACCAACCGAGGGATCTAAAATAAAATTTCCGTTATGTAACGATAAGCACATTTATATGTACTTACGTGAATTGGTTGCTGCGAATTTCTGTGATAACTATAAGCCAGGAATGAAAATCGTACATAAAGACGGTGATATTAGAAATTGTGCAGCTAATAATTTGGAATGCTATAGTCCAATGGATTATATCTTGCGGTTTGTAAAAACAGATGCTACTGAATGGAAAAAGGTAGATATTGGTATTCCTTTATTATATGAATACTATATATCGAATAAAGGTGATTTGTTTAATGGTACTACTTTTGAAACAGTTGTTCCATTTGAAGACCTAAGAGAGCAAAATCATGGATACCTTAGATTTAGCATATATAAATCTGACAAGAAATATATTCATTATGGTGCAGGACGATTAGTAGCGAAGCATTTTCTAAGTGCTCCAAAATCGGATGATGGTACTGATATAGTATATTACAAAGATTGCAATCCAAAAAATCTCGATTATCGAAATTTAGTTTGGGGTAATCGTTTAGATGTTATCAGTAATGCATACAAGAATAATCCTGATAGAAAACCGATTCATAATTATGCATTCGATGACGAAGAATGGAAACCAATTGATTTTCTTGGTAAATTACTATATGAGTATGAAATCAGTTCGTTTGGACGTGTGTACAATAAATCGTTGAAACGAATGATCACTCCACAAAGACGAGGAAATAATCCAAATAACCAATCGTGGCAATGTGTTGTTATTCACGATATTAATTGTGTCGGAAAAGTATACACATTACATCGATTAGTTGCGAAAGCGTTTATTCCGAATCCCTGTCCAGAAAAGTATATTCATGTGAATCATATAAATGGGAATCCTGAATGTAACTGGGCTATCAATTTAGAGTGGTGTTCACCAATGAAGAACTTGTACCATGCGATTTCGACCAATCTTCAGCATACATCATCATATAACGGAAACGTTACAGATGAATACTGGAGAACACGTACAATTATTGCTTGGTGCTTTGCAGGAGATGATATTGAAGATAATGAAGCTAGACATAAAGTATTCAATATGTATAATGCGTATATTAATTCTATTGAAGATAAGGTAGAAAAATTTAATACATATGAAGACTTTGATAATAGATTAAATTCTTTATTATCTGATAAGGATTTCCTTACATTATACAAATTTTATCATGAAGAATACAGCATAATTAAATAGTGAATTAGAATGAGATGTGAGTTCAACGACTAGGGAAAGCTAGGAACTAATTGGTTCTGAAAATAAGGTAGTTGAAATACTACACGAAGCGAGTAGGCTCAACTGTGAGCGAAATGTAGGCTTTACGCCGAAACGGATAGTACCAACCGTTAGTACTCGGTCTAAACATGCTACCGGTAAGTAAAGATATAGTCTAAACATTGTGAAAACACGATGCATAATCAATTCGTTGATTACCCGGTTTAAACGCCGACTTTGATGGTGATATCCTTAATATGATTGCTATCGTAGATGAGGCCATCAGATACATGTTTAGAAAGTTCGACCCTCTCACACGTATGATCATTGCGCGTGATACAGGATTATTAAATGATTACTTTGCAGTTACGAAATCACAGAAGATCGATCTGTACCACTTCGCAACTTGCGGCGCACAGGAGAATGATACTCCTGAAACCTTCCCAGAAGAGATCTTAACCAAACAGAAATGGGAAGAAGAGGTTGTTGTGCACGAACAGCCGAAACTGCAGTTATTCATGCAGAAAGAAGATTTGACACTGATCCCACGTATGGAAGAAGTAGAAGATATTCCTTTCAAACCTAGTGCCAAATTAAAGAAGCGATTCGCTATCGCTTAAACGAGAAAAGAGATACCCAACGTTACGAGTGGGTATCTCTTTTTTATCCGTATATTACGAATCTTATGTTTAGATATTATCTATATGAATCAGAGAAAATACATAAGTAATCCGTCCTATAAACTCTGATCAGAAAAGTTCATAGCTTTGAAAGAAAAGCGAAGGGTGAATGGATCCCTGTACGACAAGTACGAAATGTATGATCCCGGCTGGCGGAAGTCGTTAAGAAAGGCATAATATGCAGGATGTAAAAAATTTCTTCAACACAGCAGTACTTCAGGTAGAGGAATTATGTGATGCAAATCATTACGATAATACCTTATACCAGGAGGAAATTACATCCACAATCTTAATGCCGAAAGCAATTAAGATTGTATTAGAATTACTGGACGTAGTCGGTATGTCCAGTATCGACGATGCCAAGAAGTTAATTGAAATGACACAGACAAAGCATAACATATTTCAGCGTGCAATGCTCGCTACACTCTGTACCACAGTCTTTGATGAAGAAACTGGAGAAGTGATCCTCCCATCATACGAAGAAGCAATGGATGGGAAGAGATATATTTATCTGGTAGAACGTGATGCGGCAGTTTGTCTTCGTGTAATTAATTTCAAGGACCAGGCTGAATTGTTATCAACAAAGTCATATAATGGTCAGCCAGTGAAACTGGTAACGGTACCATATTTCGATTTCAATTAATAGAAGTTATGGAAGCATACTTTCCAGGAATTTTACAGTAATCATATAAATAGGAGGACGAAACTATGATTAACAATACAAAAACCTTAAAGAAAATGGCAGAAGCAACAATGAAACTCGACGCAGAGATTACAGGAGACCTGCTTGATGAGATTGCATCAAGAGTGATCCAGAAGGACATCAACGAGGGATTTGGACTTGTTGGTGTTAGACACGCAGGTGACTTCTGTGATGGATGCGCTTGTGACGACAAGGTTTGTGAAACCTGTCCATATGCAGAGTACGTCCCAGACACAAGAAAGTAAAAGAAAAAAAAGAATCGGACTATACATCCGATTCTTTTTTTTTGATCTTTTTAAATATAGTGATATATTATTTACGTGTAAGAATGCAACGCTATTCTAATTAGTGTATATTAGTTTAATATGGTTTTAAACTTGCAAAAATACTTTCAGGTTATAGTATTTACAGTCATGTACAGAGTTCATCTGATTCCCCTATCAGACATGGAACTCTTATGTTGCATTCTACAATTATGTATCGGTCTTGATCTGTGCTTACTCCTTTGGGCATGGAAGAGACGATCTGCCAATGAGAAAGTGATGTTCCTCTCCCCATATTGTGAATGTCACTTTCTCGTAAAAAAGAAAACTTTAAATTTTTTATACACAAAGGAGAGACTAGGAGGATATACAAAATGGCAAGACGCAAACCAGTAAACGCATTCGAAATTGCGAAAACGAAAGAAGTTGGATTCGTATACTTATTATCCGACTTTCGAACAGAACATGATGTGAGCTTTGGTACAAAGAACGTGCCTGTATGTGCAGATGAGAATACACCAATCGATGTGTATTTCTTAAAGAATGTCTTAAGTGATTATGGTAGAGGACCATTACTTGCAATGGTAAGACCATTTAACTTAACCATGCGCGAGCGCTTCAAAGAAGAAAACGAAAAGGGTACCGTTATGATTCCTGGTGTGACTGCAACCGAAATGGAGATTATTGAAATTCTTGATTTGACCTCTACCTTCTGGATGGAACGATTTGTTTCTACTGGATTAGTAGATATTCACGCTGGAGATGATCGATGGGCAAGATACGCATTTCATCATTCTCCATGGCTTTGGACACGTCTGTCACGTCTGTTAGATGAACCAAGAAAACCAGGTGAAAAGCCAAATACTGAAACCGCAATGCGTATCCAGGAAGAAGAGCTTGCGAAAATGAGAGAGGAGAACGTGCTGTTATGAAAAAATCTACTTACGAACTATTTACATTAAACCATGATAATGACGGTTATGTAGGAGATGCTGAAAAATTCTTAGTTGTCTTGCATGGCTTTAACGTGGACGCAAAAGGACATAAGTTTACAGACTATGCGCCATGGGATAAAAGTAGTGATTTCACAGGCATCTTTATGGATCGTGAAAATCCGTTTGTTTTAATACCATTGGAATATGCAGACTTAGTTGGTGGAATCAGTGATACGGTAGCGATCGTAAGTCCGGTATATTGCGATATTTCACAGGAAGATCTCCCAAATCTCACAAAAGGATTAAAGACCATTAAAAGTGTCTTAACACAGTTTGAGTCCATGCACATGTTATCACCGTTTTGTGGATTCAATCGCTTCCGTCCAGTACCGAAGAAAAAGAAAACAAAAGAAGAGTTAACAAAAATTGCAGAAGTACGATCCCCACGTACGAGTAATGATATGTTTGGCTATAATCTGGATGAGGAAAGTGATACGTACATCAAACGTACCTTTAAACTTACCGTGAATGGGGATGATAGCCGGGTGGAGCTTGGTAATAAGAAGTTAGATAAAACAGTTGAAGAAATCCACGCACAGTACTTACGTCCAGTTTCAACTTCTATCGGAATCTGCTATGAATGCAGTGCGATCATGCTTGATCGGATCGGAAACATAAACCAGATTGGACGCGGCTATATGAGTGAAGAGCGTATCAAAGAACATGGATATCAGCACTATACCGATGTGTTAAATCTGTATCCAAGTCTATGGACTTACTACACAAGCACAGAGCTGAAAGATGTGATTCGTGAAAATGCAGAAAAGATTTATGAAAGACCTACTGAATTTGAAGTAATAGATCGTGAAGATGAACTGGATGCAGCACGTATGACGATCCGAAATACCATCGACTATTGCTTAGACGTTGCACCATCTGTCGTAGAAGCCAGACGTGCCTTTAAAGATATGGTCGATGATCTGGATGAAGAGACTTTGACTGCATTGGCAATTGGAAATTATCAGGATGCCACAACAGCTGTCACTAAGCAGTTTGAAGAAAAAGAGAATCCACTCTTTGACGCAAAAGAGTTCAAAGATGGTTTGGATCGAAGATTTTCCATGTTACGTACCAAGGACTATGACCCATATTATGATGAATGATTGAGGAGGTATGCCCTATGATTTACCAGGGACATTTAGAACCACTGGTGTTCACTATACAATGTGAAGAATTTAATGAAAGAACCAAACAGTTTGAATCTCGTGACCAGGTGATTTTAAATCGTTCACGTCTTGGTATGAGATGGTCTAATTCGTATACGTTTTATGTATTTGAGAATGGCGGGCTCTACACAGAGTCTGCCTGCATCAAATTGGTAAAAGCATTCAACAAATTGGAACATCCAAGAGACATTACAAATCACATATCCGTTGCACGTATCAATCGAGATGACAAAGATTTTTCGTCCATGGAGATTTATGCAACGGATGCCTTTGCTGATTTTCTGACGGCAAAGTTGAACGGACGGTCAAAAGCTATCACAATCGATTTCATATATTTTCGTAGCAAAGCAAATAGTGGAAAACCTGCACCGGGAAGTGCGTTTGCATTCAAAACAAAGATCGATGAGATCATCAAAAATGCCACTGGAGAAACTAATCCATTGACGGTTAATGTCTATTATTCCGAATACTTTCAACCACATGTATTCGTAGAAGAAATCACAGATAAGACTGAGATTTAAAAGGAACTATACAAAGGAGAACACACCATGGAAGAAACAAAGCTGGACGCAGTCAGCGTCTATAATCAGGTGAAGACCTGTATCAAAGAAATGCATGAAGCGGGTTTATGCATCAAACGAGACCGCTTAGAAGAGATCGTTACCGATCACCATGGAAGTCACTATGGAAAAGAAACCAAACAAATGGTATACTTAATGCAACACAATCGAGAATTTCGCAGAGCATTATTTCGTTTAGACGCCTTAAACGAGTTCGGCGCTCTGCGACGTTCCGAACGAATCTTAGATCGAGAACGTCATAGCATCAGACAGGGGCGTCTTCTTACGATGGGATGCATGGCGATTCTCTTTATTGGAATCGTCGTTATGACAGCAATTCATTGCAGCTGGTTAGGAATCGAACCACGATATAATCTTGTAATGATAATCTCTGAGATTGTCACACTTGGAATTGGAATGTTTGCAATTGATATTCTCGTAAATACCAATACGATGGGTGAATCTCATGCAGAAGATGGAATCGATCCAATTATCAATGAAGAGCTGTATCCAAAAGAAACCAAAAATTATTTATTTAATCCACCAAATAGTTTATATGTCAAATATGTCGACCTTGGATATGTTTTGCTTCCGTCAGAAGCATTTGCATTCGCATCCTATCTGGTGGATCTACTAAATCATCCAAAAACGATCCTTCTTCTTGGTGACCGTTCTTTTAAGGATGTCTTCTCTAAAGAATATCGAAAGATTTATTCAGAAATTGGCAACTGTTACCGGTTGTTCGAGACTCCCTCTCAAGAAGAGATTGACGACTTAAAACTGAAAAACCGTGCGAAGAATGGTGGTCCGCAGATCTATAATTTAGATAAACCGTCAAAGAAACGCAAAAGGAAGTCAAATAAAACCGTGAAGAAATTATCTCAGAATGGGAAGCTTATGCAATTTGAGATTCCGATTACGAAAGGAGAAGACGATGGCCATCATTAATCTGATATTAGACGTGGTCATCCTTGTTGGGGCTGGAATGTTAACATTCCAGCTCTACTTATACGTGACCATGTTTCGTTTGAAACGTCAAAAGAAATGGACAGCAGCTAGAGAAGCTCGGTTAGCGGATATGATCGTAAGTATGCGAGCACTTGTGTCTTTAATGATATTTGTAAGCTGTTGTTGTCTCATCGGGAAGGTGATTTTATGGATGTGACCTATTGGTACACTGTATTTGGAATCAGCTTTGTAGCAAGCATACTTGGTGTCGAGATATTTATAAAAGACCTTGAGAATTCTACCTTGTATATAGAAGTTGCAATTCTGTTGGTGTTTTGCATTATTATGATGCTTGTATCGGCAAATATATTTATGATAAAATTATTATTGTTATATTAATACGTTAGGAGATGACAAAAGATGTTACAAATGATGCAATCATTAGGGGAGGGATGCCTGGCAATATTCGGTGTCCTTATACTTATTGGATTAATCGGAATCTTGATCAGTCTTTGTCAGAAATATGAGATTGAGGGATTCCCAGTATTAACATTGGTGCTGTTTTGTTTATTTGTGATTGGCGTGGTATTAATTGTACTTGCCAAATGCATGGCAGGAACCGCATAATATAGGAGGATATAAAAATGAATGCTTTATTGGCCGGGCGCATTGTAGTAGTTATATTTGGATTAACCTGTTGGTGTTGTTTTGTACGTTTGCTTGTATCATACGATAGCAAATACGGAAACGATACCAGAGCAAATGCATGGGTATGCTTCGCTGTTTCGTTGATCGTCTTCGGAATTGTAGCAACCGTTTTCACAATCACACAATAGGAGAACATATGTCTGCATATATGATATATTTTATTATTTTAAGCATTGCAGAAATTGTAGCATCTCTATCGGTGGGGTATTGGATGCCATACATGGTTTTAGGTATGATGAATCACGAGAAATCTGCCAAAATCTATTTGTTAAATTTTATATGTGCAATACTTTTAGTTATGGTTTGTAAATATATATGCCATAAGTATTATTAAGGAGAGACTATGAAATTTCTTCATACGTTATTGGTATACCTCATGCTTGGCAGTTTTATCATTGCCATCTTATTAGGAATCATCGAGGCATACGCAGTGCATCGTGAATTAAGATCTGTTTCACAAAAGACAGAGAAAGCGATATTAATCACTTTAGGATGTATGACCATTTGGTCATTAATATTATCATACATATAAGGAGGAACCACTATGGTTGAAAAGAAGTATTACTGGCCTGATTTTAAGGATACCTTTACAGTCAAAACTGAAGAAGGAATGAAACATGAATCACTAATAGGTGAATATGATTGTGATTTAATTATGAATTACTTGATGTATGCCGCAGATCATATCATGACCACTTCGATTACGGATGATGTTAGCTATTTCAAGGAACACGCATTCCCATATTTACCACTCTACGGATATGATCCATTTATTCTTGGTGGAGATGGGATTTTGAAATACATCATCGAAGTAGATCTCATCAATCATGTAGTTACGATAATGGAATTTAAGGTTCTTACCAGTTTTGCTGAATTATGTTTAAAATCTGAAGGACTGATCAAAGAATCTAAAGAATATACAAATCGGATCATGATAGATCGTGATCGATTTGTGGAATTATTTGGATCTTCGAATGAGAATCATCCGTATAAGCTCTTTAATAATTTACGATTAGCGTTATTGACCCATTTTGAAAATATATACAATAGACGTATCTATACGGAGAAAACACTAAAAGATCTGGGAATGTTAGATGTTACAAAAGGATTCTTAAAATCATTTCAAACGTACTTAAAGTTTGCAGATGAAAGTACGACAACGTATACACACGAAGAGGTGATGGATTTGTTGTTACAGCAGATGCTTGTAATTGCACCAAGGGATTTTCAAGAATCCGTAGACGCCTACTAAAAGAGAAGAAGAGTCGGATAGCACATCAGTGCTTCCGACTCTTTTTTAATTTTGATTGAAGTATTTTGATATGATCCGGGTCTGTCTCCAGTCGTATCAAAGATTCCAGAAGATACTTATTATCGCAATTTCTGGGGAGCTTATGATAAGCAATTAGTTTTGCTATATACTCTGCCGTGGAGTAGCTTCGAATATGTGTATGACCATATTTGAATGGTTTCTTAGTGTTGTACACCACGTACGTCTCAGAAGAGCTTTTATTATGTTGATCTTCTGCGTAAATATCTACGAATTTGAATTTTCCAACTCGAACCATAAGACACCTTCTTTCTTTAGGAGATTGTAAGGGGTCTAATAATCCGTAAAGTTAATACGGATATTTATACAATATTTCCGTGAATCAGAGAAAAACTATACTTAGTAATCCGCATTTCATCTCTGATCTGGAAAAGTTCATAGCTTTGAAACAGAAGCAAAAGGGCAAACTGATCACCCGTACAAGAAGTACAAAGTGTATGGTCCGGCTAGCGGAAGTCGTTAAGAAAGGCCATCTATGGCTAAAACTACAAACGCAACAAACACAAACGCAACAGCAAACAACGCACAGGCAGAAGCTAAGAAATCAAGAAAACCAAAAGCTTTTGAAGCTAAGATGCAGGGTGTTAAAGAGTTCGGAAAGAAAGCTGTAAGCGGTCCTAAGAAATTAGGAAGCTTAGCAATTCGTTCTGGACGTGAAGTAGCCGTTGACTGTGCATCTGCAGGTATTGGACTTGCAGTCGGTGGCTTAGCAGCTAAAGGCGCTCACAATGCAGTAACTGTGGGCAGTCAGGTCATCTGTAACGAATATAACTTCGCTACAGGTAAAGGAACTGTAAGTGTCAAAGGAAAGTTCGGAAAGTGGAAAGAAATTTCTACATCCGAATACCTTGCAGCTGTAAACCGTGGTAAAGTATTCAAGGAAGCAATTCCAAATTACTTTACCAATAGACATGCAGACACTATCAACAAAGTCGCTGATGGAGTCGGCATTGTAGCTGGAGCAACAGGCACCGTCGGAGGTTTCGCTGTATCACGTAACGCAATGAATAGCGTATTGATGACAGAGAAAACCAAAGAAGAAATTGCTGCTAAGAAAGCTAAAAAACTCATGCATTCTCTGGATGTCGACATCCAGAGCGATGGTGAGACAGCTGACATCTAAACAGTGAAAAGAAGAGTTCTTAGAACTCTTCTTTTTTTGTCTTCGGACAGTCCTTTAATTGAATTAAAGGAGGCGTTCACATGAAATATTATCTTTTTCCGCTGAAGCTCTCAGAAACAAGAGTTCCATCAAATCTTGGATGGAACTTTGTGCATGAAAATATAGATCGTTTAGTTGAGTCTGAAGTCCTAATTGAAGTAAATACATATGATAAGGGAACTACCCGAATCTTATACAAGGACGTTGTCTATACTATCAAAAAAGACTTCGTTGATCTTTCTAACAGCAGACGTATCTATCTTGGAGTACCGGCAAATGAGGGTTCTGAGGTAATTGGAAATTATGATGACTTTGTGAAAAAGTTGGGCTAAAACAAACTAATAAGGTCGACAGATTAACATATATCTATCGAACGATTTAGCTTAAGAAAACTAACAGTAGGGAACTTACAAAAAGTTCCCTACTGTTTTTAGTTGTTGTAAGCCTGAATCGATAATATGAAATAGAAAAAGATCGCTTTCTTATAATTGATACGTGAGGCTTCTCGTTTAAACTTGGCATGAACACCAGAACTCTCCGCCCATTGATCCAAAATGGTTTTGATACGTGCAATATTGGCATCGTTAGAGTTCGTTTTTCTAAAAAGTTCCGCACTCCAGGTAAGGAAGTAGGAGCTGTTAATATCCACTGGTTGTTTCTGATCCGTGTACAAGAATAAGAACAGAATGGATTCAATGAATCCTTGAATAGAGGATTCATTTTTTCCAGAGACGATCTTACTTAAATAGAATCTGGTATCGGAGATAGAGATCTTGGCAAGCTTTGCACAAATCTCTGCTCGTTTTAAGTCAATGCCATTTGTGATTAACGGAATCGATACTTTAGAAGTTATCGTGCTTACTAAGGTCGTATTATTCTCGTTACCATCCATAACTGGAGAATCACCAAATTGGTCTTTGATTGTTGTGACAGTTTTCCCAGCTGCATGATTCTTGGTGTAATTATCACAGATCTTTTTGATTAAGGAGTTCTGGTCATTACGGATACGCTGGATAAAACGAACCACTTCTTTATCTGATCCATCTTGCATGAAGTCCTTCAGAAATGAATAGGATGACTGGATGGATGTCGCCAACATACCAAATACATGACCGGTTTTCTTTAAGATAAACTTCTCGGTCAGGTTATCAACGGTATATAACATCGCACCTACGTCGCTGACTCCATACTTAAAGTACTTCGAAAATATGGATGGATATACGGATAATGCATAGATAATCAGCGCCGTATTTAATCCACGTTCATCTTTGGTTTCAATGGTGTAGTATCTGATACAGCAATAGAACAAGAAGAAGATTGGATTATTTTTAAGCAGCTGAAAGTTTGTATTCGTTGCAGCTCCTTTTAAGATCGCAATGATTTGCTTACTAGAAGCATTGATCTCTTCTTCCGTGATGTCAAAGATTTTATAAAACATCCCCTTGTCAATATCACCAAATGGGACTAAGTATTGTGGACCTGGTGTGTGAAGCTTTTGTGAGTTCTTATCTACGTATCGACCAACGGTCTGCTTAAATCGCATGTCACCGGCTGATGTCTTTAAAACGGCTCTTACTTTCTGATACAACCCGTCACGAATAATGTAAGACTTTGATAAATCTGTAGATTCACATAAATACTCGAAGTCTACATGGGGATAGGATTCAAGATCCCATAATATTTCCTGTTCGAAGACGGGGTGTTTATATCGTTCGTCTGCATAAATGACAGGGTCTGTCCGATATTTCATTTGATCGTGTCCCCCTTTCGTAGTTAAGATTTTGTTGCCACTCGTAAGGTACATTTTTGTAACACTAATTAGAAAGACGAGGTGATATTTCATTGGATAACCGATTTCTTTCAAAGCACATGTTATTTGCATACGCATTTGTGCTTAGTTTAGGAACCCATTTTGTATCGACTGGCATTGACCGCGTATTTGACATCTTAGTACACGTTTCGTTGCATTACCCAGGTGCTTATTTGAGAAGTGCAGTTTGTGTACTCGCAGGATTTGTGATGCTTGGATGCGGACGAGGATTGTATCAAGTGTATCTACATGCAATCGAAGATCAAATGCATGACGCACACTGTACGATTCGAGAGCTCCATGAACTTCCACATATCTGTGATAGTTATGTCGGAATCACACTGATACTCATAATCATGGTCGGTACCTTGGGATATCGTTTCTTCCATTTATTTGACTCAGAAATTGTACTCGTAACGCATGATCCATTTAAGTTATTTTTTGGGCCTGCCGTGTTGGGTGTATATGGATTGTACCTTGTATATCGCGGTAATAAAGGTCGAAAATCGATCAGGTGAAAGGAGTGACATTTATGACATTACGTTTACCGTCAGATAAAAAGAAGCACGAACAATCGATTCGTGACTACCGTAGAAAAATCATACTGCGAAATATTATGTGGAATCTGGTATTTGGATTCTCTGTATGTGCCGTTGTATTTGGGATTGCAACCGTCATGACCAAAGAGCTAAGCAGTTTGATTACTTGTGTAATCACACTTATATTGATTCCAATTACGTTGGAATCCGCGATTCATCTATCAGACGAGACTGATCTGAAACGATGGTTCAAGAAATAATAACAGAAAGAAGGGGTCTTGGATGCTTAAAGCACCAAAAGATAGTATCGAAGAGTTAGGCGAGAAAATGATCGTCAACGCTGGTGGTGGATTACTTACTGCAGTCATTGATGATTATTACTACTACGATGAGAACTTAGAGAAGAAAAAGTTTGAAGATGGGCATACCTACTTTCCGAGCGTGCTCGTGTCTGCACTTCATATGAGTGACGATTTAAAAGGCGAAAGTCTTTTTTATCAAGACCGTGAAGGAAAGCCCCATTTTACAATATACAAAAACGTATCATATGCAATGTCATCTATGAAAAACGAACACGTGAACGTGGATGATCCGATACTTGTAACTGCTACTTATAATCACTACCAGGATCTTCCGAGCTGGATTGGTGTAGACCGTCTGGCAAAAGAATTATTCCGGGTACGGAACAAAAAGAAATATGAATTGGATGATATTTTTGAAGATCAGTGGATTCGTCAAAAAAGAAACATCTACAGGGAAACCGCTGTCACAACCATAGTCTTAGCCATTCAGTATGTGCTGTTTATCCCTTATGTGATTGATAAACCATGGTTTATGCGTCTTCCCTATCATATTACTTCGATATTAATTTTAACAAGATTCATCGGTAGGACATTTCGCCTATACAGCGATTTTAAACGATCCGATCTAAAAAAATGAGGAATGATGATACAGATACCAATTACGGTGATCTGTATCATCATTCACTATTTGTTCGTATCGTTTGGAGCATCAACCACATTTGCCTCTAAGTGATGAAAATGTTCAGAAGGTAATACCTCTACGCGATCACGTTCTTCTAAGAGACGTGCAGACGTACAATTTTGAGTTACACATTGTCGATCCAATTTGTGTAACTCGCTTACCATGTCAGCAACAAAGGTATTGCCTTTTTCCTTCCTGTACTTATCGAATCTTTCATCAATAACCTTTAATGAATAGATATCGATATACCCAAGGTTCATCCAGTAATGATATTCACTGGTGATAAACCCTTTGATAGATTCCTTATCTGAATCTAATAATAGATCAATTTTTTCTGCGAGTTCACTTAATACATCTCGTTTGATGTGATTGATTTCTTTTTCCAACTCATGTCCGTATGCACATCCACCGTCTGTGTTCTCCATATTGTCCATCAGGCGTTTGACATCTGCGGATATTTGTGTGTTGGATGCATTAACAGTCTCCGTGAGTCGCACCATTAGCTCTGAAAGATATTCGATATCACTTTGTGTGGAACTCACTTTTTCATTGTAGTCATTCTGTTCTTGCTCTTTTTCGAATTCCGCTCTGGATTCTCCTTTGACGCTTTTACGTAACTTCCAAAGCCACAAGATGCATGCAAGCAACAAAACGACACATAGTGCAAAGACAGTAAAAGCGATCAGAATTATACGAGCACTTTCCTCGGTCATCAATAGATCAACCATTTTACCAGCAGGATCTCCCATATTATCTGTCCTTTCTTAAATAGGGTTTACGAGTTACCTAATGGATACCCTGTATTTGCAGAGTATCCCATTAAATACTTGTTAGGAGGTGCTCCGAGAGACAAAAAAGAAGCACCTATAAGGTGCTTCTTATACTTATTTTAATAATTCTTTTGGTATCTCCTTTGTTGCCGCATCATATAATGCATCGCATAATGTATCTGCAATTTCTCGAGCATTTACACTCTTTGGCTCGATTGGTAATTCAGCAGATGTGCAAGTGTCATCAGTCACACCAGAGTTTGGATGTGCATGATTCGCATCAGTTGTCGCTTGATGTTTGCGGGACTGAAGATGCATATCCATTGAGGCTAATGTTGGTAACTCAGCGGATGCCTTTGGAACAATTGGTGAGGATAGTGGTGAAACCTCCCTTACAGTATCTGGTACTACAGATATGGATGGATTCTTCACGGATTTCTTTAATGCAGGTGTATTAGCAGCTTCTTTCTTTAACTGGTCATTTTCTTCACGAAGTTTCTTTACTTCCGCAGCCAGATTCTTAATCTTCTTGTGTAACTTCTTTTCGTCGTTGTGTTTCTTTGGTGCTGGTATCTGTGGATTAACAACTTCTACGGGCTCGGAATATACTGAAAATCTCGGTACATGTCTTTTATCTATATCAGTACCCGCAGGAGACAAGAAGTCATTGATCGCACGTACAAATACTTCACGTCTACCATACATTGCCTGATAAACGACGTAATGACAGTTGGCATGATCAACATCCGTTGCAAGTCCACATACCTGATAGAGATACATATTTTTATCAAAGTCTGCATCTAACCGGTGTGTTTTCAAATATGCGTCGCGCTTAAAATGCGCGACAATCGTTCCTGGTGTTAATAAGGTTTCTAATTCGTTCTGTAATAAGTTCATTTTGTTTCCTCCTTTGATTTGTGAATAGGTATAAAAGTTGCATATGGATACATTTCCTTATCCTCGTTTCCGGATAAGTCAATGATATCAACTGGTTGTGAGGAAAACGCATCATTGTGCGTAATCATAAAGTTTTGTTCGGAACCGATTCGTTCAATCTGTCGTTCCATGATCAATAGAAAGTTCCTTCGATTATCGCTATCTAATGCTCCGTCAATCTCATCTAACGACATGATATTGTATCCATTTAGGGATTGACTTACCAATGCAAATGAAAGAGCTACGGATGTTAAAGAGACTTCTCCTTGACTTAGAAGCTTCACATCTGGTAATAGTTTACCACGGTTATAGACTGGCATCATGAATTCATCTGGACTGATTTCGAAATCTGCCAGTACGATGTTTCCATGATATGCTACGTCCAGTAAATCATTGGTCATTTTGACCGTATCTTTCAAATAATGCTTTACAATGATCGTTGGAATACCCTTGTTCGAGGATAGACTCTGACGAACCCAACTCATGTTATCAAAATGCATCTGGTAGTTTTCTAGGTTTTCTTTATTCTCCAGATACAAAGTAAGTCCCGACTGTAATTTATTTCGTTCGGTTTCTACACGAGTCTTATCACTCATCAATCCTCGAACGTTAATCTGTAATTCGTTGGATCGCTTCATACATTCATGATACTGGTCGTATTTCGCCTGATATTGAGTTAAGGATTCTTTTACGGATTCATAATCTTCGCAACTCTCTACGGTTTCTGTCAGTGATTCTTTCGTATATTTTAATTCTTGCATCTCAGAACGTAATGTAGCCATGTCCTCGCGGTAATCCGTAATCTTGTTTTTACAATCTTCCAAATTTGTAGTTGCTTCTGCGAGATCTTCACGTAAACCTTGCGTTTCAGAAAAGGTTTCATATGTATTAATCTGCTTACAGATATCAGTTTGGATATCCATACGTTCCTTAAGAGCTTCCTGTTCTTTTAAAAGCGTATAGAAGTTATCCATTCGTTTTGCATCGTATATAGGTTCTCCTTTTTCCAGATGAGATAACAAAGTTAACATCTTGAAATCTTCTTGGATCTTTTCTGGAAACTTGGAAATGATTTGCGTATATGGATGGAATCCTTCCAAAATTGGAGATAACCCAATATAGATGTGATGCATCATCTGATAATAATCGCCATCTTTTTTCTTGGCTTTCTGAGCACGTTCCTCTAAGAGGTTATTAATATGCGTCACGATTCGATGCCCTGCGCAACGATTCTTATCACAGATCGGATCGCCATTTGTGATGATACTTTTTAAAGTTCGTAAGAATGCTTCATCATCATCCTGGTTGTTTCCTTCTAGGAGACCACTACTGATATAATGCTCTACGTTCTGCTTTCTTCGTATCAGATCCACAACTTCTTTCATAGGAGCATTTCCAAATTCATACAACGTAGAAATGGTCTGTTGGGATGACTTCAGATATACTAAGAAGTTTTCAAAATCATGAACCGTGATATCAGATTTGAAGTCTTTTAAGATCTTTTGATGACTCTTGACTTTTTCAATCGTTTCATTCAATAACTCGTAAAGACGTTTTAGTTCTTGGTCTACGGTAGATTCTTTGTCCAATCGGACGTTTAGTTTATGAACCCGATCTTCCCAATCGTTACGACTTGTTAACTCTCGTTCTAATAATGCTTCGGTCGTACTATAGGACTTCTCCCGGTTTGCCAAAGATTCACAGGTGGTTTCTAAGAGTTTCTTATAGTATGCTGCATGTTTGATATCCTTACCAAGACGATCTCTGACTTTCTGTAGTTTCTTAAAGGTCTTTCCGAACTTCTCCAATGAGTCTCGGATCTCAGAAATATCTCCCACTTCTTCCATCTTGGATCTACATACTGCAAGGTCATCTTGATAGATGCGAAGTTTGGTTTCAATGTTTTCAATCACCTTGGTGTATTCCTTGATCTGTTTTTCGTATTCCTTTCGATCTTCATACATCATACGTTTAGATTGATCGACTGCGTGAGAAATCATTTCTTTTAAGGTACGTAAGTTGTTATTGACATGCTTGTAGTACTCCAGGTAAACCCCGATGTCATCGAGTAATTTTCCCATGAAGTTTTTACGGTCGGTGGATGTGGAATCAATTAAAGATTTAACGTTTGGTCCAAGTCGTACCAACTTCATATAGGATAACTCGATTCCTAAGTGAGTTTTGACGATTTCCTTAAACGACGTTACATTTCCATTGACGTTCAATTCTTGATCGTTTAATTGGATAAACGATTTGGTTGTATGTGTTTCTTTACTTGGTGTATAGTAATGCTGGATTTTATAAGTATCTCGACCTTTTTGATACCAGATTTCTTTTTTACCTTCTTTATGTGGGGTAACTAAATGATATCCATCCCTGACATCCAGATTTCCGATTGTGGAAAATGGAGTCAGTAAAGAAAGAATTGTAGTCTTTCCAGATCCGTTTGGACCAATCAACAAACAAATATTATTCTCGCAATAATCTAAGTCTAGTTCTAAGTAGGACGTTCCTAAACAGTATTGAATTGCTTCAAAGTTCTCTAGTATGAGTTTTGTAATTTTCATTTTGGTTCCTCCTGTTGCTTAATCGTACGTTTTTTGAAATCTAGTTTTAAACATACTATTAACTACGGTAAACATTAGGGGTTTACCGCTCAAAAATTCCATATCGGAAATCGGATGGAGTATGGCATTTTCGTACTCCAATAAAGTAATATATAAGTCATATCAAGAAACGTCTGCTTGTGGACGAGCTGTAAAACATCGACGGATCGTTGCGTCTGTATGCAGGTTTTCGATGATGCTCAGAGAGTAATTGACGTGATGTGACTACTTAAGCTAAATCGATTCGATGGATGATATGTTTACATAGATCTTTTGAACAAGTCGTGAAATGCTTGTTCAAATACTTGGGAGCACTTCTGTAAATACAGAAATGCTATACTCTGATTACGTTTTTTCCTCCTATAAGGATTTTGTGTATATGTACTGGTGGGATAACGTTATGCCATACGAGCCTACCTAAAACTCTTGAATATGATAGTACCTTACCGAACCAAATCACTATTTGTCATTGATTAAGCATTGTCAACTGACATCTTATGGGATGTATTTACGATCGTGAAGGAGTGACTCCCAAGTGATTACCGAAAAAATTAGGTTAACAACGATAAATAGCCGATACAGGCATCAGATGGATGCCTACCGGAAGCTAACTACTTTTGTTTTTCATTTTTGAAAGAGCCTAATCTCTGTACGGCTCTTACCTCCTTAAAATGATAGGACTACGCGAACGTGAATCGCGTAGTCCCTTTTAACTGCTTTATTGTAATTTGTACAAGTCTTTGACCAATTCATTGATATACTGCACATTCAGATTTACAATGATCTTGTATGTGAAGTATGTCGTATCATTATGGAAATAAATATCCAAGGTATGATAATCAATGTAATAGTCTTTTCCCTCGATCAGGAGATCTCCCTGACGTCTTACTTTAATATCCAAGAAGTCTAATAATGGTAATCCATTCTTTTCGTGGTACTCAATTGCTTTTAGGATTGACAAGTTGATCATCTCTTTGATATTGATATGATCGTTGATTTCTTCCAGTCGACAAGAAGCTTGACTATAGAGTGTCCATCCTGGTGCTAAGTTGTAATCTTCTTTACAGGTAATATCTGTAAATACTGGTACCACGTTTCCATTCGAGTAAGCTTCCTCATCATCCACCGTACGGAACTTGTATTTCTCTAACTCATGTCCGAAGATGTAATAAAAACCAGTGCTTTCAAATTCCACACGGACCGTAAAGGTCATCTGGTATTTGTCATAAACCTGTCCGACCTTCTCACCTTCATCTCCGTTGATGTCGTTAATCCAGTATTCCACATTGACTGGATAGTACCGATAGAACTCTCGGTTACCGGTTGCTCCGGATAACTTATACGTGATTGGATATTCAGAGTGTCCATTCATATAATCCATAAATTCTTTTGTACAACCATTGTCATCGACAACTGGTAACTGAATGATATCAGAAATGATATTGATCATGCTAGTCGGAATGTAACTTTCCAGACAAGTTGGAAGCTTTCCTGGGCAATTGACCGGTACTTTATTTGGAAGATAGCTCATCCAGTTTAATAACTGAATATACGTATTAAACACACAAGTCACATCGATATACATAACGGATCGATTCATCAAGTATTTGATCTCATAATTGTGTGCAGGATCTGCCATGAATGGCTGTAAGTTTCCACCACCCCATGCGGGCATCGTATTTGTATGCCGTTCAATGAAGTCTGTTCCTTTTAAGAACCGTTCTTCATCTAATCCAGAGACTCTTGGTCTAAAGATGATTTTTGGATTGATCTTCTTACTTTGAGCACGGACATCCGATTGAACCATCTGACGATGTGCAATCTTGGAGTTAATATGAATTGTCTTAAAGAAGTCTTTGGGAAAAAGATCTAAGATCCATTTTTCCATAAAGGCCAGGACGTTTCCATAGGTATGTGCCGCGCTTCCCATAATAGAAGTGAATTCCACTTTCTCACCAGTTGCGGCTTGTCCACGGGCACGTTCATAGTCATCAATGTCTATCATCTGATAAAACGGGTCATTCTTCGTATGAAGATCTCGTTGCCATTTATACATAAATCGCACCTCCTTCGTTATTACAATGTCGGATACGTAAAGTTGAGTAGTAGGCTAAAAACCTACTACTCAACCTGCATTGTTGTGATATTATACGTATATAATATCTATATGAATTTCAAATAGAAAGGAGGCGAGGTATGTGTTTATATGCATATCAATATCTGATTCGAAACATGACTCACCATGTTCCGCGTTCTGATTTTGAGGATATCAGCTTCAATGCTGCTGTCCATAATCAAAAGTATGGGGAAGCTTGTCTTCCCCGTATTTTTTTGTCGCCTCCTAAATAAGTGTAAACCTCTATTTGATTATTTATATAATATCTATATGAATCTATAGGAAAGGAGGCGATAATATGGATTCTACCGAAATTAGATACATGCTTAGACATGTATTTGATAAGGAGCTGAGAATCCCAGGATATTCAACTGTGATTTCTCAGCTGGCTCATTTATATGCGACCGATAAAGATGCATATAATATGGCTAGATCTACTATGCATTCCATTACCGGGGATGCTTATGTAGCATAACACACGATATGGGGAAGCTTGTCTTCCCCGTATTTTTTTGTCGCCTCCTATTTTAGTGTACGGTGAATAATAGAGATACACGCCATCACGGGTGTATCTCTATTTGAAGATCCATCTGACCTTCGTACGTGTCTAGTTTAAAAATGCAATTAACCAAAAGAAATTGGTTACTTGAAGGTAATTATGTACTTAGAAATGAATTTTTCATTCCTAAATTACTGTATAACCTTGGTGGAAAAGTTATATATTATTTTTGTAGATCTAGGAGGTGAACTACATGAACAAAGATGATGTAAAATACATCAAAGAAGAACTGATCAGAGTTGATAACGAATATCGACCGAAGATCTTAAATGTGAAGTACTTCAAATATCCAGATATCGAGTTCTATAATGCGGTTCACGATATGCAGTTGTATTTCACAGAACTGGTGCGAGCATTAAATGGTGTCGCGCCTGGTAGCGCATATCAGGGAATGATCCACTTATCCAAATTAGGATGGGATGATCAAATGGATTTTGATATCGATACCAAGACATATCGATGCCGGTTTCTCACATTATTGATTACAGAAATCACAAATAATCTAGGGACATTGTGTGAGAAACTTTATCGATATTATACTCCGGGAGTTGGAATCTATGAACACGGTTACTTTTATCTGGTTGAGATCCAGAACGTAGTTCGTGACTTTATCGATCGTTTCATGAATGGGAACGATTGGAGATTCGAGATCGAAAAAATCCTGGAGTACACATATCTTCTTAGAACCAATAAGAAATCGAAAGCAAATAATATGGTTTCTGGGATGAAGAAGGTATTAAAGGAATTACGTGATGGTTGTTATAAAGCACCATTCGTAAAACCGTTATTGGACCGAGAAACCCAATTGACATTTGTGTTCCAGGCGGTGCTGTTCTTATGTTTGGGAAATGGACATTGTGAAGACATCCCAAAACGTAAGGATTATAAAAATAAAGTACCTGGGAAAGATAACTTCAATTATGAGATTGCTTATCTTGGAAAGGTTCTCTTAAATGAGGATTTTCGAAAGTTATCTTTAGGATTCCAGATTTTCATGGATTCGATGCCAAAGACTTATTATGGTATCAAAGGAGTTGAAACGAACCCATATCTGGAAATAGGTTGCAACGCATTAGACTATTTGAGCTTCATCTTAAATGATGAGTGCTGCTCAAACTTAATTGACTTATTATTAGAACGACAGGGCTGGAGTAATTAATCCAGCCCATACATAGGAGGAAAAAATGATTTACTTAGTAGATGAACCAATAGAAAATTTTGATCCCATAGAGGAAGTCAATAAATATATAGATGCGCAATTTGTAAGTGATGAACGTATGTTATTTACTCCAACCATTTTAGCAGATCCCGACAAAGTATTAAATAGATTATCACACGATACCATAAACCAAGAACGTAGAGAAGCAATGTTTCCCATTGCGAATTATTCAAACGTATTTCGCTTATGCTTTACATCTGAAAAGACGTACTTAGTTCCTGCTGGAGATAATGTAAGCATCGACATGTTATCTGGTCGTGGATATATGACTATGAAAACAGGTGGAAGTGTCATCGTACCAAAAGGAGAACTTCCATTAAAAACGATTCCTTACGATGGAGAAATGTATACCAAACTTATCAATGCGACACCAGATCTTGACTTCCTTGATCTGATGTTTAAATTGGGACAGTGGGTCATGGATTCTGTTAAGATCGCAAAAAAGAGATGGTACGATCTTACGGAATAAAAAAAATACAAGAGACCTACCGAACTTAATCGGTAGGTCTTCTTTTTTTTAATCGTGATGTGCTGGATATGGATTGTCGGATGGTTTCTGTCCTTTAAAGACTTCAGAGGAAGTATTATGTATGATCTCCTGAAGCTCTTTTGGATAATGGAAACGCTCTGCATTTTTCTGCATTCCGGCATCAAATCCAGTATCAGAGTTCATGGAAGCTGCATAACAATCGCAAATGTGCTCAATTAAATCAATCAGATTCATATCCGAGATTCCATTCTTGAAATGCTCTGGATGATGACGATTGACTTCAATATGATGAGCCATGCCTTCTTTACGCATTGCTTCTCTTACCTGGTTATACTCTGGGGTTCCGAATTTGTATTTCTTTAATAACGGAATGTATTTATCATAGCATTCCCTTTCCGGAGACTCCAGTTTTGATTGGTCATGCGTATCAAATCTTTCATCCAGAGCGGGACGAACCAAGTTCGCCCACACCCACTGGATGTTGTAGATATGATAATGTGCGTCAATAGTTGAATCGTACATTAGTAATCCTTTCCGATGGACTCCAATAACAGAGTTCCATCTTCATTGTATTTAATATTTGTAATATAGAAACGATCATCAATACGTTTCTTAATCTCTTTAATCAGGTCAGACTGCATGATTGCAGGATATTCTGTAAGAACTTCCTGACGAATCTTGTCTTCCTGTTCCAATACGAATAACTGATAGTTCGTACAAACGATTTCTTTTCCCTTGAAATGATGGACATTCATAATCTCATCATCAAAGGTAAGTAAATCATCATCTTCATCGATGAATGCAACTTCAATTCCAAGAGCTTTCATCTTAACTTTAAAGATTTCAGCTACTCGTGAGATGTATACATCATCAAGAGATGGCCCTAAACGTTTATTCGTGACAACAGCTTTTAACAGGTCTCCACGTCCCTTAATAGATGTTCTATATAATGCATGGAAGATAGCGATATCTTCTGGAAGCAAACCGATCGAGAAGTTAAGAGTTTCATATTCTCCAAATCGGATTGCTGTTGAAGATGTCTGTTCCAGATGAGATCTGGATTTGTATCTTCTGGTTGGTAAACCTGTAATATCAACAGCTCCTGTATTACGTGAGCTGTAACCTCTACGGTCAGACTGTTTTAACTTCATTAAGTACATCTGACCGATAAATTCTTTTCGCTGTGTACGGATCAAACGTCCGAACTTATTAATGTAAATATCGTCTTTCAAGATCCAATCGTATTTGTTGATGATGTTTCTTAATCGATCAAACAGATACGTTTCCGCATACATTGGTTTCTCATGCATGTAGATGCCATCCATGATGGTATCTGCTAAGAACTCTGCTTTCTTTTTATCTGAGAGCCCCTGATACGTTGCATACATGGAATCGTGATATGTTGGATTGAGATCTTTTAGTAACGAGAATAAGATATATTCTTTCATCTCCAGTGTTGGAGCGAGTGCCATCTGCTGACGAGCTTTCCATGCAATGGAAGTCATCAAGATTTCATTGATTGGACCTGCGGTCGTTCTATTAATGATTGCTAACAGATTCAGACGTAAATCCACACGTCTTCCATCTGCAGTCATTGGCATTGCTGAATCTGGTACGATAACAGAAGCAACGGATTTGTTTCCGTAACGGCCAGTTACTTTCTGTCCTTTTCTAAGTCCACAACGATTCTTTACGTTAATACGAATCAGCATGTTAGAGAATGCAGAATCGTTTTCTTTCCAACGTTTCTTCGTATCCAACATGTCTGCAGAACGTTTGTACATGTAGTCAATGTCTCTGGAATACTTAGAGCCGGACTTTCTGATTTCTTTACAGATCTTATGAAGTTCTTCGTAGTATTTATTCTGTGCTCGTAAGTAACGATTGATCTGCGCATTGAAATCGGTATCTCGGATTTCTTCATTATTGGAGAAAATCTCGATGTCCATAATCTCGTATTTTCCATCGACGTAATAACGAGTATCACCAGACATCAAACGAGAAAGATTCTTTTTCTTAAAGTCGTAAAGAACCTGATCGTTGAAGAGACGTCTGGATGCAGCAACGACTTTTCCATTGACGAATTCTCCAATATCTGGAATAACTTTATAGTTCTCGTCATCTCCATAGATGTTTAAGAGAAAATCGTTGTCGTTTAACTTGATTTCAATGACCTCGTTTTCGATGGATACCATGCGGTTTGCCAAGGATTCAGAAATCTGCGCAGCATCTTCTGCTGTGAACGGGTTTAACGTGTACTGTACATTGACGTTCAAGCCATAGCCATAGTTCATGAACTCATCGTATGATTTGGACTTATAAAGTACCGTATCTTTTTTGACTTCATCTCCCTCTTCCAGAGCATCGATGGTATCGTTGTTGATTTCATAACCAAAGTTCTCCACAAGGTTTTCACATGGATGACGTTCAATGATGTCATACTTGTCTTTCTTCTTGTCGTAGATGATAAGAGAATATACCTGTGGATTCGGGACCAGTCCTTCATATTTGACAATCTTACGGATGATCTCAATGTCCCCTTTTGTCTTGTAGTAGGAATTGCTGTGTTTTCCCGCTACGTTCTCCGCCGTTGTAAACATAAATGGTACTTCAGGCTCTACCAAGTTTAAGAACTGGTTCATATGCGAAGTAAACATGTTACTACGCATGGAGTTGTTTGATGACGGATACGTCATCGCACTGGTTCCAAGACAAGACGCTCTCCCCTGCGCCGTCTTTGGAATGGTTCGGTTTAAACGAAGCAGTTCCTCAGTGATCGAGTACTGCTCCACATGTTGTTTGGTTGGTTTTAACTTCTGGATAATCGGAGCTTCGGGTTCGTCATCTTCGAACTCGTCGCTCTCATCGTAGTCATCCAGAGCAGTATCCACCCCGGTATCTCCAGTGATCTGGAAAGTCTTTTCTTTCTTTTTTCGTGGCATAATAAGTCTCCTTTGTTATGTATTTGCGTGAACGCAAAAAAATAATATACCTCTATTTCTTAGAAGTGTGAACTTGTCTCGATTCTCATAAAGTCAGAGAGGCGCATATCTCGAAGTTGTGAATAAATCGACTGTCTGAGAAATTTTGTAATCATTTGCAAAACGAGCGAGACTAAACAGTGTCGAACACTGAACTGCTCCAAGTTCCACCCAGCGCTCCATACACGCATCTAACGAACGTTTCATTTCTGGGGTAAATTTATTATCGCGATCTAAGATTGCCACGGCAACACTTCCTTTTTTGGAAGTGAGTACAGCTTCTGTAATTTCTTCAATACTAAAACATCCTTTCATTCCGGATGCAATTACATAGACCTGGCATCGGGAATATGTTTTGGCTTTCTGTTCGTTCTTACGAGCAGTCTCGTCCCATTCCAAATTATCTCCTGGACGGATACAAGGATCATAATAAACGATACTTTTATCAAGATATGGAATCAGTTCTTTACGCCAATCCCAGTCTTCTGTAGCTGTTCCTCCAAGCCATAAAAAAGTATCACGGATATCATCTGATCCGTGTAACATTGGGTAGTTCATTGGTAATACCACCTTTCTAAAAGTATTTTACATTTTAGTTTCAACAAAAATAAGATCAAAAAAAGAAGCGCCGAAACGCTTCTTTTTTATTATGCTTCGTTTGGATCATCACCGAAGTCCATAGACTCCAGTGAATGAAGCTCGTCATAAGCTTTCTTTGACCGATATTCATCGATCATTTTTAATCCGTCTTCGACTGCTGTCATGGTTCTGTATCCAGCTCCAAAGCCTAACGTTATTGCAGCCATTGATGTTGCTGTCAGGCCGATGCCATGCAGTGACTGACCTGTCAGTCCTTCACTGATAGCGTTTCCAACCTGGAATGTGGTTGCCATTACAGTGCCTTCAACTGCAAGTCCTGCAGTTACAGACATTGCAACGTTGGCAACTTTATGCATCCTGCCGTTCTGCTCAGCATTAACGAGTGCCACTTTTTCTTTTGCTTCATCGACGCTTTCTGGTTTATTAATTCTTGTTTTAACAAAGTCGATGTTTTCGTTGATCATGGATTTTCTCATAAAATACCTCCGGGCTCTTGATATGATCTCCACCCATATTGAAATCTTTTGTGTGTCACCTACTGATGTAATCTCTGTGACTATTCACTTTTCTGACCAGAGATGATAAGTTTATGTATTTGATTTCTCTGATTCACGGAAATAGTATATAAATTCCAATGCTTACTTTACGGATTTCGAAACCCACCCAAAAACAGTCCGTTAAGGAAACCCCATGAAAGTAGGTGAAAAATTATGTCATTAATCGTCGAAACGACCACCGTAAGTGATTCGTATTTGATGAAGAAAATGGACCAAGGTGCTGGGATTACTTCCCGTATCTTGCAAGCAATTAAGACAGGAACCAAACTTTCTGAGAAAGACATAGAGGAGCAAATCCTTCAAATTCATAAAACACGTATCTCTCCGATCGCAGAGCATGTTGTCTCTGCGTTTGAACGTGGAGATATCGTCCTCGTATACTCGGATACCGTACGGGTAATTCAGGCTGTACCATTCATTGTAGCAGGTACCGCTGGTAGCATGAAAGCCTATGTATTCGTCCAGTCTTATGGAACCTACGCGGTACCGCGACGAGCAACCGATATGGAGAAAGTCTTCAATATTGGTATGAAGGATCTGTATGCGTTAATGGAGGGTGCGTACATAACCCTGCAGTATTACAAGACTCCACAGTTATTCTCAAAAAACCTGGGTCTAATGAAGCTTTGCGTGTCCGTATACACAAACATGTTTTTGCGTATCCTGAATAAGGAATATGCGTTGTCTCTGGCTCCACTGGAGTATAACCAAGTTAGCTACTGCGTTGCGAGATTCTTCTTAGAGCGTCTCTGGGAAATCAGCAGTGGTGAATTGGCACATTCTTATGCGATTGGAACAATTTTGAATCCAAATCGTATGGATTATGTGACACTGCAGGATGAATGGGAATCTGCAGACATTAAAGACTTAGATGGATTGATGAATTTCTTACGGGATCACTTCCCAAGACTTCGAAACTTATCCATCCGATTCTTCACAGAGTATTACATGAACACCTATAAATCTACGGTCGTACTTGGTATGGATGTCTTTCCATACTTCTTATTTGCGATGACTTCTTCCATGCTTGGAAGTTTCATTGCAAACCAACCGGTGATTTATGAAATCCTGAAAAACACGAAAGGCATGAATTATTTCTATGCCGAATTATCAAAGTTCTTATAAGGAGGGGAACCTATGAAGTGTCCAAGAGGTTGGATCTTGTGTCAGAATGATGAAGGGTTTACCGTTCCTTATTTTGTCAAGGTCCGTTCTACAGACGTTTGTGTATCCAGTTCTATTTCTGAGAAGTTTGGATATGCAAAAGTCTTACCGACAGATTTAAACAGTGAAACAGTCAAGTTGTTACCACCAGGTCAGATGTACATTCTTGGATTACAGGGATGGCGTATTTGGCTTAATAACAACGAGACATTTAAAATGACGAAAAGTATTGAAGTAACCACTACCAATGCAGACTTGTTTGACAATAAGCGAGTTCGTCTACATGTCTCCTTACCGTTTAAGATGATGGTGAATGAACTCGTAGATATTCATATCATGAAGATGTGTGATGATGAACGATTAATCCGCTCATTTGAAAACATCAGTTATGGAGATATCTCTGCAGATAAAGATATCAAAGAAATCTATGTGGATCTGTACTTATCTGAAGTAGTTGCGGATAACTACTTAGATGAAGTCGTCGTAAACTCCAGTAAGATCGTCGTTGTCGTAGAAGGTGCTGCCCAATTAGGAAAGTACTCTCATATGGACGAAGAAGGTCAGATTGGTGGATCTTGGGATCCATCTGCAAATGGAGGTTCTGTAAACCCGAACAGCGTTTACACCAAAGACGAAGTCAACGCAATGATCAAGCAGATCAGACGCGATGTCGAAAATGGTACTCTGATCGGACCACCGTCTATCGTCGATGTAGTTGATAATGTAACAGATTCTGTTGTTCTTCCTAAGGGTATCGTCTTTGACGTTGAGACACCAGAAGAAGTGGCAGCTGACGAAGCTCAAAAGAAAGCTCAACAACAGGAAGCAGAACTTCAGAAGATGATCGATGATGACTCTGTCATTCCAATTGATATCAATGATTTAAATTTATAAGCAGACAAACAAGATGGTAAGCTGAGTGCAACTCAGCTAATACCACAATAAGACAAATGTTCTCATATTTGAACTGATTTGTCTCATTTCTTTTTTCATATTTTGTCGTGCTCATAGTCACGATACATATAGCTTTTGAGTACAGGGACCAGATGGGTCCCTAGATGTAAAAATTTGTTCAATAAATTTCTAAATCGATTGTTACACTACAGTAACGGTCCTTCTGGCGTTAGTTGGGACCGTTCATAAGTATCCGACGAGCATTTTAAATGTTCATCTATACTGTAAGTTTTTTGCTGTACGATTCTCAGATGGAGAATCAAGAAGGAAGCAGGGAATTATCCCTGCTTCCTTCTTTTTAACGCCACTCAATCTGATATTTCTGGCCGAACTCATCAGTCATGATATTCGTTGAGCGGTTAATGGATCCAATTGAAGAACACGGCAATGGATAATCGTCCACTTCGTTTCCTTCTGGATCTCGTGCAAGATAATACCAGTCACTTTCGTCACTGGCGTTAATAGATACGTAGGTTGTGATATTTGCATTCTCATAACGAAGATATGCTTCACTTTCTACCGTACGATCTGTATCCGTATACAGATCCTTGTCTTTTTCATCCACAGGGGCATTCAAACGATCTTGCAGAGCATCTGCAACATCATCTTCGTCCATATCATAGATGATATCAGAGCCTCCCTGTTCTAACATATGACGTTCGTCTATCAGTTTCTTAAGATAAGCAGAACCAAATTCTCCAAGTCCTCCACCTTCTCCATCGATTCCGATTCCAAGCTCTTTTCGTTCTTTCATAGAAAGCTCGGTAGCCAGTTTCTTCAGGTTTGCTCTCTTGTCTACCAACTGGGTACACAAAGATCTTGCAGAGGTGATATTGGCAATCAAGTCCTGTTCATTTTTGGTCATACCACGACCAGAAGCTTTACGACCGGCAAGGGCATCATAAGTTGCCTGTAATTGAGCGGTGAATTTTGTCTGATCCCGGAGGAGATTTGTATACAGCATATTCTCTGTTTCAAATTCCTTTTTAAAGTCAGTTGGTTCCCCGTCCTTTTTCTTTTTCTTCTTTTTTTTCTTCTTCTTACCGGAAATGATGTCTTCGATATCGGTTCCTCTACGAGGCTTTCTGGTAGCACCTACTTCTGCAGCATGGATGTTATCCATAAAGTCTGTAAACCAATCTCCGCTTCCAGAAGGAGAAGTTTCTGTTTCTTCTTCTTTCTTGCGTTTCTTTTTGGATTTCTTTTTGCCGACGAGAGTATCGTCTGTAATAAAAGCATTTCCATAGTCATCACTAGACATCGCTTCTAAGTCTGCTAATAAGTCATCTCGGTCATCTACTTTACGTAAATCATCGACGTCGATATCAGGTTCTCGATCATATGACATAGTGCGTCCTCCTTTCATGGTTAGGGATTTGTTTTCATGCTGGATCCATAAGTACAGATTTTATGGTTGACAAGCTCTTAATCATTTTAGTAATATACTATATTTATGAGGTGACCGAAATGAAAATTGACAAAGAAAATGCCATGCTACTAGACGTTCAATATGTACGAGAAGATCGTGCAAACAAACAACCAGATTATTTATACTTAATTTGGAAAGAGATCGATAGTGGCAAGAAACACTTGGAGAAAATACCAAATCCTCCAATTAATGTATACTTTGAAAAACCAGAGTACCGCGATCATTCTTACTTCAAGACCGAAGAGAGTCTTGATAAACTGGATAAAAAGGTAGTGCAATATAAAAACGTCATCTATGCAGTCGCGCAAGAAGATGGACCAGAAGCACAAAACTTTATCAACCAGTGTTTTCAGAATCGAAACTTTCGAGATTTAGATCGTGTCAAATTAAGTCGATATGCGTTTGGACATGATTACGACATCCGAACCATTTATCGAAACTTATGGCTTGATCACTTCGATAATGACAAACCAAAGCATATACATAAAGCCTTTGGAGATATCGAGGTTGATATCATGGAAGCTTCCGGTGCGGCGGATCCAACAAAGAACCCCGTCGATCTAGTAACCGTGATTGATCAGGACCAGAAGCACTCCTATACATTCATTCTGACCGGTGTTCAGTGTCCAGAAAAGGATACCTCTAGTATGTCTTCGATTGAACTTGACGCAGACTTTCAAAGACATCAGATGTATGCACACAGACTAAAAGAACAGGAATACTGGAGAACTCATTATGATGAATTGATCGAAGAGTGCCACAAAATGTTTGATGAATCCTATCCGGGATTCGAATTTTCTGCTTACTGGTATGATGACGAACTGGAGCTAATTACGCATGTCTTTCAGTTAATTCACCAGTTAAGCCCTGACTTTATGATGTTTTGGAATATCGCATTCGATATTCCGTACTTGATGAATCGTATCAAGTACTTAGGTGGAGATCCAAAAGAAATCATCTGTCACCCGGATTTTCCGAATAAGGAATGCATGTTTAAGCATGACAACTTCCATTTTCAGATTAAGAATAAGACTCATTTCTTTCGTGTGTCTGATATGACAATCTATGCTGACCAGATGGTCAATTACGCAGCCATCCGTAAAGGTCAAGCAGAACTTCGTAACAACAAATTGACCTATATCGCCAAGAAAGAAATCGGGGATGAGAAACTTAACTATGCGGAAGATGGTACCATCAAGACGTTGTCATACAGAAATTGGTTAAAATACTTTCTCTACAACATCAAAGACGTTCTCTTACAGTACGGAATCGAAGATGTGACCAATGACTTAGAGACATTCTACATCTACAGTTATGAGAATATTACCCAGTACGAAAACGTCTTTAAACAGACCGTAAAACTTCGTAACTTCCAGTATCGTGACTGGTTAGCACAAGGCTTAGTCCCGGGTGTCAACGTCAACGCATTCATCAATGGCGACGGTAACATCGAAGAAGAGGAAGAAGACGATGAGGATGAAGACCCATTCGCAGAGTCTGACGGTAAGCCGAAGAAGAAAGGCAAAGATGTCGGCTATGAGGGTGCTCTTGTAGGTAACCCATTATTAATCAATTACTTTGGAGATACCTTGTATGGCAAACGAACCAACAACATTTTCCGATTCTCCATCGATATGGATATGACAGCATTCTACCCATCAACCGTAGGTGCTATGAATATTTACCCAACTTGTCTGATCTTTAAGATGATTCTTCCATCTGCGCAGTACGATGTACGTGGTGGAACAATTCCGTTTAATGGTATTACCGACGTTCAGCTGGTAAAAGAAAACACGGACAGCTTCACAGGTGACATCGCAAAAGAAGTGATGGATAACTTTATCACCAAGAACTATCTGACATTTGCACATAAGTGGATGAACTTCCCAAGCGTATCAGATGTTTATTCTGAGATCTTAAGTCGCAGACAGAAAGGAGCTATGGCGGCATAATGGCAAAAAAGAAAGAACTTACGTTACGAGATGTTTTAATGAAAATGGAGCGGTTTACCAAAGACTGCTTCATTTTGCATGGTCGATGCTTCATCGAAGGAGAAGATTCATTACGACTTAGTCCGGCAAATGTATATGGATATTTAACGGAAGATGCAGCTAAGATCGTAAGAGAAGCGTATCCTGATGCGGATTTACTGGAGGTTATCAACGTTAGAAACGCAAAAGACGATCCAGAGCATAATATCAAAGCGGTACCTAACAGGTCTACAAAAGCAGCTGAAAAAATGAGATTTGAGGATCGTTTCAATGACTATCTGGGTGTGGAATGGAAAACCTTTGATTTTACAGATGAGCAATTAGATGATCTCTTTAACGAATCCAAACAAATTGATTATGAGATCTTACCTGGAAAGAAGATCCAGATTACGAAAGGACTTTTTCCAACTATCACAATCAAGAAAGCAAACACAGAATTATCCTATTATGTGGAGATGATGACGAATGACGAACATAGCTATCCAGGGGATTTGATTCATGTGATTGCAAGAATTGAAACAGACGTATCCACCGTGTACTTAGAATACCACTGGTTGGATCTATAAGTAAATATAGACTATCGGAAAATATCCGATAGTCTATATTTTTTGTACGCATCTCGTACAAGTACTCCACCTTTTCTGAAAGTTTAGATATTATGATTATATAATATCTATATGAATAAAACAAAAGGAGGTGAGAACCATGCCAGAACGAGAACTCAGATTCTTATTCCGTGACGTCATGCATAAAGGGCATCAGACGTTATCAGAATGCAAGTTAGATGATAAGTTAGCGCATCTGTTCGTAACAGATTATGACGCGTACAAAGACGCAGTCGTTAATCATGCGAATGGAGACGCGTTAGTTCACGTCTAATTTGAAAAAGAAAATGAGGGTACCCACTTTACCCTCATTTTTTGGTTTCACCTCTAGGTAACTGTAGACGTAAATATAGACTATTGGAGAATATCCAATAGTCTATATTTTTTTGTACGCATCTCGTACAAGTATGTCCTCCTTTCTGAAAGTTCAAATATTATGGTTATGTAATATTTATATGAATAAGTAGGAAAGGAGGTATATTCCATGTCTAATCAGGAATTCAAATTCCTATTCAGAAATGTCATGCGATCCCCGCATATGACATTATCTGAATGTAAACTGGACGATGAATTAGCACATTTATATGCAACGGATTACGATGCATATAAGAAAACCGTTATGAATCAATCTAACGGCAGTGCCATTGTCCATGTTTAATGAATTAGATATAGGCTATTGGAAGTTCTCCAATAGCCTATATTTTTTTGTACGCATCTCGTACAAGTACGTATTGATCACATATCAATCAATAATGAAGGTTATTATTTAGGATGTATCAGACATCCTAAATACGATAATAATGCCAAACAACACTCATAGAGTGTTACTAATATGTAGATTCCCCGATGATTTCCAAGCCAAAACATTCGAATAATGTGAGCGAAAGGAGGAATTCGTTTTGGCAAGAAATTCCAACAACGTTTCCACGGCGACTCGAAACCCTGACGGACGACCGGTCTTTGGTTCCAAAATGGGCAGAGGTTTCCTTGATGGACGTCGTGTTAAGAATATCTTACATCAGATTGATGGCTTGATGGGACAATCAAACCTTACGCTAAATGGCTCGGATCGTACGTCCGATATCGAAACCTTAGACAACACGTTCCATGATATCATGAAGACGGAAATCGACAAGATTACCAATAATAATACCATGGATACTACTTCGTTTTTGTCAACGCTGTATTCCAATGATCGTGTAGAGAATGCACAAGCAAGTAAGTTTGTCGACTCTATGAATGGTTTTGGAAATGGATTTGCTGGCGATAGTACCGCTTCAGCAATGAACAGCTTCCTTGAGGGTGTCTATCGGAACCGTCTGATGCAGCAATCGGATTTGCATCAGGTATCCTCCCAGCTAATTGAGTTACAAGAAGCCATCTTGATCACTCGTGATGCAATCATCTCCCCAGATATCATCGAAGGTCGAATGAATCGTACCTTGGAGTTTGAGGGTGCAGATGACAAAGAAGACTGGGTTCCCGTCGTAGAACAGATGGAAACCAAGTTTAAACTTTTGGAAAAAATTAAAAACTTTATCGTCCCATTCTCTCTGGAGTATGGGGAATTTTATGTCTATTGTATTCCGTATTCCAAGCTGTTTTCAGACTTTATGAGAAACAAAAGAGATATCATCAATGGTGCTGGAGGTGTCAAAGGATATGGAGAGGCTACCTCCTTATACGAGAGTGTAGTTGGTGAAGAACCTGCACAGACAAAGCAGGTCAGAGCCAAACGTGTAAAAAATAACACTTGGCTAGAACAGGCATATACCCACTATATGGAATCCACGGAATTCAGTAGTGGTAAGAAACCAAATACGGTATCCCGTATTTTTGGAAGTACTGGAGACCAGACATTAAAAGATGCATTCTACGAAGATGCTAGTAACATCTTGGAACGTATTGAAATCAACAATGACCCAGTTGGATTACCAATCGTAGAAGAAGGAACTGCGTCGTTTGAAAAGTTTGCAGACAATTACTTTACTGAACATGGATATACTGAATCTGTGGAGGAAATGATGACAGAAGCAGATAAACCAACTGCTCGTATTAACAGTAAAGGTCAACGAGTTGCTACGATCAATTTAAAGAATCCAGCGAATAAGAAAAAGAAATTAAATCCATTTGATGCAATCCAACAGAATCGTTCCGTGGAAGGTGCTTATGGAATTGATAAGAACGACACGGAATTTGAAGACTTAAAAGATGTTTACATTCAGATGATTGACCCTACGAAAATTATTCCAGTAGAAGTCATGAATGAAGTTATCGGATATTACATTGTGTATGCCGAAGAAACAACTCAGATGAGCGGTATCATTTCTTCGAACTTAGCGTTCCAGGGAGTAAACTCTCCTGCAAACTGTGTTACCTTTATTGATGACATTTGTGAACGTATCGTACGATCTTTTGACAAACCATTCTTGGAAAACAACGTGAAATTCAAGAAGTTGATTGTCAATGCAATCAACTACTTCAACGTCACACAAAACAGAATCAAATTCCAGTATGTACCTGTCGAATATATCCAGACATTCAAGATCGATGAAGACATTGATGGTCATGGACAATCCATGGTTAAGAAGTCTCTGTTTTATGCAAAGATGTACCAGATGCTTCTCATGTTCAAGATTATGTCAATCATCTTATATAGCAACGATACGAGAGTCAACTATGTAAAACAGAGTGGACTCCGTAAGGATGTTGCAAACAAGATTGAAGAAATCATTCGTCGTAAGCAGTCCAGACAGATTAATATGTACGATCTTTACAACTACTCAACGCTGATTAATAAGATCGGTGCTGGTAGCGAGATGTATGTGCCGACTGGACGAACCAGTGAACGACCGATTGAAACCGAGATCTTGGCTGGACAAGATGTACAGTTAAACTCAGAACTTCTTGAGATGTTGAAAAACGCATACATCTTAGGAACTGGTGTTCCAGCAGCCATTGTAAACTACTTAAACGAACCAGAATTTGCGAAGATTGCGGAGCAGAACAACAGCAAATGGATGGGCCGAGTTGTCAATTACCAGCTTGACTTTAATCCAAGCATTACAGAACTTTATAAGAAGATTATGAAATGGGCTACGAATATTCCAGAGGAAATCGTAGATAAATTTAAGTTCACCTTACAGGCGCCGAAGACGACTCCTCAGGTTGCCAAGAATGATATCATCCAGACATTCGATGGAATGATGCAGTTCTATATCAAGTTGTGCCTTGGTGAAAACTACGATCCACAGGATAGGAATAACCAGCTGATTATCAGAAACTTCACATCTTTAGTGGCTGAAGAATATCTGCCACAGTTAGGACTTGCGCATGTCTTAGATCTCTATGAAGAAGCTAAGATCAAAGCAACCGAAGATTCGTTAAAACCAAATCCAGCAAATGGAGATTCTGACGATATGGGTGATATCAGCGACGAAGACTTAAACAACGTAGACTTTTCAAAATTAACATAAAAATATTGGACTACTAGGATTTCTCCTAGTAGTCCAATTAAACACCTTAGAGTGCAGCAAGCTGAGACTCAGACAAAGGTGCATTGTTGTTTGTTGTAACGCCGCCCTGACTAACAAGCTGTCCTGTCTGGATATCATAGTACTGATCTGCATGAGTAGTATTTCCTACATATTCACTTGATTTAATTCCACTGAAGAAGTTCAGGGAGTTCGCCAGTACTTTGTACTTATTTAACAGAGCCTGACCAAGTTTGTTGATCTGCAGAGACTCATATTTTGTGCAACGGAACTCAACGTTGTACTCAACCAGTTCGTGAGAACCAGATGTGTAGTTGAACTGCTCATTACGTACGTTAGCTGGGAAGCAGTTTGCAAATAAGCAAGCATACTCAACCATAGTACCTGTAACGTCAGTAGATACATAAATGAACTCAGCAGTCTGGTTAGACTGAAGTGCTTTAATGATCTGTGGATCGCTGTCACTATGACCCTGAGTTGCAGCATGTCCGTTGTAATGTGTAAGACCTGTCAGTAAGTCGGTTGTACCATTTACCCATGTATGGATTACTTCACGAATCGGAGATCCGGAAAACTCATAACAGTTTACGGTAAATGTGTTTGTACCATCTGTAGCTACAGATGGAATGGAGAAGCTCTTTCCTGCATAACCACCTGTGTAGTCATTGAAAGAAACTTCGATATCGCCAATACCCTGAACTGCGGTGTTACCGTATTCCAGGATATGTTTGAATTTTTTCACTTTGTTTGGAATGGAAAGGTTCAGCCATTCAGGTACACGAACCATGAACAGACGGCCATATCCAGTTCTAAGTGGATCGTAATTCTTAAGAACATCACGAGTGACATTCAGGCCACCAACAAAGAGAGCATAATTCATAAGGTTCTCACTTTCGTGTTCTTTCGCACCAGTCTGAATCGTACTGTCTTGAGTTGAAGTGTCTGCTCCGTTTTTAACAGTTTCTGCCATCGTCTGTCACCTCCTCCTAGTTATCAGCATCGGCTTCATAGTCACGACGATTGATATCAATCTCAACTGTCGCACGTTTGAATATACCGCGATATTCAATAGTTACATAGCAGTGCAGGATAGAATGCCCAATCTCCCATGCATTAGCCTTAAAGTCAATAGTAATACTCTTGACATACTGGCTGTTCCAATCAGAGAATTTTGTATTCTCATAGCTCTTGAATCTCTTACGTACTTCAGGTTCGTTAAAGTCATACAGTCTAGCCTGGATGTCTTTTTCGATAATACGTTTTGCTTTGTAGAGAAGATGTACATTAGATTCTTCCAGAAGGTCAGAATCTGCTGTCTGAGAAGTATTCTGTGTTGCACGCTGATATACGTTGTCTTCTACAGTCTCGAAGTAGTTGAAGCGATTTTCATTAAGTTTATTCTTAAGTGCTAACTCGTAATCTTCAACTGTCGGAGCCAGAGAGTTTCTAATATGACCAGTAAGCTGACAACTAGATTTAACAAACGGGATATATGCACCGTTGTTGACAACATGTCTCCAGAACTGATTAGCTAAGAAGTATGTGATTGTAACAGGGATACGTTTCTTAGTAATCGGATCTCTTGTGTAGTAGTGATGCACGTTCTTTGAGATCAGACGATTTGCGAACTGGCTGTAATCTTTGATCATAGCGCTCAGTTCATCATATCCAAAGGATGTACGAATACCTGTATCCATGTAGTAGATGGAGTCATCACGTGCAATTGCAAGTTTTGCAATCTCACATTTTGTAGCAAACGGATAGTTTGCATCAAAGATGGCGTCAGCATCGATACGTTTTGCTGTCAGGATACGTTTGTCGAGGGAACCGCTCCATGCTTTAGAATAAGCATCTGCATATTCCTCCTCTACTGTCCAAACATGTTGTTCGGTCTGTCCTTTAGAGTTTACAATATCAGTTGTACGTGGATTTTCAAAATATCCATCGGTACCACCATAGAGTCTTACACCACGAACGTCATCGAAAGATACGATATCACTCTGTGTGTAATCTGCAGCGTCATAGTCATCTGCAGTGGTATCCACGGTGTCAGTTAATTTCTGAACCAGTTTAATGAATGGCTGTTTGTTAGTTGTAGAACCAACAGCAAGACCGAAGATTGGGTCAAAGCCATCTAACTCTGGAAGTACAGATTCATCACAAGACTCCATAAGAGCCTGGATATCACGGCATTTAGCAACTTTCTCAGCTTTTTCAGATGGAACGTCTTCAATACCATTGATCATAGGGAATGTGATGCCATCAGCAGTCATCATTTCTTCCAGTTTTGCTTCCAGTTCCTCATGCTGTTTGTTACAGAATTCGATATAAGCATCGTATACCGTTTCCAGCATATCTTCATCGATGTCGACGTCAACTGGTGCAACGCCATCATCTGTATCTGCTAATACATCGTTAATAAATGTAGCAGCGTTGTATTTCACGGATGTAACCATGGAACCCATGTACTCAGCTTCCTTGATCAGACCTTTTTCAGTTGTCAGGATCTCGTAAGCCATTGTTTTGATTCCGTAGTTCTTTTCGTAAGCGACGTTATTTGCGATACGTACAGAGAAGGTGTTACCACCTTTACCACGACCATTAGAGGTTAAAACGAATACACCAGGAGCCTGGATATATCCTTCACCATCTTTATATACGCCGCCAGTTTTTTCACCATCAAGCTGACCACGAACTTTAGTAGCATCTTTTTTGGTGATAACCTGTTTTGTAATATCCCCTTTCGCCTTTTCAGGATCTACAAAACGGCTTGTGTACTTAATACGGAATTTACGTTTCATAACATCTACATCATCGCCATCGGCTTTGTAGAACAGAGAAACAATTGCATGTGCACGTGTTGCGTTTTCTGGCATGACACGCATGCACCAAACTTTAGCACCACCATCTCCAAGAAGTACGTATGGCATTAAGTTTGGCTGACCGTATTTTTTAAAGTTCGGAGTTCCGAACGTTCTCACAAAGGACTGCTGTGTACGCTTTAATACCCAACGGTTGTCGATGCCTCTGTCAGATGTAAAGGCAAAAATGTAGCCAATCGCAGGATCAGCGACTACAGTACTTGGTGCGTCATCGGTAATCTCGGTATTATCCGCAATGTATGTCTGTACATATGGAAAACCGTATTCCGGGACAATCTGTGTAACTGCAGGCATAAGATAATCCTCCTTTACAGTTTAATTTATGACTTATTTATCTTCTTTAACGGAGGGTGAAACCCTCTCAAGACTTAATAACTTTATATATTTGTTTTAGTTGTTTCCAGTGATTTCGCTGTTATCTACATATAAGATCACATGACCAGCATCTAAGGAAGCTGGCACATCTATAATTCTTTGGTTGCTAGATCCGCACCATTTCAATTTTGTATCCAGTAAGTCAACCATGAACTCTCCGTCTACTAAGACATCGATGTAGTTTAGGATTTCTTCATCCTGAAGGTCTTCCCAGAGAAAGCCAGTATAACACCAGATAGTTTTATCTGGAAACTTCTCATTGATTTCTTTCGCTAACTGGGTGACCATCTCTCTATTTTGTGGATGAAGAGGATCTCCTCCAGAAAATGTAATTCCAGAAATATAGTCATGGTTTAACTTTGAGAAAAGTTCCTCTTTGGTTTCATCTGTAAACGGAACTCCTCCATTAACATCCCAAGTGATTGGATTTTGACAGTCTTTGCAACAATGGGTGCAACCAGCAACCCAAAGGACTGTCCGAAGCCCATCTCCATTTAGCATGTCGTCTGTTGTAATATTATGATAACGCATCTTTTGTACCTCGTTTACATCTTAATTAGCTGCTCCAGTGGAGACTCTGGTTCTGGTAATCGCTCTTTGGTTCTCTTCAAAGAAGAGGTAACCATGGAGTCAAAGTCCTCAAAGGTCAGCGCTGCGAAAGTAGAACTAAACTGACAAATCTGTCGCATATTTACCATCGCATACTCGTATTCGGTTGCATTTGGTGTATCGTTTAATCGTTCTGCAAAAATACGAGTCGGTGCCGTCTGGTCACGACACTGTACGGATAATACAAGTTCCCTATTTGTAGCAGGAACTCCCAGACCACCATTATTCATTTCCAAGTTCTTATTCCAAATCGTATTGATGGCAGAATACGATAAAGTTGACGGAATCTTTCCTCCCAAGATCAGTTCGATATATGCCTGAATGGAAGAAGAGTTCTGTACGATATAATCATTAAAAATCTCATGACCTTTGAAGTACTTTAAGACTTTTACAGGTCCTTCTGGAGATCCCGGCAAAGCCATATTAACCACTTCACTATCATAAACAAAGAAGTTCATACGTTCTCCTAATTTGATCGTACGAATCTCTTTAAGTTTACCATTCTCAAAAAGACCAATCGGTAAACACGCAATAGACGTGATCGTATCTCCATTATCCACAGCGATCTTACCAGATTTATCAAAGAACGCCATGGGAATATAAATCTCCAAATATGGGACGTTGCAGATGATATGACCTTTTTTGTCATCTGCAAACACGGTTTTATAATCCATAAAAAGGCTCTCCTTTCTTCTTTTCAAGTCAAAAGAATAGTATAAGACAGACACTATGGCCTGTCTTATACCACTGTTTTTAGGGCGGATAAATGCTATTTATCACTTTCTCGGTTTCAAAGCGTTTCCAGATAATGCATCAGTCACACTGTAAGTACCTTCATTATCCATCTTTTCTTTCAACTGATTAATAGATGATGAATCAAAAGCATCTGTAGATGCTGGTTCTTCATGCATATATGCAACGTCATCAAGAGGTGAAATCTTCGGATCCTCAGATCTCCATGTTTCTGGAAGCTGATTTGCGTCACCAAGAATTGATTTTGTTTCTACTCCATTTTCCGTTCTGAACGTATTTGCGATAAACGGATCATAACCTTCTGCTGTGATATCAATTCCATTTACTTTACAGTATTGAACGAATTTATCACTCACATGCTTACACCAAACGTCACGAACCAAGAAGCAATCGGTAGCAGATTCCAGTGTACCAATAGAATGTACCAGCTCGGTAAGTTCTTCGGTTGTACGAAGACGTCTACTGCCTACGGTAATATACGCAATTGCGTTGGTATCCTGGAAATTATGCTGTTTGACTGATGTAAAGAAATCGCAATGGGTATCTTTATTTAACTGATATGGATAGTAGATACATTCACGATCCTTCTGGAATGCTTTCATTAAGTTCGGAATATTCTCTGGATCATTCGGAATACTATTTGCAACAATATGCACCGGGAGTTTCAGAAGTTCTTTTAATACATCTGTGTTTTCGATGTCTTGTATGAACTCAAAATCATTGACACCGACCAGGATTCTTGCATCAGCACTCATGTCTGCATGTTTAAGGATTGCTTTTATATAGGATACTAAATAATCAACCGATGTTGTTGGATGTATAACATTTTCAGTATCACGACCGGTTCCGCACAGATATATTGGAAGTTTCGTACGATCATTTTTAAATGCAGCCATCATTCTGTGACTACTTGCGGTATCCCTAGTTAACCAGCAGATAAATGGATAATGATCTTTGTGGAATAAGTATGCCCACTCACAATATACACTCATTGTTGTAGTTTTACCAGACTGACGCATAGTTTCTTCCAGTGTATTATGGTCTGCTAACATCGAATCGATGGTGAGTAAGGTATTTACATTCACCTGTAGTTTTAATACATATCTCCAGAAGAACCAGAAGTTCCAAGTACACTCTTCAAGGATTGCCCTCTTTTCACCATTTGTCAGATCTTTTGCAAATACATCGGTCCGAACGTCTGGGTTCTTTAACTCAAACATCTGGTATCCGATCTTGCAATCGTGTGCCTTAAAGTAGTTTAAGACTTTCTTGTACGATTCCTGACCTTTTTCATCCTGGTTGAAGTAATAAAATTTTCCATCGATTAAGTCAACAGGATTACGGTATTTATCCTTTAAGAAGGTCGGACGAATGGTTGTTACACCGTCTTCTTCAGTTGTCTCGGCATCTCCATGGAGTTCTTTTTCTTTGGTATTTTTGGATACCATTTCTTCCATTTTGTTATTGAAGTACTCCTGTAAGTCGTGAGTGCTGATCTCTGTGGCATTCTCCGGAATTTCGAAATTGAACTTCACCATAGCAGCGAAGAGCTCATTTCTACGATCCGCATCGGCTTTCTTGCTCTGTTCCAGACGAACTGGATGATTTGGTCGGGTAGTGTTGTCTTTCATGAATTTTTCACGCTGATCTTCGAAATAAGAGTCATAATCTTTAATCAAAGAGATAATGACATTTTCCATTTCGGTATCGGCAAATTTATGATAAACTAAACCAGTTAAGCTGCTGACAATAGCCTGTACCATACCACGATCTTTGGCGTTGTACGGGTCCTGATAGCCAATGAAACGCATGACGTTAAATAAGAATAAGTTGTTGAATGCATGGTACTCTTCCGGTAAGAAGTTCTCTTCCAGATTAAAGAAGAACTTATACCAATCTGCATCAAATCCAAATTTCGGGGATCTGGATTTGCAACGATTTAAGGAATAGGATCCTTCAGATTCAGAGAAGAACTGTCTCATGATGGTAGACTTCTCTTTTTCTACGTGTTTGATCCGCTCAGTGATGAAATCTAATGTGATGGTAGATTCCATAAACTCAACCTTCTGACGAAGATCACGAATCATTTTTGCATCTTTTACCGGATCCATTTTTTCAATCTCAGATTTCCATTCTTCGATACGTTTTAAAGTAGCATCACGGTATTCTTTGCTGTTACGACGCTTCCAGTCTTCATCCACAGATTCATTATAGAGATCCTGGACTTCTTTAAAGGACTTCTGCATTTCATATGCAGTATTGGATAATCCTTTACAAGCTTTGAGGTCCTTACGCATATCTTCCGGCTGCAGTAATTTTGCTTCCGCAGATCCAATATAATAACTATTGTAGATTATTTTGATATCGTCGTCACTCATCGTATCAAACTCTTCAGTAGACCATTTGGCAGCTTCTTTTAAGAATGCAGTTGAGATCTTATAAGATGCTTCCATAAGACTAGCGGTCTGGTTCATAGATGTGTTGTAAGACTCTCGCGCCATCTTCATGATTTCACGAATACTAGAATCCGTGTTAGTTGAAGTATTTTCCATTTTGTAACCTCCTTATTTATGTCTCTATTAGTGTGTTGTCCTGACAGTGAAAATTCGCAGACTTAGACTGAAAATGTTATATATTATCTATGTGAATCGAAAGAAAAATTAAATATCGGAGGATACCAAAATGAGAAAGTTAACTATTAAAAACACAAAAGGAAATAACGTTACAAAAGGAGGAAAAGTTCGCGTTATTTCCAGAACTGAATGTAAAATAATAATCCGTCATTATGGAGACGAAGATGATTGTTGGTGTGACGACACCGTGCTTGGCGACTAACAATAAATTAGTCGCGCGACATGTAACTTGTTAACCCACATTATCAGGGCGTGGTTACAAGTTGTTACGTTTCTAAAAGAAGACTATACCGTTGATTTGGTATAGTCTTCTTTTTTTATTTTAAAAGATACTTAAATCTACTTCACCCATACTATCATATTCATCAATCATGTCTTCTGGAGTATGATCGTAAATATCCCCTTGGATGAGCCCAGCGTTATGAAGTTCTCTTGTTTTACGTTGAGACTCCAGTTCCGCTTTTCTCATGTCTTCTTCAAACTTAAACATCTCGGCTTCTTGTGCTTCCCGTTTCTTGGCAGCTGCAATTAAAGCTGGATCTACAAGGCTAGGATCAATCTCTTCGGGTCTCTTAAGTCCACTATTGTCTAACTCTTCATCACGAGCACCACGAGTGATACCAAACATTCCAAGATTATCACCATGATAGTATACGTACAGTGCGATCAAGTAACTCATAATACTATCATCATGTGCAGACGGACCTGCTTCTATTCTTCCAGAAGCTTTCCGCACGAGTCCAGATAAGTCACGAATGATATTCTTTGTGACAAAGTCTTCTTTGTTCTCAGATACACGTCTGGAAAGAATTGCAAACATAGATTCACGAGACTGTCCAGATGTATATACACCATAATAGGTCTTAGTCTTTGCTCGTGCTTGGAGAAGTGATAAGTTATCCTGAACTTCTTTTAATCGTTCTTCAAGAAGGTTCTTATCTTTATCGTAGTAGAGATTCGATGCCAACGGATTATTAGTATTAATAATGAAATCGATGATCGCATCACCAATACTATTACGTTCAATACATACACATGCTCGAGGCATATGTTTCTCCACAAGTTCAGAAATAATCTGAATATAGAGAGTTTCACCAATGTAGTTACATTCAAATTCAGCGACTGGCCTTAAGGAATATGGATTCAATACTGTAATCGCATTGTTATCCCCTACGGTACCCGTAGAACAGTCGACACCGACCAGATACGGAATACGACGATCTATTTCTTCATAGATATCAAACTGGAAGTAATCGTTAATCCAAAGCGTCTTAATTGGAACATGTTGGGTTTCAGAGATGAATTCGATATCTTCCTGTGGATATGGCGACAAGGATGAACCATGCAGTCTCTGAAGAAGAATCTCTCTTCGTACAGTTAAGGCGTCTCCAATACCAGCGGCGGTCTTCTTTAACCATTCCTGTGATAGTCCAATCTGATAGTACTGATATTCGATATATAAAATACGATTGCAGTGTTCTCCTTTACTGTCGATATATTCTTGAATCTGATCATCAGTCCAGTCATAACATTTTTCAGTCCATTTTTGTGTGTTATCAAGGATTCTTTGTGCAGCTTGCCCTTGTGAGGTATCTAAGTCGCCCGGCGTGCATGTAAAGATGCGTCCGTACATACCTCCATTGTCTTTAGAGTTTTTAGCAGCTTGCTCGAATGTAGAATATGAGTTGGATACGATCGTATCAATATGGTTAGTAAACTCAGGTTCATCGAAGTGCTGAATCGGAGAAGTAAGACCACGGGCAAGGGACAATGCCATTTCATGGGACGTTGCCTTACTCTTAACAGTGATGATATTTTTCGTAACTGGATGCTTCATAGATGTTGCATTCATTGTGTGTTTGATCTTGTTTCCGTTCTCATCAATGTACCAAGGGAATCGCATGTATTCTGGTAGAAGTTCCATTTGAGCTTTCATACGACGTAAATTTGTCTTAGCGTTCTCACCATCTTTATTGACAAAAATAAACTCAGAGTTTGATGTACCAAATGAGTATGCCCATAACTGAATTGCTAATGCAGACTGAGTCTTTCCTTTCTGTCGCGGTAAACAGAGCCATGAATCATATCCATGTATGATACACCATGCTTGAGCGATGTTACCACGATTTGCTTTATATGGTACACCAGCACCACCCTGAGCTGGAATACGTGAGATTTCTCTTAAGTAGTACCATGGATTTACCTTGCACTCAGCCATGATGATTGAAACCTGTTCTTTCGTCAGGGTTGAGTGTCCTTCCTTATCTACAGCATAAGGATCTATTGTCACTACACGTGGATCTATAACTTCTAGCATGAAATAGCAGTTTTTTCTACCTAATTTCTTAAGGTCGGATGCCACCTGTAAGAACGTTCGATTTTTTGTACCGAAATCATATAACTTCGACCCGATTCGCATAATTCTTTTTGGTCCTGGGTTCGATGAACGTCGAACTACAGGGACAGTACCAAGTGATGCCATGCTAAATCCTCCTTTCGTTAAGTCGTTAGTTATTATGATGTATAAAACTGCTATTTCTAAGCGTAGAGTGATATTGGATATTTATATATGATTTCTGTGGAATCCAATGATAATTCTTATAAAAATAAAAAAAACTAGGAGGTATTTATCATGAAGATTTTAGATTTCTTATTAGGACACCAGGACTTCGTTAACAAATTCAACGAAGGGGTTGGTCAGGTAAAGGCCAGCATGGACGGAAAACAGAAGGACCTTGACAAGAGTGGAGAAGGTTATTTCTTCAAGTCTTGGCAACAAGAATTCTGGGGAGCCAAGACATTGTCCGAATGCGAACTACAAGAGTTTCAATTTAAATGCGAAGCTGTAAGGATGTTCTTAGAGTTGATCACCGACGAGAATGGATATCTTGTTAGTGGTCGTCGACAGATCCTATTAGACTACGTTCAGTCCATGGGTCTGGAGATCGGTATCGGTGCTGATCTTTCTGGAACAAGAAATTTCCAGAAAGATTTTCTGGCAGACCATCTCAACGTATTAGAGATGGAAGGCTTAGCTGATTTCACATTTATGGTATATACATATGGTGCAAGAGGTGGCATGGTATATACCGCAGAACAGAGAGTTCGTAAATCCGGAGAGAAAAAGGTTGTATACATGATGAAACTTGTAGACTTCTCCGATCAGTTCCAGGATCTCTACGGCGATGGTTTAGTTATCGAATTTGATAATGTTAACCAAAAGAGATCGGCAGCTTTCAAAGCTCGTCAGAAAGAAAAACGAAATAAACTCGTTGAGGAAAGACGTGCGAAAGAGCAGGCTGAATATGAAGCTATGCTCAGAGCTTATGAGGAAGCAGAAAGAAGAAAGAACGGAACCCGATAAGGTTCCGTTCTTTTTTTATTCACTTGCTTTCTTTTGCAAGTATTGAAGCTGTTTTAAGTAATATTCAATTAAGTCATCATTTTCACGTTCAATATCTGGTAACACGCCGAGTTCTGCGGCATAGATTCGTTTTAATGATTCTATGGCATTGGATCTCGCATCTTGTGGTAAGGATCGATTAAATGCGTACGCACTGAATCTATGAGTCATGGACATCAGAATCTCTTTCTGTAGTGGAATTCGTTTGGTTAATAATTCCGAAATACTAGCTGGGATAAAGTACGTTGCATGATTCGCAATTGCCATTTTTGCATCCAGATCTTTCATAATCAACTCAAAGGTGAGCTCTGGAAGCACATTATTGAATGTGTCTGCTGAATGAAAGATTAATAAGCCTCCTGTTTTTTTCGTATATGACAGATGAGCCTTGAAATCAACCTTTCCGTAGTTGGAGATTACAAATCCTTTGGTTTCCGCTGCGACATCCGAAGTGTCTTCCATACGTGATTTTTTTACGTCAAACATCCAAGGATGCATTTTCGTGCAATTCCATGCGACGTTATCTGTATCCACGATATCATAAATTGCTTCTACGATGTTCTCTAAGAAGCTGTAATGCCCAAGTTCATTGATCATAATCCATACTAAACTGGCAACATCTTCAGTGTATACGTAAGCGGCATTCTTAAGCATTGCAAGCCATACAAGTGGTTCATATCCTTCAATCGAAGAATTCCGAATCCAAGAAATTGCGGCATTGAATAATTTATGAGTCACGATTCCAGCAATCAAGATTCTCTGTTGCATACTATTAAATCGTACACATTCGGCACATAAGTCATGTTCATATACCCAGAGTGCTTTTACACCCCATTCAGTCATCTGAAAATGCATGTCATCTGGATCTCTCATGTCAGTTGGAATCATTCCATGATGATTCAGTCCATGTGGAACTCGTAAGATCTCTCGAAAGAAGTACCAGATATTATCAGCAGCTTCATTGATGATTTCCTGACAACGGTCATGACACCGTCCCCATAAGGCAACTGTGTGCTGCTCTTCTGCATTTAAGGGATCCCCACTGGCACTATGAGCCAAGCTGATTTCTCTGTGTGTATTAGATAATTCTTTGTATTCATCACTCATCTCATCTGGAGATTGTGGAACGATATGTGAATTATTTTGTTTTAATAAAAGTGGACTAATGTCCACACGCTCTCTGTCTTCTACGTTCTTAATAACGTAATCAAACGACAGGTTTCTACTCATATTAATAAACCTCCTTAAATATAGTTAGAGACCTGTCGGGATCGATATGAAAAAGAAGGAAAGTCACTCGGACTTTCCTTCTTGTTTAACCCTCGTAGCCAGCTGGATATCCAACATAGATATCTGGCTGTTTTGGAGGAATGATTTTCTTTAAAGCTTTTTCACGTAACATCTCGAGTTGCTTTTGCACACTCATTAGATAACTACGAGAATGTGGAACGTTATACTTCTTACCGGATGGATCATCTAACAAATCCAAATAGAAGTTAACCATATCCATCTTATTATGGATATATGAGACAAGCATCATTTTGTCTAAATCAGAGTTGATCTGATCGATCTTAATTGTGATGTAGTCAATATCTGCAGGGTCAATACGCTGTAACTTCTTTTTTCCAAAGATACCGAATTCTCTCATATAGGAATCTGTGGACTCTTTCATCATTCGATCGATAAATTGAGACTTGTTGTTCTGCCGAACGAAATAATCAAGCTGAGAAGATTCATTAAATGCAGATTTATCAACAAACCACTGTCCGTATATATCTACTAACACACTCTCCAAATATGGGGATTGTACAGCTTCTTTTAAGGATGTGAGCTCAGATTTTACAAGTTCATCCTTACGGTTTTGGAAGTTCTGTAATGTGTTTAAGGAAAACTGAGTGGTTGTCTTCATTGCTTCATTCGGATCTTTTTTCAAGTTGTAACTTGGATGTTTGGAGAGCTTATTCATTGCAGAGATTAAGTCTTTGGCATATCCAAGTTTCTTTGCGTATCGATCTGCTTTGATCTCTTCTTTCAGGTTAGAACCCTTCTGATCTGAGATACAGCTATTAATGATCGGTAACGCCATGATAGATCGAAATACTTTTGTTCGAAGTAACATCTTGTTTTGCATAGAAGTCTTTGCGTACTCATACTGTAAGACAGTGATAATACGAGTAGCAATCGTTTTCGACTGGATTAAATGTCCGACTTCATGTAACACCATAGCGGTCAGCTCTCTGGTGGTAAACGTACCTTTTAAGATGCGTTCATCTATCTCAATCGTCCATTTGGAGTTTTTCTCCCATAAGGACTGAATAGTTTTGAAATCACTGTTTCCACGAGCGACAGATTCAATGATCTTATCGGTAGTGGAACGCTCTGGGAAAATGCTCATGACAAACAGCGGTACATCTGGTTGTGTGGATACAACTGATCCGGAAAAATCATCACCGAAGCATTCACAAAGAGTGTCTGTAATTAACGACATTCCAGATCGAGAGGTTGGATATTCCATCAGTACCTTAAAAGCGTTGTCCAGAGTTCTTAAATGCTCCGGTTTCATGTTATGATCTTTCATTTGATTCCGGCCTCCTTTCTAAGTTTAAATACGTTAATACATTGTCATTTACTTGCAAGAATAGAAGATGAATAACGAGCGTTATACTCGTTATTCATCCATAATATTTCCTCTCCGATCCACTGTATGCATTGTGATTGGATTAGATGCCGCATTAAATTCATAATGATTTACCTGATTGCATATAACGCAAAGTTGGGTTAATCGTTCATTTAATTTCTTTTTAAAATCATTGAAAGCTTCTTCTCTGGTACTTCCATAGCCTTCGATATCAGATAACCAATCACCTGTTGTATAACATGAAACAGTATGGGATCGGTACTTTCCTTTACCATCGTCGTTATCTGTAAGATATGGTATGCGTACGTAGATGTCCATTCGTATTCCTCCTTAATTTGATTTATATAATATCTATATGAATTTCAAATAGAAAGGAGGCGAGAATATGAGTACTGACTCTTTTCAGCGAATGATTTTAAGGACCTGTACGAATGGTCCAATGGATCCTGTTGACATGCAGTACGAAATCGATCGTATTGACGATATCGTATCTCAGCAAGATCAAGTTTGTGAAGATGCTATCCCGACATATTGTCGATAGATATCATCTAAACGAAAAGATATGGGGAAGCTTGTCTTCCCCGTATTTTTTTGTTCTCGCCTCCTAAATAAGTGTAAAAGGCAGTTTATATGTTTATATAATATCTATATGAAATAATGTAAGAAAGGAGGCGAGATTATGTCAAATTTACAGTTATCATATTTATTACATAATATGATGACACGTAGTCATGCAGACTATGCAGATTTGGAATATGAAGCAATGGTTCACGACACCAATGTCAATCATTCCAAGTCAATGGACGCATATGCTCCAACTAGGAACATGATTCAGCGCCTATAATCATCTGGGGAGGCGTGTCCTCCCCGTATTTTTTTTGTCCTCGCCTCCTATCAGACTGTCTTTTTTTATATAACTTTTAAAGTAGCAATGACGCCCTGACACGTCATTGCTACTAATGATTTGGATAAAATTATCTGTACATAAAAAGGAGAACCACTGATCTTCAGGATGTGTGAAGATCGCATGGAAAAAGAAGCACCGTGAGCATTTCCCTGCATATGCTCCCTGCTTTATGGAAGCTGAGTGCCATTCCCAGCTTACTATACTGTTAAAAATGAGAGTGACGACCGAAGCCATCACTCTCAATTGTCAACTCTTAGTGAGTATATGTCATATTGATATACTGCTCAGCGTTAACGATGTCGACTTCAGCCTGAATACCCTGGATGGCTGCGTTTGTATAACGAGATACACCCATCAGGTTAGTCATGGATCCGCCCGGTTTGTTCGGATCTCTGTACGCACTGTTCTGTGCTGTTAAGATGTGAGTAGTATATTTGTAATGTTTGAATGTGAACTGTTCCGGAGATGTTGGGAACGGAATGATTCTCAGTCCTCTGTGCATCTTCGCAACTTTGTCGTATTTAGCCAGTACTTTCTTTGTACTAACAACCTGAACTTTAACGTCACCAGATGTCATGATGCCGTAGCTGTAGTCCAGTTTAACGCCGTTGATTGTATTTCCTGGTCTTGTAACCCAGTTTACTTCTGGATTTAAGAAGGAAATGTATCTCGGGTTACCATAGATTACAAATGTGAAGCCGTCCATTTTAGCTGTGTCGGCGATATCTGTAATCAGACGGTCGATCTTGAATTTCAGCATTTTGCTGATGTATTCATTTGGAAGAGCGGTTGTGATGGATGTGGAATCGCAATCAAACTGGTCTTCCAGGATAAATGGATCGAAGTCCAGAATATCCATTTCAACACCTTTGTACATGTTGAACTGCTCATCCAGCCATCTAAGGATATCAGAATCCTCCTGCTGAATCATCCACTCAGAGAGGTTGTTGTAGGATTTTCTGTACAGATCGATGTCCATAAGAGCTTTTGTATCTTCGAGCTGCTCGAGAGAATAGGAAATATTCGCACGAGAACCATCCTCGATCTTCCACTCACGTTCTTCACGTGTGTAATCGAATCCGATGGAACGCTCGTTCAGTTCGTTGGAGATGTATCCTTCAAAGATAACTCCTGTGATCTGATCATTGAGAGCTTTCATGCTAACTGTGTTCTTTGCTGTATCAGCAAAACCAGCAAGCTGATCTGTTACATGGAATGTGCTTCCATCTGCTCTTCTAACGTCCTGATCTACCAGTCCACCAAGCAGTGCGTTGTCGGAAAGGTTGATACGGAGCGGTGTTTTTAATGTAACAGTGATGTCTTCACCACCATCAGGGTCTTTAACAGTTACCTTCGGAGCAGAGAAAGCGATTGTGATGTTTTCTCTGTAGGATTCCGGATTCGGTACGTCTGTCAGTTTTTCAATAACATTGAAGTTTTTCAGATCTTCGATCTTAACAACATCGTTTTTGATCGGAAAACCTTTACCAGCTTCCCAAGATTCACGATATGTTCCATCGAAGAAACACTGTGGGAATTTCCAACGTTTGGTAGGATCGTTGTTATCCACAATGTAAGTCTGCTCCAGATGTTTCTTGACAATCGGGCTCTTAACAACTTCAGTCTGCATGATATCCTTTGTAGCCAGTTTAAGCTGCTGCTTAACCAGGATCGGGAGATCGATAGCTTTGATCGGAAGTAACTGGCCAACACGTGTAGATTCTTTGATCAGGTCATCGACACAGTTATCAAACATGTCGGAAACCTGCTCATACAGATGAACATGTGTACCATGGCAGCTATGTTCCGGATCTGCTGCATCATCAGCAGCCCACTGCTCGCATTTTTCCTGAAGATCTTTTAAGAGTTCGTTTTTATAAGATTCCATGATTGCCGGAGCATTAATCATATCATTGATGTTTCTCAGAGGGTTCACATTCTGTGCCATCATGTTGTTGGTAGCTTCAGTAAAGATGTCATCGAAGCTAGTACCAGCTTTAGCAGTCATAAAACCGCCGACGGACGCTGTTTCTTCGAATGTATCCCCTGACTCTAAAAAGCTAATATTTTTAGTCACGAAATTGTCACTCCTTTACTTGAGTATTTTCTTTTTCTTGCTTTATTAGTTTGTTTTATGCAGAAAAGCCCGCATTCGCAAACTAGACTTTTTTAATCGAATGTTTTATTGCGTAGTTTTACGCGGTTTCTTTTTCTGTTCCCGTTCTTCTTCGGATTTCTGCATCTGATTGGTTTCTTTTAAGAGTGCAAAGATCAGCTGAACGGTTGCAACCTGACGTTGATAAAATAAGAGATTTTGTATATACGTACATAACTCATATTTCATCATCATATAATCCGTAATCAGATCATAAAGCTCACGAAACTTCGTAGTTGCTGTTTTGATAACCTGATTGGATCGTGGGTCATCCGATATACAAGCTTCGAGTTTGGTAATGTAACCATCGACCGCCGTACGAAGCTTCATAAATTCTTTATATAAATTGTATTTTCTAACAGAATCGTATTCCAATCCTGGTCCACGTTTCTGAGTATTTGCATTATCCTGATTTGCGTCAGGAGCAGCTGGTTGCTGTTGCGCATTTGGATCATTTTGGTTTCCAGCAGGGGCTTGGGTATAATCCGTATTGTCCGCATTGGCTCCGTCATCTGGAGCAGGCGCAGCACCTTGCTGGTTGTCTGCTGGTGGAACTTCTGTATTCAAATCTGGTACAGGTTCCGGTTCTGCAGTATAATCCTCTTGTCCGTTTCCATTATCTGGAGTAACCGCTACATTTGTAGACTGTGGTGCATCGGTAGTACCAGTAAAGTCCTCTTCTCCATTGGTATCGGGAGTTACATTGATATTTGTAGATTGCGTTGGATCATCTACAATTGGAAGATCGGCATCTCCAACAGATGGTAAGGAGTTTGCGATGGTATCATCATCCAAGTCAGGAAGATTTAAATCATCAGGATCATCTCCAAGGTCATCTGGAAGATCTGCAAGACCTCCGAAATCTTCAGGTAGATCATCTACATTTGGTAAAGAATTTGCAATCGTATCATCGTCCAAATCTGGAATATCCAGATCTGGATCATCTGGGACGTCATCAGGTAAATCATCGAGATCTACATCCCCTGTATCAATGTCATTTGGTAACTCTACATCTGGAGCACCATCGATGTCAGGTACATCTATGTCAACATCTGTATCTGGTTCATCGAGATCTTCCGGCACGTCGACAGAAGAACCGTCCGGAGTTATGTCCGGGATATCGATATCTGCAGGTACATCATCAGGAAGTGCCTGGTCCGGATCACTCTGAGTTTGAGTTTGATCTATGTCCGGAAGATCAGAAAGATCATTATCAATCTCTGGGAGATCGTCAACACCTACGTCCCCATCGTTGATATCAGGCAGATCTAATTCCGAATCCACAGGATCATCGATCTCTGGAAGTTCCGGTACAGGTTCATCTGAGACTACTAGATCGTTTGTAGTAAAATCGATTCTAGCTCGCCGGTTAGGTCGAACCGTGATCACTTTCATATTCTTTCGAAGGGGAGGGTCACCAGGTGCCTCCATTGCCAGGAAATACTTTCCATATCCTGGATGTTTTGGCGTTTTTACAATCACTGGCGTACCTCCTTTCTACAGGTAATGACTGTTGTACTTCACGCGGTCACGTTCGGCTTCCAACTTACTCTTGATACGCATCAGTTTGTATTTTTCTGTTTTGTCGCTTTCAGAGTTTGCATCATCGATCTTAGCTTGACAAACTTGGATCTCGGTGTCTAACTCTCGAGCGAGTTCAGTACGAATGCGGCCATCTTTGATTTTGGAATAATGACGACAGATCATGGTAACTGGCACCATCAGTAAGGATACCTGAGCGGATGCTCCGTAAAGCAATGCCAGTTTGATCTTTCGAAAGATCTTCTTACGATATCCAGGTTTTACCATGAATTTACGTCGACGTTCATCATCCATCTTATCCCACTCGTCTACTGTATCATCGATGGATGATTTGATATTCTTTGGGATAGCAGATGCCGCCTTTGCAGCTCCTTTAATTGCATCCCCCTTCGCCTTCGCTTTTGCCATGTACTGATATGACTTGGCTTCTTTGTCCATCATTTTGAACTGCGCGGATTGAGCTGCAGATTTAGGAGATGGGGGAACCGCTTTTTTTCCGACTTCACCATAAGAGCCAGCGGAGTCTCGAACGGTCGGAGAAGGTTCTCCAAGATCGTCATTAGAGGCTTCGGTGTAGGCTTCGTACTGTGACGCCTGAGAAGCGAGGAAGTTCATAGCTTCCTCTACGGTTGTGTTTTCGTCAAAGATGCCCTGGAATCCAGTAATCGGTTTTCCAGGATCTTCGCAATGTGTATACTCAAAAGTAGCAAGGCTACTCAAGAGATCATAAGCATATCCAGCAAGATCCCCATAGTAAGCACGTTCAGCTTCGAAGATTTCACTGTATTCTTCGGAATCATTCATCAGTCCAAAAATAGACTCAACTGCATATTCCGGAGATACATACTCACGCATAAACATGTCATCGGGTTTTTGCTCGACATCGTTGATAGAACGAATCTGATTACCTAAGGAGATTGTGGATAAGTGTTTGACCACGTTTCTGAAATCTCTCGGCATAGCATTGACTGCTTCTACATATGCAGAATCCTGCATCAGCAATCCAGCAGTGGTTGCAGATTCGAACATTTCTTTCCACTTATCGGTATCGTTGCTTCCAACTAAGAGAAGCTGACCGATTTCGTGGACACGTTCCAGAATCTCTGGATCCGCGTCTTCTTTCATTAATTCGAACGGTGTTAAGGACAGATACACCATGGGATGAGTCGTGATGGTTGCATCCATCTCGTCTTCCCCAAATCGTTCTGTCATATACTCTAACAGCATTCGAAGATGTTTGGTACTATCAGAGAGTTCCCCTAAGCGGTTCTCTAAAGACTCAAACATCTCAATCTGATCAGGCTGCATCGCGTCACGGTGTTCCACCAAAAAAAGATGGACCTTTTCGTGTTCCTCCGGATATGCGGGTACGCATTCCAGCATGTGTTCTTTTGAGGTAACCTGATCTATATAATACGGATATCCATAGGTAGGTTCTGAGAACACGAATCTGGAGTTCTCCAGAAGAAAGGAGAGCGGCTGGCCTGTGTACAGCTTGGAGTAATCCTGGGCTTTTTCTTCAGTGTAGTTCTCCTGTAATTCCCGGTGACGAATCATAAGATTCTTCGTCGGATTCCCATGGAGAATCTGATCATAATCCAAGGACATGGTATCCCTCCTTTACTAACGTAGTTTAACTATTTGTTTTAGGGTGGAAAGCCGAAACACCTGCCTCGGAAAATAAAAGAACTGTCTTTTAAATGAATAACGGATGGGGCGAACCATCCGTATATTTATGTAAAGCTTAAGAAAATTTTTCAGAAAGGTGGTATTTCTATGGCAGCAGCATTAGCAGCAGGACTTACCTTTTTAATGAACCAGAAATCTGGTGAAACAGTTAAAGCGCTTTATCCTATCACCAAGACAGCTAACGTTCGTAACGACGATGGCACAACTCTCGTAGAGTTACTTGCAGGTAAAGCAGACAAAGCACACGGTAACCATGTACCGGAAGTTGAGGCAGCAAACAACCTTAAATTCCTTCGTTGCGATAACACATGGGCAGAGATTCAGGCAGCATCTACTACAGCAGCAGGTGTTGTTCAGCTTTCTGACGCCGTAACTCTGGAAGATTCTACAAAAGCAGCTACACTTGCAGCTGTAAAGAAAGCTTACGACAAAGCGAACCATGAGCATCCATATATTGAAACAAAACTTATGGGTGTTGCAAACGGTGTTGCTACACTGGATTCTACAGGCCTTATCCCGGCTGCCCAGCTTCCTTCTTTCGTTGATGACGTTGTTGAAGGTTACATGCATACAGACAAACTTCTGTATACAGAAGCTGATGGCGCTGGTGATAAAATCGCTGGTGAAACAGGTAAAATCTATGTAGACCTTAAATCTGGTAAAACATACAGATGGTCTGGAACAGCTTTCGTAGTTATCTCCGACACACTTGCTCTTGGTATTACAGCTTCTACAGCATTCCGCGGTGACTATGGTAACATCGCTTACCAGCACTCTCAGGCAGAGCACGCTCGTGTAGATGCTACTAAGACAGAAAAATCTGAGCAGAATGGTTACATCAAGATCAATGGTACAGAAATCCTTGTATATTCTCATCCGGGAACAGGCACAAACCCACACGGCACAACAGCTGCTGATGTAGGACTTGGTAAGGTTGAGAACAAATCCGCTCGTGAGATCATCGCTGAGATCACAAAAGAGGATATCGAGAAAGTTGTTGGTGGTGCAATCGCAACAACAACTGTTGTTACAGAAGAGCATGATGGTATCATGAGCTCCGATATGCTTAAGAAATTAAACGCTTGTCAGCGTATCTACGTACAGGCAACTACTCCTACAGAAGATTGCCTGTGGTACAAAACAGAAGAAGCTTCTGCATGATAGAAGTGTCTTCGATACCCTACAAATATTTAACGATTATGAAAGGGGTAACCCATATACAAATCGTATAGTATTATTTTCTAGGGTACGTATCTCAGATGGAGATACAAAAAAAGAACCATACGGATTATCTCCGTATGGTTCTTCTTATTTATGCCTGGAAGACTTTATATCCAACGATCACGTCAGATCTTAAAGTCTTAATAATCTTTTCACCCTTCGCAAGTCTGGATCTTACAGGAATCTCAGAAACCGCTGCAGAATCATAGGAATCTCCCCCTTTTTTACCATAAAGCTTAATCATGTCGGATTTCTTGGCGGATGCGATACCGATTAAACGTTCCATCGTATCTAATGCGATTAAGGAGATTGGTTTGCTACCACGTTCCACCGGAGGGAAATACTTAAGTTCTGTTAACTTCATCTTACCGGAAGATGTAATGTATAGCAGGTGTTTGATCTTCGGGTCAATGATGCTAGCGCCTGTAACGTCCTCTTCCTGGAACATGGTAATGATGCGTTGTCCCTTTGCTGTCTTGGAAGCAGTCTTGATAGAATCAAGGGGTAATCGAATTCCGTTTCCAAGACTTGTGCAAATGACAACATCCATTGAGTTATCTGGAACAGCAACGACCTTAACTAATTCGTCACCTTCATTGAGATTTAAGATCTTCTGTTCCTTACCGTCTTTGAGTTTCAAGTCTATTAATTTTACACGTTTCGCATAGCCATTGCGAGTAATGACTAATAATTCTAATTCCGCACTAACTAAGGCTTCTTTCTTAGTCGGAACCTTCAATACAGTTACGATCTCTCCAGACCCACCGAAGTAGCGTTTGATCTCGACACCAATATCGTCAACCTTCATATCTGGAATAGATGATAATGGAATTTGTGAGATGGTTCCATCTGAGGAAATCACATACACGGATTCCCTATTACCGGCTTTCAAGATCGTCACGTTTCTATTATCTTTGCCGACTTCACCAATTGGTTTGCCAGCTTTGTATTTGATCTTCTTAATGTAACCGGATTTTGAGATACCAACCAGATGTAATGTATCTGGGATCTCCAGCTCATCATCCAAACGAATGATGCGGGATCGTCTCGGAACTCCATATTTCTTGATACCTTCTTCGAGCTGTTCAATCATCAACTCGTCGATGTGCTTATCGTCTGAAAGAATCTTATTCAGACGTTTGATTTCTGTGGTGCATTCTTTTAAAATCGCATTACATTCTGCAGTGCGGTCTTTATTAAACTGGCTGAGTCGCATTTCTGCAATCTCTTTTGCCTGAATTGATGTGATACCATAACGTTTCATGAGAGCCTGGATGTTCTCTTCCTTGTTCTCAGATTCCCTTGCTATCTGCATAGCTTCTTCTGCTTTTGCCTTGCTGGAGCACAGCATAATCAGAACCTTCGTTAAGTGTTCCTTTTCCATGTTACGTACGAGTTTGTAGTTACACATGGATCTGAGGCAATCTCGGCGATAGTTTATCCATTCTTTCAGGAGCGACTTAATTCCATACAGGTAAGACACGTAATTATCTACCACTCGTATGGCTACGGAATGAGTTGTACGCATTCCGGATTTCTCAGTGAGCCATTTAATAACCTCGTCCGGGTTTGCATCGGCTGCTAACTGGAGAATAATTTTAATCTGTTCCGCATCTGTGTAGTTATCGACGCTTACTACGCGGCCATCTAACGCTCCGCCTTTTTTGCACTCTACTGCGACTTTCGCAATCCAGTCTTTTGCATAGACATTCAGTGGCAGGGACCAAATCGTAATTGTATTGGCTACCCCGTCCACGGTATAACGACCCTGAACCATGAGTTTTCCTTGTCCAGTCTTATTAATGTCTTTAAAGTAACCAGTGTCTACGATATCGACACCGAACTTAAAATCAGGAATCAGCATGATTTTTGCATCTGGATTCTTCACAAGTTTAATCGTTGCTTCTAATACCTCTTGGATATTGAATGGTGGAATATTTGACGCGAGTCCAATTCCAATGCCACTGAACTGTGGATTGAATAAGACATGTGGGTACTTTGCTGGTAGGTACTCTGGTTCCCACCCCTTGCCATCGTAGGTCTTGCGCATAGGAACACAATAGCTGTCAAAGTCATCAAAGAAGCAATCAATTAAGTATTCTGGAACCCAGGCTTCCAAGTAACGTAATGCGGCGTGTCTCTCGCCATTGATGTTACCATAAGATCCTTTTGGTCCAATGGTGTTGATGTTGTTACGAAATCCTTGGCCTTCTCCGCAGATGGTATCACCTACGGATGTGTCGCCATGTGGATGGTAACGACCAGTCGCGTCACCTACAATACGAGAAAGCTTATTTTTGTCGTTCTTTAAGTTTCTCAATGTATCCGGCTTCGTATTCTGTGGACGATGATTGATCTCCCATAAAGAATACAATACACGTCTTTTTCCTGGTCGTAATCCATCCTGTAAACTTGGTAAAATACGATACAAGTTTTTATTTGCACCATAAATACATGCAAACTCTTCCGCAGCAATTGCAACGTTAATCTCTGCGACACGTTCTTTATTGACTTTATCCATCAATGCATGAAACATGCCACTGTTGGTTTTAAGTATCTCTCGATCATCATCATAATCGATGTTGTTTTTGTCAATAACGACTTCTTTCTTCTTAGCCATGATATGAGTCCTCCTTAGTTATCAAGGTCATCTGGATCGATGACGTACTGTTCCATCATTCGTTTACGCCTGTCGGCATATGCTTTCTTGTCCGAAAGTAGTTTGTTGAAGACTTCGAGTTCGTTTCGTACATCGTCAACAGTAAACTGGATTGACATTCTCGTATTAATGTCAATGACAGTTTTCTTGATGTCCACGACGTCCATCTCACCAAGTCCCTTGTAACGATCTCGGATGGTTGGTTCATATCTTGATGTAAGATTCAAGAATTCGATCAGAGATACACAACGTTTTTCTTCGCTGCTCTTGTTCTGAATCTGGATCTTGTATCCATAACGATCATAAATTGGGAAAAGTTTGGTTGCATTCTTAAGCAATCTTGGATTAATCGACATGCTCGCATATCGACCATTTACCGGTCCATACAAGTGGTTTCCTTCCAGTTTGACTTCTGGGTAGAATGTCTGCAATTTGCTCATGAAAGATTTGATGAATTTCTGGTTAAAGAGAATCTCATTTAATACCTTGGCCTCGACCGTGCCGCTGAGTCCTCCGACGATTCCTAGTAGTGATAGTACACACTCCATAAATCGCATGTCAAGTTTGCCCGCATCATCGGCTGCAAACTGAAGATCTGAACGATAGTTTTTCAGATCACTCAGAAGTTCAAATAAACTACTCTTGTTAAGAGATTCTTTCACAATCGCAGTTTTGTTATATCCTGCACCCTGAAGTAAATCTACGTTGTATGCTTTGATGACGTTCTTATAGAAGATTTCAGTAATCTCGGATCGACGTACTACATAGGTGTCTTCCTTTTTACCGTCGTTGACCTTGTAAAGTGGTGCCATAACTTTATAAAGAAGCCCTTCCTCGATAATCGGACGCATATACTTATAAAAGGCACCCAACACCCCAAGTGTAATGTAGTAACCATCAATATCAGAGTCACTGAAGATATTGATTCGTTTAAACCAAAGGTTGTTAATATTAAACGTCGCTCCAGCTCCACAACGAAGGACCTTAGTAATTAAGATCTTCATTTCTGGGTTATCCATAAACTCTGGGAAGGAGCACTTAAATGGATTCTTCGTAACACCTCTAAGCTGATAGAACGCCTGGGTATCACGATCGCAAGATGCTGAAAGGTTAGATGCTGCAGATTCTCCCTCTACGATGAAGAGCTCTCGGAAATCATGTTTCTTTTCGTTGTTACATGGGATGAAGTTCTTCATACCATATTTTGTAAACGCATCGGAACGAGACACTTTTCCTGCCTCGCGTTCTCTTTGAAGATTGATTCGCAATCTAGCGCTAGTACGTACGTTCTTTACGTACTCATCGAGAATCGATTTATTCTCGGAAAAGAACTGATCAATGGCCTCGGACAGTACCTCCTTAATGTAAGGGATCAGTTTCTTGTTGTCAATCTTTTCTTTGACGTTTCCAACAAATCCGACTTCTGCATTCGTATTCAGATTCATGTAGCATACCAAACCAGTTCGAACATCGTCCCAAGTTGGTTTGTATTTCTCCCAATCGCTGTCGCTCATTTTTTCTTTTGCAGCTGCAATAATGTAACGGCAGAATAATTCATCGAAGGTATCCTGATGGATTCCTCCTTGAGTTGTGTGTGTAAAGTTGCAATAAGAATCATACACCGTAATATTATCCGGTATATAACAAGCCACGATCTCGAAATCTAAGACCCTCGTAACGTCCTTTGTGACATTCTTTGGATTGCCTTTCTTATCTAAGACGAAGGATCTTGCGCGCTCTGCCCATTCGTTATGACAAGTCATGTGACACATAGAAGAATGCTTATCATCTGTTACGGTTTTCTTAATGATATTCTCAAATGGCTGGGTTTTGATTTTTTCTCGGCTAAGAAGTTTTGTACCTTTCCATTCTTCAACTACGATTTTAATCTTATGCTCTGTTGGAATCAGGTACGATTGTAATTCAATCCATTCTTTCACTTCAGAGAATGGAATCTGCGTATTTGCTCCCAGGTATTTCGGTGACGGAATAAAACTGATGACACAGCCATGTTTCTTGTCGTTCTTCTTAATTGGGAACTTTTCATCTTTTACTTTGGTGCCGTCCTTGAATTCGATGTAGTGTCGAACCTTTTCTTTCTCACGGCAGGATTCAATCGAGAAATGTGTTGACAACGCGTTTACAGCTGTCAAACCTACACATTCAATGATGCAGATCATATTCTCATCCAACAAGTTCTGTTACCAAACTTCTTGGAGCTATCCGTTTCGGTTTCCCTATCGATACTCACTTCGTGTAGTATTTCAACTACCTTATTTTCAATCCACCTGATCTCTCATTTAGATATTTCTATCATCATGGATGTCTAGCTTTTTCTGATCGTTGAGCCCATATCTCATCACTGTGAGATACTTTGCTGCGTCGATTCTTCCAATTATAACCTTGATTACCATATCTCCGGAGTTACCCTTTGCCCCAAGTCTGTCACCACACTTGGTTGGTAGTTATAATCCTTTTCGGAAGTCCCCGCAATTAGGATAGTTTGTCCAATCGCTTACGCGATTTTGGGGCTAGCCATTAACCCGAATTCTCCAGATGTTACACCGGATTGGTCTCTGAAGAATTTTGATCCCGACTGAATTTTCGTACAAAAGATGTCCATGGGATAATCCGCTTCCGGAAACCCACGTCCATCATCTTCACAAGTTAATTTATCTGTAATTGTATCATATGTGACGAGTACCTCCTGACCTGGGGAATCTTTGTCCATATCTTCATCGATAGAGTTCTGTACGACTTCTCGAACAAGATGGAAGGCTCCTTCTGGACCATACTGCTTGATATACAGATTGGTCTTGGTCTGAATCTTGGAAATATCGTCTTCAATGTAGAACATTTTTACATCTGACATTGTTTTGTAACCTCACGTTCTAGTATTTCCTGTATTTCAGGATTACAATTTTGTTGTTTTGAAAATAATATGCTAACCCTTAGCAACCCCTAAGACCGTGAGTAGAAAGCACATATAAAAAGAAGATGGAACACACAAAGGTGTCCATCTTCCCAAATAAGTACTTTATCAGCTACGCTCCCACTGTCCGTATGCGGAACCAGATTTGGAATCATAGCCATTGTTTCTCTTTTTCTTCTTAGCTGCCTTTGTCTTGCTGTAGATCTTGTTTTGTCTTGCAATGACTTTCGGAAGCTTATCTAAGATGATTAAAGACTGCTGATACATATCTACGGTTTTCTGATCTACTGCACCGCAAGCCTGAGCTGTCCATTTGGCCAGCTGGATAGTATTCTTTACTGGTTTCACATCATCTTTCATTTCTTTCTTAGTTTTGGATTTGTATGCGAATGTCTCATGGCACATACGGCATGTGCAAGTTCCATCATTGTGTACGATAACACGAGATTTCGGCATACCATTCTTTTTCAGATCATGATGCATACAACCTGTCAGCACGCGTTCTTTCTCATTCTTTGAAGCGTGTTTCACCTTAATCTCACCATGCTTGTTTACATGCTTTGCTGCATTCAGTGTCTGTTTGTAAACGATCATTTTCTGTCTACCTGATTTACGATTACGATTTCTACTCATTTGTGAGTCCTCCTTAAATATAATAAAGTGATTTGAATCATTTCGATTCATTAAGATAATATATGTCTGTATTTAAAATCTCAATTTGATTTAATACAGCTTAAATGTACGGTTCCATCCTTATCCTGATACAGGTTAAATACATACAAAATATTTGCCCCTTTGATTACCTGCAATGGGAGTTTCAATCCCATTTGTGTGATGGCACGTACTTGCTTACCGTGCGTATGTTTTCGGACCAACGCTAATAGGCGATCACGATCTTTTAGAGTTTCCTCATTGACACACACGACATCTTTATTACAGATGCGCACGCGTTTCTTTAAATACCCGTAGTATTCCGGCGTCGTGAAATACACAGAAGTCAGAAAGGTATTCTTTTCACACACGCATTTAAAGCCCAACAGTGATTCTTGATCTCTTGCACGAGATTCCTGAATCCGTTCGATGATACGGGATTTCTCGTCCGGATCTTTTACATTCACCGATTTGGTTTGTAAGTGGGTATCTTTGGTGTCTTTAAACCCAATGGAAATCTGTCTAGCAGCATCTTTCTTTCTGTCATACACAAAGAGTGTCAACAGATCTTTGGCACCGCGGATTTCTAATTGCTCCCTGGTTAAGACAATCGCACAACCCTGATAATATCCTTTCTTGTGATATGTATAACGGATCTGATAATTCGTTTTAAAATCCACGATCTTGTAATTTTTCATTACTGTCACGTAGACAACGATGCGTTCGCTTACATCTCTTGCTTTCGTCGGATCTAACTTACGAAAGATCGGATTCATGTTGGATGTATTGTTACGCCAGATTTTGTCGTTTCCAAAATTGTAACACTGAATTGAATCTGTTCCCCATTCATAGACCAATTCGTCTGGATTTTCAAAATCTTGTGAGAGGCGGATCCTTTGTCCCAGATCCGCTTTCTCATAAAAGTAGAAGTCACCCTCCTTGATGAGCTTCCATTTATCGGAGACATGTCTTGTGTCTCCTAACACCACGTTGTACAGCATAGATGTCGAGTCCCCTTTTTTGTTCTAATCTGCCAGTCTTCATGAATTACATGAATTTCTCGATGGTTGGGTCTTTCACAATCATGGCTTTTATACAAGTCACAATATTCTTGTACTCGTTCTCTCCTAATGTAGAAAGAGAATATCTTCTGTTGCAGTCTCTACCGTTGGCGTCATCACGTTTTCTACCAGCGACATAAAGACGTAAGATTTCCTGGATATCCTGAACTTCCATTTCGTTCATGGTCTTGAAGATCCAGTTTGTTACATCCACATAGAATTTCTTCTGTGAATCATTGAGTCCACCGTAGAACTCTTTCTTTTCCAGCAGAGCAATGACAATCAGGTCTGTCCAATACTCGTTTGGAATCACATGTTTAACGATGGTGTCAAACGGAATTTCCATGGTTTTAGCAGCACTGTATAATACATCAAATACTTCTTTGATTCTAAAAGATGTAGAATAACGCAGGGCGTTTTCACATGGAATTACTTCACGCAGGTTTCTTGCAATGTCTTCATTAACACCTGCTTTGACAAGTTTCTTAATCTTTTTGCCGACCAGCTCATCGATCAGATCATAATACATATCAAGGGAAACCATCTCTTTGGTCTTTCCTTCAGATCTGAGTTTGGCATTCTTTTCGCTGGTACGTTTAATAGCTTCACGTAAGAAGATCGGGAACAGTTCGAGGTTTCTGTAATCCTCGCCTTTCTGGACCTTTTTGGTGAGACGTTTTACGAAGTCCTTATCTGAGAATTTGTCCAGGATTCCATCTGCGATTTCTTTAGTCTTCTGATCACGTTTGAATCCTTCACGGAGCATCCAGTAGATGACTGTCGGGAATTTCTCCATCAGAAGATCAAAGAACTCTTTCTTTGCTTCTTTCTTAGAATCCCAGCCGGATTTCTTTTTGTTTTTCTTATAGAACTTCTTAAACTCGCAGGTTGCGAAAATTTCTGCGTCGTTGAATACGTCCTCACGTCTTGGTCCGTTGTTTCGATTTCTGTTGTTTTTGCTCATGATTAGTTCTCCTTTTTGGTTATTCATAGTTTCAAGTTAAACAAATGTGAGACCCCCGATAAGTTATTATCGGAGATCTCACTGATGTCAGGTTATTTCATCAAACTCCGAAGCTGTTGAAGAGGTCGTCCATATTCAGGTCTCCACCTTCTTCATCCTTGCTGTCTCTGGTTGTGTTAGAACGTACCATGTTACTTAAAGTATCAATTTTGCTTTCATCGAGCGCAGACGCTTCTTCCTGGATACGCTGGCGTTCCTCGATCTCATTGATACGTTCTGTAATCTTTGTGATCTTGTCATTAACCGGTGATAAACCAGTCATGATAAGATATACGGAGTTTGGTTCCTTCTTATCCTCGTTGATGTATGTGTGCAAGAACTCATTGACAGGTTCGCCAATCAGTTCATGTACACGAGGAATGTGTACGTTGAACTCTGCAGAGAACTGCTCAGACAGATTAGAAATGACACCAGTTGCCATAACTTTCTGATCACGCTGCAGTTCCATATGTGCATTGTTCTTAATAGCTTTGATAAGACGTTCCTCTAAGGAAGCCTGATCAAGGTCTTTTTCTTTTACATCTTCTACACGAGCAACTACGATTCTTCCTGGTGAAGAAATCAGACGCAGTCCATCTTCGGTATCGATGCTGTCATAACGAGTTTCTTTGTTGTACAGGCCCATTAACACTTTAATGTCTTCTACAACTTCGTTGTTCACATGTTCCATCATCTTATGAGATGGCATGTTATCAAAGTTGTCATTGTCATAGAGCATATAGTGTACATTCTTGATATTGCCGTACAGCTCTTTTAAGTATTCCAGTGTATTTACCTGTGCGGTCAGTGCCTCAGATTCTACCGGTCCAATACCAATTAAGATAAACAGAGTGTCTGGATAAATCTGTGACAGAGCACTTAAGAGTAACGGTGTAACACCAGATCCTGTTCCACCACCTGTGGATCCGCATACAAATACGACTTCTAATGTGGAGCAGAATGCTTTCATCTCCTGGTCGTTAATGAGTGCCAGGATAGAATCTTTTAAATAAGTCTTTGCAAGAGTTCTGTTCTTGCCAGCTCCCTGAGACTCACCTTTCTTGTCGGTGATCAGGAACTTCTTTACGGTTTCTGGAATGGTATCCAGGTCTTTCTGTGAGGAGTTGATTGCTACTACCGGAAGGTCAGCAATCTTTGTCTGTGCGATTGCCGCAATCTGATTTCCTGTGTTTCCAACTCCAATAAATCCAACTTTTAACATGTTTGATATCTCCTTTCAATTTGTGGATTTTATTCGCCGATTATGTATCTGGTTTTTCTCTCGGCACAAAAATAATGTATAACCATCAAAAGAAAGTGGTTTTTAGGCCACTTTCTTTAAATGACAGCTATCATATAGTTTACGTAAAAGCAAGAAATTAGCTACCATAAACACGATAGATGATGTTAAGGTCCTTATTCAGGACAAGGAACTCAACTGGGATGTTGAGCTTAGAGAACAGACGAACGTCACGATAATCTCCATCGATGTCGTTTTCGTCTGTACGATAGAACTCACCAGAGTACAGTGCCAGTGTATTGATTCTGGTTCTGTCTTTCTGTTCCAGATTGATAAACCATTCTTTGACGTCTTTTTTACTAACACGTAAAAGCATCTCTGTAAAGGTTTCTACGGCGTTGATACCTGTGTTATTCTCCCAAACATCTGCAGAAGAAACCAGAGTTTCTTTTTCGTACTCTTCACCAGTCTTCCAGATGTGTTTGATCTGAGCTGGCTGTTCAAACTTCTTTAAGTAATATCCGATGGTTCCATCTGTAAAAGTCTTCTTTCCGAAGTATCTTTTACGTTCCAGTTCGGTTAACTGCGCTGCAGTATATCTAAATGGAACCATGTTTCCACGGATAGTCAGACCATCAGAAGAAACCTTCGCCATTTCAATGGATTTCTCACGATAGTCTGTCGGATGGACAGTGATATCATTCTCAGCAGTTCCAGTGATACCAACACCATATAACCAAACACGATTACCTGGGCGATAAAGAGTTACCTTTGGTCCATCTGGGGTTTCATAAGTATCTGTCGGAGGCAGAGAATCTGGATGTCCAATACCTGTTTCAGAATACAGGGTTGGGATCTCAATCTGGGTGCATTTTTCACCGTATATCTGCTCCATAGTCCACTGAACACCACCGATGACAACCATGTTGCTTTCATGCCAAGATGTATCTGTTAAAGTTGTTTTTCCGAATGGAGACTGTGCTCGTACAAAGTCTCCAAATCCACCGATAACCTCGGTGCGTTTCCACATGCCACTATGCGGAGTTGCCTGTGGACCGTTCTCTTTTGCGTAGAGAACCTTATCTTCAAAATGAAGCTTGTCATCTACGTTAATGGTACGTGGTACCGTTACATGTCTAACTTCAAGTTCCATAATAACTCCTTTCAAGTTCTATTTTCTTAAAATCAATGTTTTTTGGCTCAATCGCTATACCATTTGGCAACGATCTTGTCTGAAAGTTGTAATTTGTCGGTTGCATGTACTTCAGATTCTAAGTGAGCGGTATCAAATAATCCAAGGGCATTCTCATATGGAGCACCTGCTTGAATATATTTTTCGATCACTCGGACTGCATCACCATTAAAAAGGATATCCGTACGATCAATGCAATACAGATAAGAAATGATTGCAAACATGTCTCGCATCTTTAACGTATCCTTCATCTTATACTCTGCAATGGCTCTCGTAACGACATCTGAGAGTTTGAAGTTGTGATGCTCATGTACTTCGATCAGTTTCTTCATATAAGGAATCTCATCAAAGAGTCTCAAGATGTTTTCGTTCTTGAAATCACAAATAAAGATTAAGTCCAGTCCAAGAAGATCAACCGTTAAGGATTTAAAATACCGGATCATCTTAATCAATAACGCTTCCAGAGGAGTCTCTGTATCATTACGTAAGTACAGCATATCAATATCATCGATGTAATCTTCTAGTTTGAAGATGATATGATCGATGTAGTAGTATAGCATATTTTCGCTAACACGGATATTTTCGTTTTCGGTATTTAAGGTATCATAGTTGATCTGGATCGTTCCATAATCAATGTCTTTCTGGAAGTCATCAATGGTATAATTATCACCATCCAGTTTGTTGTCTTCCAGATACTTCGCATACTGATTCTCTAAGTCTACCTTAAATAAGCAACTATAAAGCTTCGGGTTGATATAGTAGAGGTATTCAAAGTATGTCCATGCCGTACGTTCATTTTTCTCATCCTCGGAATTGATTGTGAAAATCTCTTTCATTTCACGAGCATAGTACGCTGTACGATAAAACTCTTTTAATGCCTCATATTCTTGACGAGAATGTGTTTCAGATAACTTATATGAAATCCAGTCAGATAATCCACGTAAGTTCTTAAACATCTCGTTGAATGCTTTGACTTTCTCTTCGTTTGTTGCATCGCCATCGATTGAAAGAATAGACAAATAGTTGCGAAACTTCTTGTAATCGTCTTCATTTAGATTATCAAGGACGTTTCGAAGAACCTTTTCGCCTTCTTCGTTTCCTGGTTGAAGAAGATCAAAGTCAAATCCAAACGCATCAACAGTAAAGTCCTGGTTATCAATGTCGTGCATATACTCAAGGACATTCAAAACCTGCGTCGGGATCGCAATAATTTCTCCCCTCAGGTGATGCTTTTTACAGAATAAGCACTCCAGTAAGATTACGCAATCAAACATCGTGACTTTCAGATCTGGATCGATCTTTGGTAATGTGAATGTGATACTAGATAACTCTTCACGGAATTTCATCAGCATCTTTAACACCATGATGCATTCATACATCATCTCGGTCATTGAGTAGTTAATTCCAAGACTGATGTACTTACTTTCCACGTAGTTAAACTGGGTTTCCCAAAGTTCTTTATAGAGTTTGGAATCTTCCCACCAGAATGGATCATCGGTTGTGATCTGGTCGTAATCTTCACGATTGACGTTCGAATAGAAAGATTCCATAAAATTTTCATCGTTTAATTCCAGTTTCTGGAAAAACACATCGAACATCTTATCGTAGTCTGGAACCGTATCTACTTCACCAGTATCGTTATTAAACATCTCTTTGTATGCGATGATTGGTGCACCGTAGACATCATATTTTTGAACCTTACATAAGTAATACTTATAGATGTTGATTCTAGTAAATGAAAGAAGATCACAAATGTCATACAGACATTTATTCGTTGCTTTCCACTGAATCAATAAATTCAGATCTTGAGTAATCTGTTTCTGCTGGATGTCATCAATGCTCATATCATACGGAACGCCATATGCTTCATACAGCATACGGATACCAGAATCTCTAAAAAATTCACGGTTAATTCCAAGTGGCATTGCGCGTTGAACCAGATGCCAGATTGCCATCAGCATGATACACATACCAATGAAGTTATCATAGTATTCGATAACCTTTCGGTGTTCTCTCTGATAAATAACGGTCATAAAATATAACCGGCATTCTTCATAGATACGCTTAAACTCGTCGTATTCGATGGTTTTTAATGCTCCCTGATTCATGTACATGATCTCAAAGTTCTTTGCGTTTCTGGCATCTTCAATACTGATTCGCTTCGATCCAATGTATCGTACATATTCGTCATAAGGGTGCTCTTTGTAGATTTTATCTAAGATACCAAGACCTTCTAATGCATGAATTAAGTAATCACCATGTCCTGGTTCAATAGCGTTATAATGATCTTGGATTTTATGTATCGGGATGTCTATATCAATCTTGTATCGTTTCGCAATAGATGTTGGAACGTAATACCAAAACTTTGCTTCACGGTCAAGAGGAGGTAGACCATTTAAACATCGGTAATATTCGTTTTGCTCTTCGAAGGTATCCAGGATATTCTTTCGACGAACTTCCAATAACGGCTGATGATACATCTGAGGAATCTCTGTATAGCGTCCCTCACGTACCAGTTCAATTAAATGCAGAGAATGCATCAGTCCTGCTTCTCGTACATCATCTTCGTCATAGTCTGTATAGGAATAGAAAGTATCAGTCTTATTCTTCGCAGCGATGTACTGATCTGCCCACATTTTTGTTTCCATGGTCTCGTACATCTCGGCTTTTACCTGAAATTTGATGATGGCTTGTTTTACAATTCGTTCAAAGTCTTCATATAAATCCTCCAAAGGGTTCGTATTATCAAGGTCGATGTTTTTTGTCATAATTTGTTCACCACCTTTTTTGTACGTTTAATTGATTGTGCCAGATTTCGAAATCCAAATTTTGATAATAAATTTTATTTGTAACTGTAAGGTAATGCGACCATATACATGATATAACTCATCTCGGTCAATATGAACCAAACCACTACGATTTGTTGAGCGGGAGCTCCTTAAATAATTGAATTGTGGATGTACGGAGGCGCTTTGCTGAACGTGATTACTAGCCTCTGAAACAAGAATTTCCTTTCAAGTGATTTGAATGTATCTGGAAAAGTTTCGAGATCTGGGGTCGCATGGCATTTTTGAGACATAATAAGAGACCAACACCATCACACGGTGTTGGTCTCACTCCTGTCACTAAGAACTTATAATAGTAATAACGATTTATTAAGCGAGTATGGTTTTTTTGATTTCATCAATTTTCATACTAGGGAGCTTTGGATCCCTTGCTTTCTTGCAGAAGTATATGAATATTTCCTTAAAGGTACGAAGTTTGTATAAGTATAGTTCTTTCGAGGAATCATTTTTCCCATACTTGCTCATATAAAAATCATTTGTTTCCATAAAGAAGAGAGACCAGTTGCCTTCGTGGTAGCTGGTCTCAACTCCGTATTTATAATTGGCACAATATCCTAACGTAAAGGAGGAATCAGTTATGCCAATCACATTACCTGACATTATCTACAAACAAGAACGTGACGGGTCTGCCGTTGTAGACTCCGATCAATCATATTACCAGATCCCATTCAACAAAAGCAAAGAATATTTTGAAAGTTTATCTAACTGGACAAACTTCGTTAAAGGTGTGGAACGAGAAGTTCGTGGATCTGATAAATACTCCAAATACATCTCTTATCTAAAAAAAGAATGTAAATTGGATCATTGTATGGTACTTCGTAATATTGACGATGATGATGCAGATATCGAAATGCATCATGGACCGATCCTGACATTGTTTGATGTTTGTGCCATTGTAACCGAATATTTCCTAAAAAAAGGATGGAAGACAAATACATTCCGAGTAGCAAAGCAAGTTCTTCAGGATCACCATGATAATATGATTCAGGTGGTTATGCTTAGTGCCACCATTCATCAAGAGGTACACGCACATAATATCTTCATCAACTATCATCAAGCATGGGGAGATATGAATAAGTTTATTAATAAGTATCGAGATGCGATCAGTGATGATTACAAGTACAAGATCAATCGGTATCTGGATAAATGCTTACTTCACGATACAAATGATAACGACGTACTTACACTCAGCAAGAATCTGTTTAAAAACGACGTTAAAGAATAAAAAAAGAAGAGTCTCAGTTAATTCTGAGACTCTTCTGTTGTTGTGTGATACTCGTTCCGATCTTCAGCAATCCAGATCGGAACTACGATACGCTGACCAGCCTGAAGGTGATAGGTTGCTTCAGTTCTGTCCAGACCGTTATAGTTGATGATGCGGTTTACAACATCATCAACGGTTTCACTTGAATTATACTGCTGGATGTAATTCTTGGCAATTAATCCAAGTGACTCACCGAGTTTCACTTCATGGTAGTATTCAACGAATACACCATTATGTGTTGGTGTGTACACGATTTCTTCCGGTGCTGCGTTTGCTTTCTTAATGTTTAAAGCAACGCCTGCAACTAATAAGGCAGTTATCGTTACAATAACGCCCGCAAGAATCATTCTGTTTCTCATAACGCGTTTGCGTTTGATTTCTCTTCTTCTTGCGATCTCTGCCTGTCTACGTGCTTTCATCTGTTCTGTTGTCATCATTGTCATAATGATTACCTCCTCTTATGTATTAAAATTTTTATTTGGTTTCACAGATTCACGAAAATTATATATCAATATCTGGTAGGACTCTACGGCTGTAACAGCTTCTTAATTAACCAAAGGAGGTTTTATCAATGGTAGACAAATTCTTATTACAGAACCGATTATTCGCAATTATCACTGCCATTGTGATACTTGCAGTACTTATGACTTTATTATCAATTAGGAAATACTTTGATGCAAAAACAACACATGAGATCTCTGAATCTGCATTAGAGATCAAGAAATATGAATGGGTCGTTGGACCGGAGAATCCATCAAATAAACGTGTGGATCCGGTACATATACGAATGGAAGGAACCACCAGACTATTTGAATTAATTGACGCAATGATTGCAAACGAAGTCGCAGCAATTCTTTTTTCTTATACAACGATTAGCAAGGAATATCCATTACAGAAATTAGATGTCGATATCAAAGAAGGAGCCACCAATGTGATGAATGGATTATCTAAAGAAAACTTATTAGACAGCAACCTCTTTGTCACGCATGTCTATATTTCGCAATACATTATGCGTGTAATGACACAAGAATTAATCGACAAAGCTCGTGAATACAATGGAAGTCGTAGACAAAAGGCTATGACTGATGAATAAAGGAATTAGAACCAAGAGAGCGTATCTCTTGGTTCTAATTCACAATGTTAGTAACTGTAACTTTATAAATTACCGCGTAGGGACCCATCTGATCCCAGTATGAAGGATAATCAAACACGTACAAAGATTGTACATTGTTAGATATATAAAAGTAAATAAGTCTGTTATTCACTTACTATAACGTTACTCCAAAAGTAGAAAATTAGCCTTCTGTGACTAATGGAGTTGCTTCGATATCGTACTGCCATGTGAACTGATGGATCGCACGAATTACGTACGCATCATACATGGAGTTGTGTTTTAATCCTTGTGGTGCGTTCTTGATATGAGAAGCGAACTCATCACGATCTAAGTTGAATGCTTCAAAATACGGATTAAATGCATAAGTAGCAGATCCGTCTGGGATGTTTTTGTTGGTTTCATCTGCATTGTTCTTACAGAGATTGGAAAGATCCATATTGATATCCACTGCAACCGGAGCAATCCATTCTGGCATATCCAGAGCAGATTTCCAGAGAAGGTCAATTAATAAGACCATGTCGTAATGACAGCAGTCTGATACAAACTGAATACCAGACTGGCTATGTTTATGTACATAGTCTAACCAGATTAAGAGATTCTGACGAATTTCTTTGGATGTACCCTTAATCTGCCAATGGTCACCTTCCAGTACAGTTGTTGGATTAGACATCTTCTGCAGAACGTTTTTGAATACCCATTCGCTGATCACCTGCATATCATAGTCTGTGAACTCCGCATAAAAGGAATGTCCTTCCGCATCACATAAACCGATTGAAAGAAGCTGCGCATCTCTGGTAAGTCCTGTAAACTCACAATCAAAGTATACGTACATTTTTGGGTCTACAACCAGTTTTTTTGGTTCTCCGTTTGCTACTGGGGTTTCATCGACAATTGTATTTACCGGTTCATTCTCATCATCCACGAGGATGTTTACACCGTCAATAACCTGTTCCATGTTGGTAGTCCTCCTTTAAGTTTATTAGATCATTGTAATCACCCAAAAAAAGAAGAGGACAACTGTCCTCTTCTTCTATTTATCGAAGTGATACATACCGATCCTTTCGGTATGGTCTTGTTTCATAAGCGGACCCACAGGTCATACATATAAAATCACGTTTAAACCACGACTCTCCTGCCTGCCAGAAATGTGGCGCTGACGTTTCTTTTTCGCTCTCCAGTAATCCACGATTAAAGTATTCATCTACGGATTCACCCAAGCGTCTCATATTTAAGATGTCACGCTTAAACTCTGAAGTATTCCCAGATTCCTGGGCCTTTAAGAACTTCTCTTTCTGTTTGGTGTAAAACTCAACAGGGTTTCGTTCCATACAAAACGGGCAAACTAATACCGGTGTAAGCGCTAATCGTTCTTCCGTCATATATCCATCAGATAACTTCAATCCTTCTTCCGGATTTGCTTTACGAAATCGTGCTCTCATATATCGATTTCGTTTTGTAATATTCGGAAAATAGTGTACGTTAAATAATTTCATAGGGATACCTCCATTAATAAAAGACAACCGGAATGTCATTCTCTTTTAAGATATTTCTGGCTTCCGGTGTAATACGTTCCATTTTACTAGCTACAAAATCCAAGCGTTTCTCTCTTGGACGTCGGTTATTCTCATTGACTAAATCATATGCATCACGTTCTGTAAAGCATTCTTGTAAAATAATATAAAATCGATCAGTTATGGCACTCACTTTCTGTTCCTCCATCGTTAAAACGCATCAATCGAACTTCCCATGGGAAGTAAAATTTCAGTGTACATCCATCTTTTGAGTCTACTGTATCTTCCATAATTTGTATTGCTTTAGTTAACTTATCTTCGATTTTTCCACTTTCGTAGAACTGTTTTGATGTACACCATGAACGGCAACAAGATTCTCTGTCCGTATCAAATACAATCGATACCTTGTCAATATCAACAGCTTCCAAATCCTTTCTAAGAATTAAACGATACATACGATCGTGAATAAAAGGACGACATATATGAACGTAGGTAGTTAATAAATCCAATAAAATTGTATACATGCGATTGTACCACTTGAAAAGTTTCTTATCCATCTCATCCTGTAATTCACGTTCACGTTTTTCCATCACATAGTCTACACCCTTAAAGTATAAGTCTGCACGGGTTTTCTGTCTAGTTACACCAAGTGCATCATAGATACTAATTAATTCACTTTTCATTGTAAACAAACGATCGGTATACAAGTCATAATTTCCAAATAGTCCACTAAACATCGAAATCGGGGAATCATGATTGTCTAGCACATTCACAATCCTGGATGCTTTGGAGTCTGGTCCTTCCGATTGTGCGATTCGTATCCATGCATTCGCTGGCTTCAATTCTTCAAAGGCATCATAAACTTTCTGCAAATATTGATATACTGCAACATCAATTGGTTTAAAGATGTCTTTCTCAAAATTCGTTAATTCTTTTATATGACCATATACAACATATCGGCCGGAAGGATCTTGGTGATCAAACGTTTCTCCAGATCGAATCAGATCATCCAGAACTACACGATCACATTTCGGAATCATAAATGTCATCAAAGCATTTATATTTGCATTTTCAATACGATCGACTGGTGAATACCAATTAATCAAGTGAGCGGTCGATGTGACTTGGTTTTCACGATCAATCGCAAATGTCGGATCTGCAAATGGTAACGGAGAACGTAAATAATACAATGCAATATGGTCAATATAGTCCCACCAAAGTGAGACTTGATTTTCAAATCGACTCATTGGTACCTCCCAGTTTCATAAAATAAATACTGCTCATTCCGAGTGAGCATGGGCCCTGATTGTATTCAATAGCATCAGATCCCTCAAACTCCGCGTCATTTAAATTATTAGAACCTTTTGGAAGAGATGTCATACTTACTGTGATTCCATAGTCGGATCCATTTTTCATCTCTCGTAAAGCATTGAGAACCTCTTCTCTACTATCATCGATGCGAAGAAATCTCTGGTTTCCATAGTGCATGACATGCGCGTAGATTTTTCGATAGAATGGTAAGAAGCAGTCTCTGTAAAGACTAACCACTTCACGTTTGGCACCATCCATTCTATATTCTTCGCAAAATCCGTTGGTATCTCTATACAAATAATAGATCGCATCCGGATCAGTCAGGTGAAGCGGTTCATATAATTCTTTAACCAGTAAATCATTTAATTTCGTTAATAAGTACAGATACTCTTTATCAGACGGTCCAGCCATACGGCGAAACTCTTCTGCCTGATAACTGGTATCAAAGTTTGGATCATCATCTAACTGCTCGTACAGCTGATGCATTAGCGCAGTTACCGTATACTTATGATACACTGGAAGCATGCGTAATCCATTAAAGAATTTGTGACATGCTAATCTTCCCACTTCAATCATAGCAATCGTATCTTTCGTGCGCTGTTCAAAATTGCGAATTGTTGATACGTATACTGATGGTTTATATGCCTTATTGATGATTGGAAAGTCATATGGTAAAAGTGTTAATGCACTATTTACATCGGCACAATCTTCAGGCAAAGAACCTTCAAGAGATAAGTCATTATACCCTTCAGTGATGTCGCTTGTATCTATCAAACCAGCTAACGCACCATCGGTACGCTTGTTTAACGCAAATGGACAAAAGCTATACTGTAAACCTGTAACCGTAATAGCCATAGTCATGATGGATGGATTAACTGTATACTTGTGGTATACGTAGCTCCAGCAACTATCTAACGATGTGCGTAATACGTCTTCGTATTTCATTTATAATTACCTCCTTAGATCAGAATCTTTGCTAACCTGCAAAGAATCTGATAGTTATATGATATATCTAGTTCGGAAACACGGTCATCCCACCACTCCTCTGCGGTCTCATTTCTTATTGAACGATAGGAAGATCCTTGATCAAACTCCCGGTAATAATCAAGCGGGAGTTCAAGATTCTTATAATGATCAATCATTCTTCGAAGATAACGGATTGCATCTATGGTGTTTCCGGTTTCCATTTTCCGTATAAAGATCGTAAAGAACGTCAGCATCCCATCTTTGTGTAATGGAACGATTTCATCTTTGATTCCTTTCACATCGATGATATCTGGTGCACGATAGAAAAGTTCGATCTTTCGTTTCCCGACTCGTAAGAATGATGAATACACATTCTTTGGTCGAAACTCGATATAGTCTCCGAATTTATTATGCGGACAATTTCTGGTCACAAAGATGGCATCTTTTCGGACATCAATAATATCCATTTCTTCTAAGTCATTCAAACGATAGAATTGCTCACGTGCTGCAGCGAATGCTTCTTTCTTTGCTTTTACGAGTTCTTTATTCGTACGTTCCATACGTCCAATAATGACGTCCTGTTCGTGTTTGGATCGATAGCTTTCGATCTTGTCAATCGTCTCTTTTGGAAGGAGCTGGTACTCCTTGATTAAAGAGAGACCAGCTCGTTTCATATCATATTCAATGATCTGACGGTTGAACAGAAACGGGATCGTAGCATTCGTCCACGAGTCTTTCTGTGCAAATGTCAACAGGTTCATCGCGTTTCTCTCCTTTCAGAATAGCAATCGCTTCGGCTTCTTCCTTCTTGTCTTTCTCGATTAACTCTGGATTTTCAACGGTATCTTTAAATCTCCAGCCCTTGCAAGTATCTGGAGTATCGTCACATGCATATGGGCAATCTACATATAATTTACCGTATTTCTCATCGGTCTTACAATCGGTACAGCAGATCTTTAATCCTCTTGGGCAACCAACGGAACATACGGTACGTCCTTTACTGTAGGATACACTGCATTTGTAGAAGTATTTGAATTTTTCATTTACATAGCAATGCTTACAGAATTCAGATTTACCACGCTGGCACAGGAAGCAATCGTCGGACTCACCCATCGTTTCAAGCGCGTATGTAAAGTTTCCAATGAATGCATCCAGATCGATGAAATCGTTGTCCCATTCTTCTTGTGTAGTCTCTGGCTTGGAGTATGCACTGGTAAATTTGAATCCATCATTTCGAACCGTTTTCATTACGTTATAGATTTCTTCTAACGGTTTCGTTGCCAGTTCTTCATCACTGAATTTGGTACGCATCATCACCTTGGTATAGTTTAATAACTGAAATCCAGGTTTGTCTTCAAATAATTTATGGAAAAAGTCGTGCAGTCCTCTATCGGTTTTTTCGATGATTAATAAATCATGGAAGGCCGATTTTACCATATGAGACTGAAACGCTTCCCGCGCTTCAGTCATAACATCGTCTGCTCGAAATGGTTTGTTTCCTGGTGACATCTCATACAATAACTTTGCATAAGTTCCCATCAGCTGTCTCATAGTAAAATTATAATATTTTGCTCTCATAATTCATTCCTCCTAATCTAATGCCGGTAATTCATCGGCAGTTAATGATAAATATAAAGCAAGCATCTCTTGCTTGCTTTCTTGTTCCACATAATAACCGAATTTCTCAAGTTTCTTCTTGAGCTTCTTCTTCGGCCACTTCTTAATCTTCTCGCGCATCTCCATTTTGTACGCCGGATCTTTTTTCTCATCTTCCTTGAGCTGTTGATTGATTGGCTCAACGATGGAAAAGACTTCGTCTGGGTCATACTCACAAATCTTACATTTGCCTTTGACGTACTTTAAGTAATCATAGACTGGATATTTGAACTCTTTCATGATGTACTGAGCCAGTACTTTTGGATACTTTTCACGTTTGTCTTTTTCGCTGTATAAGAAAACAACGTTGTATCCTTTTGTCAAAGATCCATGTACCAATGTACCAAGAAAACTTCTACAATCTTCCAGCTGATGCATATATGCGCGCTTGTACTCTTCCCACTCAGACGCCCATAATACTTCAGGCCGCGGAAAGAGATATTTTGGAGCATAAATAATCGTTGGATACTTCTCCTTGTCAGAGACACGGATGGAATCAGCCATGATAATATAATATGCATCCAAAATTCTCCAATCTTCTTCGCGGTCTAAGTAGGTCTGAAGGAAGGTCTTGCCATTCATATAGAACAGCATGACCCTCACCTCCTCTTATTTTCTAAATACCGGTACAGATCCCAAGGATGTTACCGGTGATTTTTCCTGTTTTGTTGTCTTGCAGCCAGCTTTTGCAAGTGCTTCCATCATAGTAGAAGAGCCAATGTCATTCTTCGGTTCTGCTTTTGCTACACTAGATGGAACATGCATTTCTCCAACGATTCCTCCACGAACCTGATCTGCGAGCTCTTCTTTGGTTAAAATCTTTCCACCGTTTTTCACAACTTCTGATTTATAATCCTGATACAAGGCATCCGCTAAGCTAGTTGCAGTATCTTCTTTCGCATTCGGATCAATCAGACTAGAATAATCTGTTTCATCTTCTGCGTACTGATCAATCTGAGATGTCAACTCCATTGGATCGAAATCAATATCTACATCATCGTCCACATCTACGATCTCAGGTGTTTCTACCTGAGATGGTTCTGGATGTGTACCAACCATTTCTTCTGGTTTTAATTCTGTCGTTGGTGCTACTTTTGAAAAATCTGGAAAGAACGGCTGTACTGGTTCTTCGGTATCATCTTCCAGTTCAGATTCATCAATATCCTCATCGTCATCGTCGTCTTCATCTGGGGTTAACTTATCAAAGACATCAAAGCATACATCTCTTAACATATCGAAATCATAGATTCCAAAGATGTTATCCAGATCTTTATATGTCTTTGGTGTACCATATTCAGTTGCACGATGATCATGAATCAGTGTTACGAAATCGATGAGCTTATTAAATGTCGGGAAGCTCATATCATCATCCGGATTGATCCCTGCTGTACGGAATGTGGTTACATAATCTGCATCGTGAGATGGGAACACTTCACGCTGTTCCTGTAAGTGCTCTGCAATCCATACAATCACTAAGAATTTCGCAATTGCTTTTCGTTCTGCCATGACTCTGTCCGGGAAGAACTCATCATCATCTAAGAATCCTTTGGATACTGCTTTCACATAGTTGTCAAAGTGTCTCTGCTCTGCAGCTGGAATATGATATGCATAGATCATATCTCCGATGCTTTCTCGATTACGAGAATCATAAACAAACTTAAAGTTCTTATTGTCGATATGATCGATATTCTCAAATGCTTCCATGAAGTTTTTGAGTGTAAAGATCGCAGCCGGATGTTTGGAAGATAAGATATACATCCAAACAGCATCCTGCACTTTCTGCAGATACGTAAGATCTAACGTTACGTTTCCTTCGGTATCTGTACTATATAACATTTCACGAACCGCATCCAGATCAATATCGAAATACTTCATATTGATCACACTGTCAATCACACAAGTCGGTGCAATACGATCATCAATGATCAATCTTCCAAGTTTCTCGATTGGCTCAAAATGCATTGCACAAAATCTTGAGAGTTCTACCCAACTTGGTTTTTCGATCTTCGGTGGTTCTACTGGACTTGGTTCAATCACCGGTTCCTCTGGAATCGGATATGCATGTTCGATATGGGAAACCTGATAGTCTGGTTCTTCTTCTGCCGCTTCTTCGGCTTCCTCTTCCGGATCTACATCTTCATCGTCATCTTCATACGCTTCAGCTGGACCAAACCATCCATCGTTTTCATCACGATCGATATCGACCTGAGCTTCCTCTCCGGCAGTATCAAATGCACCTGGGAACAATTCTTCCAGATCAGCTGGAATGTCTACTTTAGAAACTTCCACAGATCTTTCATTCATGATCTCTTCGACGGAACGTTCTTTCGGACGTTCTTCACTTAAATCACGATCCTCGTAATCTTCCTGTCGTTTTTCTTTCTTGGATTTCTTTTTGCCGTTCTTAGCACCCTGCATCAAGAAATCCATATAAGATGGAGTCACCACAGACTGTGTCTGTGGCGCATCCTCATAAATATAATCATCACGATCATCAACGACAAACGGAGTTCCGTCGTCGTCAATCTCTACGTTGTCACTGACATCACAGCTGACACTTTCGATATCACCCTGTGATTTCATGTATGCTAAGGTATACGGATCTACAAATTCCTGTTTCTTTTTCTTGTTTTTCTTACCCATAATTAGTTCTCCTTTGATTTTGATTTTTGCAACTGATCCCAGATTTCACCATACGGATCTTTCTTCTGAACCTTATCGTACTGCTTAATTTTATCATGTACGGTAAGTTTCTTTTTCTTCGGTTTCTTCTTTTCGAATGACGGCATAAACTCAGGATTATCTTCCACCATCTCAGATGCACTATGCAGTACATAACCAAGACGACGGATATCACCAATCTCTTCTTCCTGTGCCTGTGTCGTTACCTTACGACGAATATCCGCGAATCGATACTTTTTATGGCATCTTGGACAAATCAGATTTACATAGTCTTTGTCATACTGCACAAGAGTTATGTTATCGCAGTTGCATGTAAATAATTTATAACTCAAAGAATAAATGTATGCAAAGTCTAACATGCAGATTTCTTCTTTTCCATCTACCATTCTGATGCCCCAGTTTTTGTAATTGTCTTCATTTACACCGACATCTCCAATCATAAACACATTGGAAATCTCATGTAATATATCACGGATCTTATCTTCAAATCGATGCAGATCCGCTAACGTAAACGGCTGTACATATTCGAACACACCGATCAATCCGTTTGGTAATGCTTCATAGGTTTTACAAACACACCGAGCATAACGCTCATATAAATACCGGCCATAGAGGAATTCCCTACGATTGTCAATCATGCCATCTTTATCAAGCGCGATCTTTACAGCCACCATACCCATCGGAGACTGCATATTAATTCCATAACGATTCGTTCCAGAACCTAAGCCCTCGAACTCAATATGATATTTATGCAAGGTTTCTCTTACATAAACGCACTTGGTGTTGTTGTCTTCACCAAGCATGGTAATCTCTGTTAATTCAATCAATGCATCCATCGGGAAAGTATCTTTAATTAACGAATACTTTCGATGTACGCTTTTCTTTTCCTGCTGGTTTTCCATTATTTATCCTCCCGAATCTGGAAGTGTTTGAATCCTTTAGATGTAAAATCTAGGTTCTCTTTCTTGTATTCTTTCATGGATTTATTTCCATTTCCAGACACGCCTAAGAGAAAATTATCAACGTTTCGCTTCTTTTTCTTCACGCCATCTTTCAAAACTTTTGTTGCTTTTTTATCTTTCTTGGATGGTTTTGATTTTCGCTTCTCTTTCTTTTTCTGGTCTTTCTCAAACTGCTTCCAACGTTCATAACGTTCAGAATCGGAAAGATTACGTTCTCTACCATCTGGATCTGTCGTCTTGCTAAGAGATTCCATTGTGGATAATCTCTTACGAAGTTCCTTTTCTTTCTGCTTGGCTGTCTTTAAGTACTTCTTGACCTCTCGATCTCGTTCCTGATTATTCCAGAACATACGGATGTTATATCCTGCCTGATCTAATGCTGCTTTTGCATCTGCATCGTTCTGTTCTTCTAAGGTACGATATCGTCCATCCACTTTCACGCGGATATTTCGAAATTCCCATTCCTCAATGTCACGTAAGTAATTCTTGAAGTCTTTCTTGCTCTGGACACTGCCATGAAATTCTGGGACTTCATCCATATCTTTGACACCATAAACACGGTTGTACTTATCAAAGGTTGCCAGATCATCTGATTCGAAATCAAATACATACTCGGAAGAATATCCACGAACCTGTGAACGCTCTGCCCGATCTGCAACTTCTTTAACGATCATAGAAAGACCCGGATTCTTACTAAAGATCTTCTTCTGTTCTTCCTTGGTCAGATCCATTGCAACTGGTTTATCTTCATAGGTCTTTGGACTATCTGGATCGATCATCGTATCTTCGACATCCTGATAGTCATCAATAAACGCAGATTCAATCATACGTTTATACTGCTCAGGTGAAAAGACTCTTGCTCTCATTTCATCCAGCTCTTCTTTGGATGTAATCTCTGGTAGTGGATCCTTTTCGATAAACTCGTTCGGATCTCCATCACTTAAGATGTACTCCATCAGTGCCTCTTGTGAGATACGTTTTCTGTCTTTTCCCTTATATGCTGGAATATACATTCCGGTTACGTGGATCTTACCTCTAAAGTACAAATCCACAAATTCCTCTTCCGAGTAGACGTCCTGCTTTGCAGCTACGGCATGTAAGAAATTTAAACAATGACGATATGCGATGATATACTCTGGCAATCGTCTGTAATTTCGTTTCTTACCATTGATCTCCTGGAAGAGTTCGTAGAACTGATTTTCATCTTTCAGTTCTTCTTTGGACTTATGGTAGCTGTCTCCATAATCATGGACCACAACTTCGGAATAAATACTCCGTAATTTGTCCAATCGTTTTTGTGAGAACTTAATGTGATCTCTTTCTGGTTTCGCAGATTGTGCTTTTTTGATTTCTTCGGATCGCTGCTCAATCTGCTCTTCGGTGAGCTCCTTTTTTTCCTCATCGCCGAATCCAATTGATGGCATCGTTCTCATCTCCTTTCATAGTTATAGATGTACCTGCTATACTCAAAAATAATGTATAACTTTGATAGAATAGCTTGGTTTAATAAAATCGTTTCCGAAAGTATACGATTTCAATACCTAAACACCGTATTAATGAGGTTTCTTGCACGCGAAAGAAATAGACTACCTAGGGAATTTGTATGTTCCCTAGGTAGTTTTATTTATGCTTCTGGAGTTTCTGTAGATGTAATCTCTGCTTCAAACTCCTGTGGAGCTACTTCGCCAGTTGTTTCAGTGGAAACAACCTCAGCGGAAAATCCTGGCATGAGATCACTCATATCCATGCTCTCCTGGCTGTAACGGAGTCGGTTCTTCTACTGGTACTTCCTCAGATACCGGCTGCATTCCGATGGTTCCATCTACGAATCCATCTGTCGGAACTGCTTCATCTACAAATTCCTCTGGATGAGCTGCTCTGTATGCAGCTTCTTCAGCGGCTGCTTCTTCGGCTGCCTGTGCACGCATCGCAGCAACTTTCTCAACTAACCAACGATCCGGTACATATCCTGCGATAATACCTGGATTCGGCTGTTTTTTCTGCTCATAACGTCCATGATATTCATTTTCTGGTAAGAGTTCACCTTCTGTTGTTTCAAAATATGCAGCGGCAATTCTCATATTTGGATAGATTACGGTTGGATAAGTAGCGCTCAGTTCTAAGACAAGCTGTACTTCATCTCCAACGTTCACCATATCGGCAGACTGGTTTACAGAAAGACCAGCTCTTGCTAAGCTGCTAAGACCAGATACTTTAATTACCAGATCTTTTGCCCATAAGGTCTCGTTGACTTTTACAAGATATACGTTTCCAGGCCATAATACAAATCCATTTTCCGGAATCTCTGTCTGGTAAGTATCCTGATAACGTCCAAGATCCATTAACGGCATTTCACGTAAGTACTGCACATCTGGATCCATCGGCATTTTCATTGCGAAATGTCCATAGTCTTCTGGTCTAGTATCTACAGATGTCTGACCAATTGTGATGGTATCTCCACCACCGGAGAATTCTCCTTCATCTTCCAACTTCACGAATGGATAAAATGAAATTGTATTTCCTAATGTCAGGTCGATAGAGTTTGGTCCAATCTGAGAATCGGAAATATCCTTGTTAAATGGAGTCATCCGGATTCTCTGGTATAAGATCGCCTGTAAAATCGCTGCTTTGGTTAAAATAGCCATGTGGTTCTCCTTTCAATATAAAAAAATTAAGCGGCTTCAACTTCCTCTTCAGGTATCGGAGTAACGTCGGAACGTCCATCGATGTCCAGATAGACATACTCCTTCATGAGGGCATCGAAGCTCTCTGGTGTTAGTTCTTTTGTTTGCTGGCGTTTTCGTTCCAATTTATCCATCAGGTCATCGTCAATGTATGGACGATAATCTTTGATAAACTGCACGTAATTGCCATAACACATATAAATTGGGATCGGAATCTTTCCCGTATTATGAACGGTCTGATGAATGGTCTTTGAAAGTGGAATCAGACCGATCTCGTTTGTATAGTGAAGTTCCATCACCTCTTCAGCGATATCAAACGCATCCACTGGAATTCCTTCCGCAATGTACTTATCCAGTACAACAGAGACATAGTCTTCCAATGTAAATGGCTCGTGATGAATTTCAATCTTCACTTTCTTGTTTTCGTTATTCTCCTGTGGGTTCGATGTCACTTTCCGAAAAAAAGCACAGGAATCCATATCCACGTACTCTTTTAAGTATTGCACGTAATCACGATACTCCATAGAAGATCGAATCAACTTTTTGACTTCGTTAATCAATCTTCTACGTTGCTTCGTGGTTTCGTATTGTGTTACATATTCAAAGCCCTCTGGTTTTGCCATATGGACTTTCTTAACAAATTCTGATTTTCCCACAATGCTTCACCTCACTTTCAGTTATGTAGATTGTCGCATTGCGGGAATCCTAGGTTACTTAAAGAGATCTCCATACTCCCAGATAAACATGGTTAGTTCATCAAAGTAGAAAGTTTCTGCTCCACCGAATTTTAAATCAAATGGTGCATAGTCATCTTCATGACGATTTGGGATATATGCTGGATTATTACTTCCGTAACCAAACGCAAATTTGTATTGCTGTTGGTAGATCATCTCACGCATAATTCCATCAAAGAATTTTGTAAACATGTTTGGACACGGCATGTTTTCGAATGTACCTTTTTTAATGACTGGCAACATGCAGAGATCCTCACCACCATTTCCATAAGTTTCAGTACGAAGCTTCTCATCCATAGTCATTAAGATTCGAACGGTTTTCGTATAATCATCCAGGATTCTTGGGTTTTCAATCTTATCGCGGTCTTGTTTTGTAAGTAAATCTGTATAAAGTAAAACACATCCACGATATTTTTGACAGATACCTTTCCATTCATCTTTGTCAACCTTCGCGGTTTGTTCAATGAAGGCTTTCTCATTTCTACTTGCCTTGAATTCTCGGGCTTTCTTCTTATCATTCGTGATGGCATATAAAGCGTAGCGTTCCCGTGCTGTGGTAAACGCTACACCTTCATTAACCTTAAGAGCGGCTCGATCTAAATAATACTTCCATATTCGCATAATTTCATGATTCCTTTCTTTGTATATGTGCAATTGTATAATTCATAGTACCCATGTAACTCATTGAATTGATCAGCAACACTATCCAACTCAGTTTCTAATGGTACATCACTATCAAATAATATACCAGTATAGCCAACAGTATCCAACGCAAACTTAAAGATTGGATTTAATACGGTAATATCCGTCATCAACATCTCAAAGATCGGTCGACATTTTGCATAGTCAGCATCCGTAATAAGAGAAGATCCGAGTAATAAATAATAATCTTCTTTGACGTGCCGGTATTCAAACTCTGGAATTACCACAACAACGGATGCTTTTCGTCCAATGTTACAGCGAATCGGATGTTTTCCTAATAGGTATTCTGAATAGGTTACTGTAAATTCCTGATACTTCTCATCGTCAATTCGAATGTGACGCTCTCGGAAATATTCTGGGTTCCTGGTCTTCCGAAAGACCTTCGCATACTTTGGTACCGCTGTTAGGGCATATAATTCCCAATCCCTTGGGACTGCTGGATTGGGATCAATAATATCTGGTGAGCACCAGTCTTTAATTGTATCATAGCCTTCTTCGCTAATATAGAATAGATATACGGTTTTCATTCGATAACCTCCCGGTAAATCATCTCAGCAAATACATAATAAAAGAGATTTGCTATCGAGAATGTGTCTCGTACGTTTGTGATACGCTTTACCTGATCTCTCGCATGGACTGTATTAAACGGCAACTGATATACAGTCATTTCAAATTCGAAGTTCATAAGTTCCATCAATTTCGCGACCGGAGAAACATAAACTGAAATATCAACTGGAAGTGTTATCTTCGCATACACATCTTCCTCCATAGTTGTACAGATTTCACCCATATTACTAACGATATAATCGAACTCATATTTGGTAATGATGCGTTTAATATAGAAATCATTCTCTGCATCCGAAACCTTTGTTTTCATAACCGTGGTATTTTGGTAACCAGATTTTGATCCAATATTAATGCGTTTGTCTAAGTACGCTGGTAATAATTCAAATCGAAAATGATCCATCATATAGTTGCTATACTCAGATTCACTCATGTCTTTCTTTTCTACAATATACCGTCGTACTACAGGTCGTTCTTCTAAGAACTGGTTTTTGATTTTCTTACTGTCTGTGAATCCCCAGAGCACACAGTTTAGTCCATCCAGTTCTTTGCTATGTTTAAAAATGTCGTATTGTCCATATCGATTCACCCGTACTAAATCATGCTGACTCATAAATGCATAAATAAAATAGATGGTCATTTTCTCACCTCCCTTATTTTAATAGCTCACTATATGTGTGAATAAATTCTTTGAATATGTCATACTCATTCAACTTATCGTAATCCGGTTCTTCTTTCTCTGTGTCAAATAGATCAGATAAACAGAATTTATCCAATACAAATCGATACGATGGTCGAATGACCTTTACAAGAAATCCCAGTTGTTCATGTTTTCGTTGAATTAACGTATTTAAATAAAACGCCATGTTACTTGTGATATAGATTCGTTCATGTGCGGTCATTGCTACTTTAAATAATCGAAACGCATCATGTCCTCGGGTTTCACCTTCCACGATTTCAATCCGTTGTCGTTGAAACTTGGAAGCTAAGTATCGTATCTCGTCTTGAGATAAGTTTTTTCGTTTGACTTCAAAAGCCTTACTATTTCTTTGAGACTTCCATAACTTGTAATGCTCTTTCTTGTCTGTATATGCATAGAGATCTGTAGATATCTTACCACTAAAGAACTTGTCGTGTAACGCTGGATCCGTTAGATAGATCAACCAATACGTATACGTTTTGTCATTCGTCATAAAGGTCTTTAGCCTCCTCAGTTAAGTATTTTGATTTGTGAATTTTCCCTTCTTTTAGAAGTTTCAATTCTTTTTTCGCTCGCTTACGAGCTTTCTTGATTTGCTCATTGGTATAAGATTCTCGCATCAAATCTTCATCTACGGCATCGATCATTTCTAAAATTGCTTTTAATTCATCTGCCGGATCTCGTAATTCTCCTGGTATCATAAAGTCACCTCACTTCTTTGAATGTCTCAATGTCTATGAAATAATATATGACTGAAAATGAAGTATGGAGATTGCTCTCCATACTTCAATTATAGAACTCATTTATCCTCAGCGTCAGAAGATTCAGCATCTTCGGGCTTTGTTTTATCATTTATATTCGTATCTGCTTCGGATTCAGACTTCTCTTTCGGTTCGTCTCGTTTCTTAGACGCAAGCCATTCTTCCAGCTCATCTAAAACGCCGGATTCTTTCAGGTCGTCCATCTCTTTGAGCATATTTCGAATAGATGCGGACATAATACCTTCTTTAGACGTCGGGTTATCTTTGTAAGTATTTACGATGATAACCAGAACGGAGAAGATGACACTCACTACCATATAGACATCGTTTTCTGCAACATCTAATGGATGTAAGCCACATCCAACCAGGATGCTATTGACGATTGCGATGAACGCTAAAATGTAACGTACATAAACCGCTTTCGGAACGTTTGCCCAGTCTACTTCTGAGAATGCTTTCACGATAGACTTCAAAAATTTCTTCATGGTTAAGTCTCCTTTCGTAAGTTCATTAGAAGAATGTCTAGTAAAACACTGGCGATCTGACGTTCTCTTAACGATAAATAAGGAGGTGCCACAGATGGCAAATAAAGAATTTCAAGATCCAGTACTGAAAAACTGTGCGAATCACTATACGGAACATAGTATTTACGACCTGTTTATGGAAAGTGAAGAGGACGTGCAACGTTGTACTGGATGCCCGAATTTACTGTACATCACAGGTACTATGACATGTAAATACTTAGATACTACAAGGAGGGAAAAGTTATGATTATCGATCATGTATCTTATAGTGGATTACAGGAGGTATATGAATATCTCCAGCAGTCATACAAAGATTGGACAAAACGAAGAGTTTATGGATCTACAAATCGTTCCAGAGCATTAAACTACTGCGAAATTGACTATGAAATTTCAGATATTTCCCCAATCGAATTTTTAATCCTTCAGGGATTCTCTGATGGACATGCCGTTTATCGTGGAGAAAGAATGCTCTCATCCGTAGAATCCTTACCAGAAGAGATGCCACAAGCAGAAAAAGATGTGATTACGAAAATCCTTGGTTTTCACACACAAATTATCGCAAATGAAAACGCAAATGATTATATTGCAGATATGGTTTGTGTACCAGCAATGGATCGTTGCAAAGCCATTGTCCGTTTCAAAGGAGTTCAGATTTTAAGTATGATGCATTGTACAAATATGACGGACTTTTTTGAAGGTTGGTTAAAGGAAATCGTTTCACGTCCAAGTGACGATGGAGCACTTCCTGAGATAAAATTCCCTCTGTGGGCTGATCTTTTCAAGGAAATTTCGGAGGTAAAACCGAAACTTTCGTTAGAAGACTACTTAGCCCAGGGGTTGGTAACCAACTTCTATAAATACTGGAGAGACATGATCAAAGGTCAGGACGTTGCAAGTAATGCATTCATCCATTTCCAGTCTTACAACGGTCTGTCTTATAATAAACCAGTCTTACAGGAAATCAAATTTCCAGAAGGTTGTATCTCTTTAGGAGCTGCAGATCCGGAGAAGGTTGGTGAAAATATTGGGCGATTAAAATACTGGGCAAATATGCAAGCAGAGATGTCCTTAGATGAACTGGTACCAATCACCAGAATGACCTTATGTTCTGAAATCAATATGACCATTACGGTTAAATCTTCATTAGCAACGTTCTTATGGTTAATGAGACATTTACCAGCACATATGATCAATGACTACGAAGATTTATTGGTTGTGATTGGACGAGCAGATCCAGTTCCGATTGAAGGATCTGAAGGATTTGCGATTCGTAAAAATCAGGCAACAAAAAAAGCTTGGGATTTGATCGAATCTTATCATCAGAATAATCCCTTACGTATGATGGATTTCATTCCGTATGAAACTATGATTAGCTACACCCTGATGGGTAGCGTTGCAGACTTTGGAATTGTCACAAACACATTAGGCAACTGGTTAAGTGAACCAGAAGATGAAGAACATGAACTCTTATATGAATATGAGTTACATGATATGGTAAAAGCAATTGATAGCTTCGAAGAAATGGTTCGTGGAACCATCGGACATGTTGACTATAAGAAATAAGCAATATTAATCCCCTAGGAGACTCTTTCAGACTCCTAGGGGATTCTCCATGTCATACCCGTTACTGCACACTCTAAGCAGCCGAATTGGTATCTGGAGTTTATCATTCGTCCTCGAATGATCAAGTTGGGCTTATCGGCGGTCCTCGCGTAACTTTTTGTTGCATCATATTCTTTTCTTCAAAAAGAAAACGGACGTAGCGTGATCCCATCGTATGATAAAACTAGCTCGCTCTCGCCACCCGGACTTCTTGATCAGTTCGATTAGTTGAATGTAAGCGGTCTACTATTTTTTCTAGTAGGGTAAGTATATTTTAAAGGGTTATTTTACTAACGCTTCCTGCGGCCAGCAGTTCGTATTAAGTATTAGTAAATACAACGTCTGCCTTCGCATCCGTTAAGCTCTCCAACCCCTTACGGGGTTGTTAGAGCGCTAATAATTTATAATTTGAACGCATTTCATGCGTGTCAAATTGATTAAAAGCACTCCATAAAAATCTCTATAATATCTACTAAATATGTAGAGTAATTTAAAAAATTTTCTCCATACAGATCTTCAAATGAAAGATATATTATCTCATAGAAGACCAGAAAACAAAGGAGGAATTATTATCATGTCTAAAAAGAAACACAAAAACAAAAAACACGAAAAGAAAGGAGAGAGATACTTAACCATGGATGATGTCATTACAGAGAAACATGACGAAGCCATAGAAGAGATTATGAAGTTAAAAAAGAAGATCAAGAAAAAAGATAAGAAAGTCAAAAAGAAAGCTAAGAAATCTTATAATGGAATCTTATCTAAGTATTCTCCAACAGCAGAGATGGAGAAAGTGAGACTGGATGCATACAAGCATATGAAGAAAATTGATCTTCTTGGAACCATTGAAGAATTATTCAAGAATGCAGGACCAATCATAAAAACGATTGCGAGATTGGTTGCGAGTTTGATCACCTTATTCTTCCAGTGTAAGACCATTAGAGAGTTAGTTCCAATGAAGTTCTTAGCGAAGATGGAACGAATCTATCAATTTGCAATGGCAATCTAAGAAAGGAGAAGGGCTATCTGTATGGATAGCCCTTACATACACGCTGTGTAGAAACGAAGAACTACAAAAATCGAAAAAGGAGAAAATCAATGAAAGCTAAAAAATGTGATACCATTTATTGCCTGATACCACGTCATGCAAGGATGAATCGTTATCGTAAACAAAGTTTGTATAAATCAGTTGCCGCTTGGTCTACTAATTATGATGATCTATGTGATTATATGAATCAGCATAAAACAAGAAACGAATTTGAGATTCTTATAGGAACCAAAAAGAAATTTAAGAAAGAATCTCCAGATGCGTATGAATTAACGGAACTTATATTCATCCATAACCAATTAACAATACGTGGATATGCAGATGATCTTTGGGAGTTGGTTTCTAAGAAACGTGAATGCTATAATAACAGCATTGGAATTTTATCATTTCTTGCATTAGATGAAGGAACGGATAAAAATGAAACTAAGATTTTAAAGAAAGCCATAGCAATTCTCGAAGAACATCGTGATATGGACTGCGATCCTGTTGATCCAAAGATCTTGCAGGAAAATCACGAATTAAACCAGCAATGGAAAGAGCATTTATAGAAAGCGTCTAATGGCGCTTTCTTTTTCTCTGGCACAATCCCTTAAATCAAAGATAGAAAGGGGTTAAAGAACATGCTGTCTGAGATTATTCAAACATTAGAAGATCGCGCCATTCTCGAAGGAGGAGGCATCATGCATCATAAAGACAAAGGACTTCAGGTAAATGAAGTTCCAATTAACGAAAGTACCTTAAAGACCTGGAAAAAATCCCAGTACGGAGGATACTTATCTCATTTTCGTTGTAGCTCCAATACGAAAGGTATTTTATTTATTCACCGCAATATTTTAGTTGGAGCAGTCAACATCGAAAAACACCCAAGTGATGGATTCACCTGGATCCAAGCTTTGGAAGTCAATAATGAATATCAACAAAAAGGTCTTGGAACCAGACTCTTAAAGAAAGCGATGTCTTTAGGAGCCACGGACCTGTCTGTAGATAAGAATAACTCTGAAGCTATCCATATGTATTTAAAGAATGGATTCAAGGTTTATAAAGACACCGGAAACCAATATTTTATGTCCACAAGAACCAGCGCCTCAGAGGTAAAAATCAATGATCCAATTAAAAAATCTTCTGCGGCTGCGCCAACAAAGGAGTCTACGATTGTAAATCCGAAACTTTTAACAGAAACAGTGGAGACCTCAGCTACCGGTGACACTATCATTAATTTACAGAATTTTGAGAGTGGATTATTCAATTTCATATTGGTGATTGGACTGCCTGGAAGCGGGAAAGGGACCATTGGTCGTGAGATCGCTAAGAAGTACGGAGCCGTTCATTTAGAACTTGACATCTTCGATCAATGTGGAAATATGACCGATGTCGATATTCGTAGAGCAGGCGAACCATTTGCAAGTTATATCTTAAATACTCCAAATGGACAATGGTATCGTAAGAATGCAAAGACGTTATCACTGAATGAAAAGCTTCAGGGAAACCATGATTTCATCCTGCATGCGATTGGATATGCCAAAGCACACAAAGATCAGATCTTCGTACTGGATGGTACTCCGATTTATGCTGCTATGGAACCAGAAGAAATCAGAAACTATCCACTGGTTATGAAAGGAACGGATGCCAGGCAAAGTTTTGACAACAAAGTGGGACGCGACCAGGGCAAAGGGAGTTCCGATAAGTTACACAGCAATGTGTCCAGAGCGTACTTGGATGGATTATTGAATTACTACTGGAACGATTGGGATTACTTAAAGAAGTTTACCGATGAGGTAGCGGATAAATCTGAGGAAGTATCTGAAGCATGTAAGGATGTAAAAACTGCTCGTAAGTTTGTATCAGATGTTGGAAAACTTGCAAAGAAGTACGATGCAAATTATTTCATTGTGACTGATGGAGCGTCTGGAACCAGTAATAATGGAAACCCAGCGGTTAAACATGCAAGAGAAGCACAAATCGAGTGGGAGAAACAGAATGGATTTGATCCAGATGAGGATTGGTCTAAAGAAAATTTTCAGTAGCTGACACGGTAGAAGAATCTGTCGTTGTCAGCGAAGAGGATCAACGTACACTTGAAATGTGTATGGACTTAAATAAGCGATTAAACTCCTATGGTTACGGAGTTCCAGTAAATGGACAACTTGTAGAACTAGATGGCCCAGAATTTGCAAATACATATCGAACCATGACTCCTTCTGAATTTGAGAAATACAAAGGTGGTGTTTGTTGGGATTATGCACGATACCAGCATATGTATTTACGATTCAGAGGAATCATCAATCAAAACTTTTATATCGAATTACACGATAAGATGAGTTCTACGCATACCTTCACAGTTGTCATAATGGATGGGTATGGAATCTATATCGAATCTTCATTTCGTAAAATTCAGGGTGTGTATATCAGTACATCTCTTGAGTGTATCGTAAGTTATATTCTGAAAAATATGACCGATCGCGTATCAGACTTTGAATTACGAGAATATAAAGATCCGAGATCTGGAAGAACGACATTAGAGTTTATGAACTGGTGTATCCATAGAGGAAAACCGATTCAGATCAAATATGTAAATACAAGAACCATTGATCGTGGAGACTACAAAGAGATCGTAGAAGTATAGCCGAAATAAAATTTTATTTCGGTTTATACATCTGAATAATTTATATAATAGAATGGGAACCTGAGGTTCCCATTCTATTATATAACATTTTGTAACTTTGAAATAAAAATTTAAATTCCTACGAAACAGCGTCCGTAGGAATTATTTTATATTTTTTTAGGTATTTTGTATAGGGTTACTTTGCTACCGCGTTCTGCGGCCGCAAGTTCGTATTAAGTAGATAATAAATACAACGTCTGCCTTCGCATCCGTTAAGC